AACCAGAGAAGACAGACGATAAGAAACCTTCGCCGCAGTAACATCCGGCTCCTCTTCAGCAACCATCGCAGTTACATCAGCAATGGACTTAAACTCGTCAGTAGTCAGAGCCGCACGAACCAGCGCAGTCAGAATATCACCCTCAGCAGCCTTCGCCGCAGCACGCTCCTTAGCCTTTGCCGCCTTCTTATCAAGCAGGTCAATTTCATTCTCACAGAACGAAATAACCTCAGCCGGATCATAACGGCATTCGCCAGTCTTCATAGCCTCAGCAATTGCTTCGTACATTTCGCGCTTCGTAATCTTTTCCATAATTAACACCTTTAACCTTTCATTTTTAAAGTTTATTTATTCTTTGTATATTTATTATATCTTATTTTTTGTTAAAAATCAATTAAGATTTAAAGTCGGGGTAAAAGTTTTTTCTTTATTTCTCTTGCCCTTTCTTTATCTTACATATATATTATATCTTATTTTTTATTAAAAATCAAATAACTTTTCTGAAATCAACAAATTGTTCATAATGTTCCTTTAAAGCATCTGCTGCTTTTTCAGTCATTTCTTCTTCTGGAATAGTTACTAATCCATCTTTTAATTGTTGGAAAGTAGTTCCTATTGCTTTATAAGGTCCAATAACTTCTTGTAAAGCTTTATTTAAACTATCCCATAACATATATTCTAGAGGATTAGTTATTTTTGCTTCCGCCTAAGACTAAGACTAATCTTTTAAACTATCAAGAAACCATTGCCGGCCTTCTTCACTATTAATAGAAAAAATATCTCGTAGTCTATCAGCAGCTTCACTATCCGATTCCATCAAAGTTTCAAAATCTACTCGATAATGGACTCCGAAAGATGATTTGATAGGATCACTAATAATTAATCCAGCTTCTTCATAATCGCTCTTACAATTGTAACAAAGATAACCAGAACGCCAAGTTAATTTATTATCTTTATAAAGACGAATTTCATTCAAATCCTCATTATAGAAAGCGTCACCACAGTCTTCACACGTACCTGCTTTTTCAGCATAACAGTCATAACAGAGACAAGTATCATCGTCCACCCAATAGTAATCATCATTATGGATAATGTCGCCACAACAACTACATCTTATAGCATTAGAACAATTATCACAAAGTAACATACAAGTATCACTAATGTCACCAATCTCTTCGCCACAATTCATACATTCGCTATAACCAGAATAATCAATGTCAATTTCGTGCGGTGCTTCAATGCCAATAAAACATTTTTGATTTTTGGAATAAACATCATTATACATCTTATCACAATAGACGTTAATTGAATAAGGCTTATCACTCAATTCCAAACAAAAATTATTATAATTAGCATCGCGGAAATTATTATAATAAGTACAAAGATTACTATATTGCCAACCAAGATTAGTAGCCGCAAGATCTCTAATCCATTTCATACAAAGACCATTCAATTCATCATTATGCCAAGGATACTGACGAATATCGCTAATTAAATCTTTGGTGATAATATAAAGCTGACGCCATTTCTTATTATTCCAATGTGAAAGCTTCTCACCCCAGCCAAATTCCATATCTTCTTTCGCGCGAAGATAAGCAACAAGGACGCAAGGAGAGTTCATCATTTCAACAGTGCCAATACGATAATCGCCTTCATTACGCCAACTCATACAACTATCCCAATCGCAATCATTATCGCTCATGGTTACATAATCCATGGGATGAATTGACAAACAAAGTGTACCTTTAATAGTATCTTGATTTAAAAATTGAGAATGAGCAATTCTAAATTCTTCATATTTTGCTTCTGACAGCTCAAAGAATTTTGCCAACTTACCAAGTAATTTACTGATTTTGGCACCTTTATTGACTAACATTGTTTGTCCATCATCACTACGAGTAATAGTAAAAGAATCACCCGTATAAATATTATTATGAAGGCTTTCAAAAGTAGTTAGCTCTCTCAAAGCCATAATATCTTCAAACCGATTTACTTTATAAAGAGGATCATGATAACTTTCTGGCGTCTCAAGATTTCTTTTATCAGCAGTAAAGTCTTGATATTCACGAATAAACTTATAACCACCCCGCCAATAACCAAGACAATCTTCAAAATCAGATCTAGACTGACGCTCAGAACGTTTAAAAGTTACATCTTTGGAAATAGTAAATTTTTCACCAAGCATCTTCCAAAGAGTTACTTTCTCCTTATCCCAAAACCGCAAAATATGATCGACATTTTCTACATCAAGATCAGGATCTTTATTGTCACTCATGCCGCCATACATATTGATCCAATTACAAAATATTGATTTATCTTCATTACTTAAATAATTGCACAAAGCCATTTAGAATACCAACTCTCACTTTCTTTTATCTTCTATATATATTATATCAAATTTTTATATAAAAATCAATTCCCCTCTCTGCGGCCAAACAAAGAGGGGAATCTTTTGAAAGGGGTTCTATATATATTAACTTACTTCCGCTGATTACCAACAAAAATAAGAATATAACATTAAATTAAAATTAAATCATTAATAGTTAAATCCTTATATTTAGTATAAGGTATTCGTATTAATGGTATATTATTATCTTTACACCATTGCGTCTTTATATTATCTCTGTACTAAACATCTTCTAAAGACTCAAACCATCCATCTTTAAAATGCTATTCACCATCAAATTCAATTAAATAACTATTATTAACAAAGAAATCAAAACGCAATAATTTATTAGTCTTTGGATTTATACAACTATCAAAGGTCTTTTCTCTCTCAAAAGAAAAATTATTTTCTTTTAATAATTGCTCTATTTTCATTTCTCCACGAGAAATTGTCTAACATCCACATGATGGAAACCTATTAGAAGATACTAAATTTTCTAATAGTACGTCACATTCATTGCCGCAATCACATTTACAATGCCAATAAGTTCTATTTGGCTAAGACTTTTCTGTATTATAATATAAAGCTGTTAAATATCCAAATTTTTTATTTGTTATATCTACTCTACGAGAAGATGGCTATCTTCTTAAACAACCACAAGATTTTACATTACCATTTTTTAAATTACTATCTAAAACTTCTGTAAAATTGCCGCAATCACACTAACATTTCCAATATTTATCTCGATTTTCACTTTTAGATATAACTGTTAAATAATTATATTTGTCTCCTATTTCAATATCTTTATAAAATTTAGACAAACATCCGCAAGATTTTTTCTTACCACTTCGCAACTATTTAGTTGTAGAAATACATTGATTTCCACAATCACATTGACATTTCCAAGCAGTTAATCTTGAATCAGTATTTGGCGCACTATCAATTACTACTAATTTACCAAATCTTTGATTTATTAAATTTAATTTAACCATACATCGGCCTCCTATTTTGTTTCTATAATAGGAGGCCGATGTTCTTTATTAATTAATTAATCTTGCCCGAAAAATTATTCATCATAAACATCGGCAAAAGCCAATCATTATCTTTATCATTTTTTTCAGACATAAAATAGAACATCAAAGGATTAAAGCTAGTATTTCCATTCACTCCATTCATAAGCAACATCATAGGAAGAATATCCTTCATAGACTGATTATCATTATCAAGAAGGGCAAACATCCACATATTACCCAGAGGGTTCTCATTCGAAGGAGCAGTCATCATATTGTCAAAAAGACTCATCACTTTAGTAATAAAATTAAATCCAAAAGGAGATTTCGTCGGCAAAATAGTCTTCTTTTCACCCAGAGAAATATCAATAGCAATTACATCGCCCTGCTCAGAAAATCCTGCCACAAAACACGGACGACGATTAAAAACAATCACATCTCCTACTTTAATCGCATCAATAGCAACCGGCATTTTAAAGAACATATTATCAGCCTTGAAATTAAAAACATCAACGTCCATAATTTCATCACTATTCTTATCATAAGCCTGATAAGTTCCATTTACATTCTTTACCGCCAGACCATAAGGAGACATACGAATATTATCATTATCCTTAATCGGACCAAAATCAAAATTACCAAACTTCATTTTATCATTTTCCTTTCTTTTATTCCATTCTTCATTAAAAACTTTTCGTGCTGTATCTTCAATATTATCAGTTAGAGAAATAGTACCATTAGTGATAGTATAACCATCAATAGCTTTCCCAGAACCAATATTATAATCTCCTACCTGAATAGTTGTTGCTGAGCTAGTACTACCAACAGTAACAGTAGTACTTGTAGTACTAGAAGTAGAACCAATATTTTCTGATTGAGAAGCAAAAGCTGTAGGCTGAACACTATTATAATAATCCGATGTTGCTAATTTTACTTTATCTAAAGCCTCTTTAACTTCTTGAGAACTCATAATATATCCAGTGCCTTGCTTTACAACATCATCAACAAGTTTAAAGTTATTAATAATTTCTTTATTATCAATATTTTTGATATATTCTTTATTCTTAATATACTTATCTTCTGTATCATCTTTAGAAGTAGAAGTCCAAAGTGCTTTATCGAGATAATCATTAATACAATAAATCATCTCTAGTTTATCATCATCCCGGAACAAATCATACAGAAAATCGCCAAATGAACTATCATGGCGTTCAAAAGAAATCATTGTACGAGGCTCATTATAATTCTCAACAAAAGTAAGATATGCTTTACCATAAATATTAAGAATAAACATTCTGCCATCTTTAATAGCAGTTTTAATTTTGCGCCAATCATCTCGCGGCATTTTCTGATAATATTTAACACTTACTTGATAGTTAAATTTATCAAAAATGCGCTTCATTTGATTAGTAGAAATAATCATTTATCTAACTCCTAATTCATTCTTCGTTCAACCTCTTTTTTAATGTAATCAAGGTCGCTTTGCGACAAGAAACTCGAAATAGTAATTTCAGTCTCACCTACGCAAATTTTATCAATAATATTTTCAATCTCAGAAGTATGAAATGCGTAAGCAGAAAATGCTCTATTTTCTATAGTGCAATCATCAACTACTGGACTCCATAAATCAAATGCGCAATGATTGCTATGGTGATACATATTACCCCTCCTTAGAAATTAACTGCGTTCTTAAAATCTTCCAAAGCGCTCTTAGTCATTTCAAGACAAGCGCGATTATCAAAATCTTCAATGATAATCTGTGTAATATCCTTAGTGCAATATTCCTCATAAACATTGCCCATAGCATCGCTATAATCTTCGCCAGTCGTAATACCATAAAAATATTCGACTTCATCACCATGACGGACACCAACTGTGTAAGTAAAATAGCAATATTCCATATCTACGCACTCTCCTTTATTTCATTTATCTCTTTCTTTATCTTACATATATATTATATCATTTATTTTTTATAAAATCAAAAAAGGGAGGATTATCTCCTCCCTTTTATTATTTCACTCGATGCCAACAATCTAAAGCGAAAGCAATTCCCATAATACAAATACAGGCAAGAAGTCCAAGAACCGCAGGATCACAATCCATAATTAACCTCCTTATCGCAATATCAAAACTACAATAGCAGCAATCATAACTGCGAACACAAAAGCATCTACAAGATGACTAGTTAATTTTCCAAATTTATTGTCCAAAATACAACCACCATTTCGCAGTAGAGATTTCAGCAATCTCCAATTTTAGATTTTTAATTGAAATTAAATACTCATTATAAATATTTAGCTGCTTCTGAACAATTTCATTACTAGACAGTTCAGGATAAATAGAAGCAAAAATAACAGCATTATCAGGAGTCAGCGCAGTATAAGTCTCTTTTTCATGGTCTAAATAGTTCTGAACAACAGGATTAATACTATTTTCAATATTAGTCATTTCTTCCTGATATACAGCAATTTTCTGTTCAATAGTATTAGCTTTAACAATTTTGTTTATATTATAAAGGCTACAAATTACTATAACAACAAGCGCAATAAGTGAAATGGCAAACACTGCAGGACCAGCATCAGAATAAGACTTCTTAAACCAAAGGATAACACCCAAACTAATACAAACGAGACAAATTACAAAAAATACAATAAACATATTAATTCTCCTTAAATGATACGATACACGGTCTTATCGGCATAGACATTGATATCCTTATTGCGCCAAACATCGCAATCATCTACAATAAAAGAATTCAATCTTTCCCATACTTTATAGCCATTGAACATAGTAAAATCAAAATCATTAAACATAACCTGAGAAACCTGTCCAGTAGCCAAATCACAAAAAGTTAGATAGACCCAGCCATAAGTGCCACTACCATCACTATAATTAGTGTATTGAATCGAATCGCAGGTTACATAAAAACGCCCACGCCATAGATTGTCATGAAGAACATTGTCATTTAGATCTTTAATTACTTTTACAATTTTCCGTTTCAGATTCTGCTTACTCTTGGAGCTATGAGATCCTTCCCAATAAGCTTTATCTTTATTCCAAATACAATCACAAAAATAATTTTTACGTTTTGACATTTTCTTTCCATCCTTCTTCAATTACAGTAATAAAAATAGCTTTGTTTTCAGTCCAAGCAAATACATAACTATTCCAAAAATTGGGATACCATGTAAAATCAACCCCATATTTATATCCATAACTGTTCAGCGCTTTTATAAGGTCAGAAATCGCTCCATTACGGCATCTGTGAGTCTCATAATGAGAATTATTCTCCATGCTGGTTACTTCATATTCTTTAAAAATATCTTGCATAATAGTATAGATATTTTTCTTGTGTCGAATTACGCCAAGAGCTTCTAACATATCTTCGTCAATGTAATATTCTTTTACTTTTCCCATATTAAATCTCCATACATCTTGAGAGAATAGTTTCCTTACAATTTCTAAACATTTTATGATCTTTAACTGTACCACGAATATGATGAACAGTACCTACTTCCCATTTCTTAGAAGCAGTTGTCCAAAGGAAAATATTATCATTTTCATCTTTGAAAGTATGCATCGTAGCTACACCGAACTGTCCATCAATGTCATAAGTCTTTACGACAGTAACAGTAAGTTCAATACGCTGACCAATTTCACCAACATATTCACTCGGATCTTCATCATAAAGTAGAGTATCAACAAATGCCTTTACCTTAGCATCAGGGAACAATTTACCATCTTCGCCGCCAACATCTTCCCACTTTAACTGGATGGGAGTTACATCAGTCGGCAAATCCGCAGGCAGTTCTTCAATAGAAATGAAATACCAACCCCACAAACGAGTATAACGAGCAGAAGACTGCTTAAACCATTCGCGGTCCTCGTAACAATTACCCTTGAAGATAGTAATATAGCCCTTTTCAAAACCAAGAACTTCTTTCTGAGTCTTGCCCGCCTTAATTACTTTGACTTCTGGATAATACCGCGCATACTCAGTATCGCTATACCAGCGGCACTTACGAATTGTGCCAGTCGAAGGATTCTTCATATTTACATACTGTTTACCACCTGACATGAAAATGTCACCAACCTGAGTATAAGACTGAAAACTCTTAGCAACCGGCATAATATCAATTCCTTTCATTTCTTATCTTTTATAATAATATTATAATATATTTTTTATAAAAAATCAAAGCTATTCTTTTGAATAGCTTTGATTTTTATATATATTAATTAAAAACGCTCAAATCAACAATGGCGAAATTTGCGCGATGGACATAAACCGGCATACCATCAATCATAATTTCAGTGGTCTTCGGCAAATTACGAGATACTTCCCAAGAAACATTATCACCATTGAACATACAAATCGGATTGCCATTCTGCGACTGGATAATAACCATACGAGAACGCACAGTAGTATTACTTTGATTTTTAGTAATAAACCACCAATTCAAACTCCAATAATCACTAGCACGCAGATCACTCGGAGCAGTAACGCTATAACCATTCTCAGTAGTTAAATCAACATTCTGCGGAATATCAATATCAATTTTTTCAAGTCGAGTATCATAGAACAGAACAGTTGAACCGCACGACTCAATCTTATTACCATTAATATCAATAGACATTACAGAAGAAGTAGTCCAATTAGAAATCCATCTTCCGTCACTATCATAAGCGTATTCCTTAATCTTATTAGGAGAAATATTAAAACTATTACCTTCAACACTCAACCACTGATCGCCGTAATTATCATAAAAATCAGCGACATAAGAAATCTTTACCGCATCACTAGTCTCTGAACTTAAAGCATCCATGGTAATAGTGCTAACATCAGCACAAGCACAAAGGTTGAGAAGAAGAACAATCGTAAAAATTACTGCCATAATCTTTTTCATTTTATTTTCTCCTTAATCCTGATTAAATTCAATGGCTTCATAAACATCAAGCAGGCATCGCGCACTAAGATAAACAAACATTTCATTCTTAGTCATGCCATACCACCAGTCGTAGGGAAAGATATCGCCTTCATATTCCAATTGCTGAGAATACATAATAGATTCTTCAATTTCTTCATTGATATAATCGCAAGCAAGTTCCATCAAATCTTCCCATGAAACATTGGTAAACACCTGCCGATTACACATATCGCCATAATTATCATCAATTTCAAGAATACCAACTGTCATATTAATCCTCCCCGTACCAAATCTCAGTATTTACATCGAATCTATACTTCTCAGTATCGTTTTCTTCCAAAGGATGAAGGGTATATTCATCAATAAGGTCTTGCGCATCTGAATAAAAAATCTCATTTTCAAAATGATATGTAGCAGTAGAGTATGCTGAACTAATATAAATCGTAAAATCTTCCTTTGAAAAATGTACTATAATAGTTTGTGCCAGATTTAAATAAATATATTCTTTTTCACCAAGTTGTACTTTTACTAACATTTATCATCCCCTCACTTTCTATATATATTATATTATATTTTTTATAAAAAATCAAAGAAGGTCTTAATTTTCATTAAGACCTTCTGAAGCGCGGCAATATAACATAATGAGGGGCCAAATAATTTTAACCAAGTCAGGGTGCGCGGTTTGCGCACACAATGTTTCTATCTTTTTATCTTCTACTATTGGATCATAAGCATTTTGGTTTTAAGATAATTTAATTTTAATTAAATTTTTAGATAAATCAATTCTTGTCTCTAAGAGTTCAAGAATTTTATTATCATAATCCGCAATCTAATGTCGTAAATCGCTACATATATTAAGATACTCAGAAATATTCATTACTTCTTCTTACCCTTCTTTCGTGCTTTTGCTCTTTTGGTTGCCTTATCAATAGTAATACGATGTACAGAAGGAATCTGCGCAAGAGGACCACTTTTAATAAGCTGAGTGAGATGGATAGGGGTATAACCAATTACATCAGCACAAACATTATAATGAAATTTATCTTTATAGATAGGACCAGAGTGATTATGACCATGTAAATTTAATGCCCATTCTATACCTTCAAGCGGTTCATGAGATAGAATAAGCTTCGGTCCAATAGTAAGAACGCCTTCATATACTTCATCAAAAAGACAGTTATCTGCGCTTACACTCCAATACTCAAAAGGTGACTGAAAGCCATAATCTTCATCAACTTCATACTTACAATGAGGATAAAGCCGTTTCATTTCAAGGAGTGCTTCATCCTTCTGATACTTTCCCTTATCGAATTTTTCAGTTACAATCTTGCGCTCATAGTTGGATCGACCGGTATCATGGTTTCCAAGAATAAGAATCTTATATCCTTTGAGCTTGCGCACGCAAGAAATATCGCCTACATCGCCAAGTAGAATAAAAGTATCATGCTTGCCCACTTTGTTATTAATGTTTGTAATTAATTCCTCATCTGTTGGACGCTTTGTAAAGCCAGATTTAATATCGCGATCACCAAAATGCGTATCGCCCATCAGCCATACAGCGCCCTTTTTGCCCCAATTATCAAAACAATTATAAAGACCGGGAACCATATTATACCTCCTTTTAATTATTTACCAAAGATAAAGTTGAACTCCTCCAAGGAAAAGACTAAACTCCTTATCTTTGTTCTCATTGTTCCACTTTTCTACATACTTTTCCGCACTTTTATGGGTCAAAAAATATTCAGACAAATTAAGATTTTCGTCCTTAAAGCGAACACCGACTTCATATATACAGATAGACGGATTTTTCAGCCAATTCTTAATACGATTAAACATTTTTGCCCAAGCGCCCCCCCCTTTCACCAATTCACATTATCTTCAATTTCTCGCAAGGCGTCACTATCAACAATAAGACACGAATTATCAGACAGCTCCGCAAGAGTGATCTCATTAATATTATCGTAATGACGCCACACTTTCATAATAGCATCTTGATAACCCGTGCCGCTATCCTCTTCGCTATGAACGATTCCGCATTAGGAATCATCTTTATGGTTTACTTCATCATAAAACTTAACTTTATATCTATAAAACATCTTAATTCTCCTTAACCCAGATCAATAAGGATGCTTTCATAATGAGGAAAAACCTTTTTCAGATAATTATAAATCTTTTGACCATCTTCTGGAGTCAAATCATTGTCGTATTCTTCTCCGGTGTATTCGATACAGTCATCAAAATATAGCATCTCAAAAGATTCAGTATTATCACTGAAAAATGTCTCTTTTACATCAATATCAATACCAAGTTCATCTCTGATGGCATCTTCAAAATCATAGTATCCAACAATTGGCACAAGAGTATAAATTAACATAATTATTCTCCTTTAAGTAATAGGTTTAGAAATACCCTAACGAAAATGAATTAATTTATTTTCCATATTTTATATAAATATTATAATATATTTTTTATAAAAAATCAATAAAGGTCTTTTGGTTATACCAAAAGACCTTTAATAGTTAATTAAAAGGAATCAATTCAACATTTTTCCAACAAGATGGAACGAACCAATTTGTCCAAAGGTTCTCTGCCATTGCTTGCTTACCACGTACACGTTCATTAAATTCTGTAATCTGATTAAATAATTCATTTGCGCCATAATTAATATCATTAAGATAAAGCTGGTTATTATACTGATAGACAAGTGAATTACGTTGAACTTCAAGGGCTTGAGCAGTAGCAATACCAGTAATCTGATTTCCAATAATTACTACTAGACAAACAATAACACAAATAACCATAAGAACGAACAGAAGGGTAAAAATGACATTTAAAACAAAAACTGATCCTTTATACCCATCTTCAGTAGCTTTCATAATAAAATATGAAATAATACAAAGAACAATTGCACAAATAAACAGTAACATATAATTCTCCTTATATTGATTTTATAGATTTTTTTATGTATAATAATATTATAAAAGATTAACAATCATAATCTTTATTAGGATCAAAAGGCTCTGTTCACCATTCTGTCTTATTGTAAGTCAATTGTAAATCCTCCTATAATTGTGCCTTTTGGAACATAAATATAATAATATGGAGCGTTGTTATTAAAAAGATGCTTACGCAGGAATTCAGATTTGTAAGTTATTTGATGTGTTTCTACACTTGGTGCTTTATCATCAGTTTCGATAATATAAGCGCGATTTGCTAAGACACTCTGAGTGAGATAACCACGCTCTGTTTTAATCATATAATTGTATCTAATATTATTATTTTTATCGGCAGAACGATACAAATAAGTTTGACTATTATCTGCTAATGCGATGATTTCATTATTAGATTCGATAGTATCTATCATAATATCTGAATTATTACTAATAATACCGCCGATAAAGAATGCGAGAATCCCGCAAACAATAGCGCCGAGCACTATTCCACCAATAGCATTTAAAATAACAAAGCCAATGCCTTCTTCCCAATAAATTGTATAACCTACTAGGAGAATAATAATTATGCCAGTAATAACAAACCAAAGCCACATTTTAATACTCCTTCTCGCTATAATCGCTACATACTTTATAATTTCTATTACATTCTTTATTTTCCTTGTCGAAACAAGAACATCCTTTTTGGCAAGTAATCTCGATTCGTTTCGGATTCATTACTGTTTTCACGGCAATGCCTTGTGGCATACGCACTTGCTGTTGGATAAGTTTTGGAATTGGATTTGGATCTTCTTCAAAGGCGCAATTGCCAGAAAATTTACAGTGCGCGCAACTACCAAACTTGGCTGCGCATTCTTTACAAAAAGGCTTATCATTGTAGAATAAAACTTCTTTATGATAAATCTGTTTACCGCATGAAGTACAATTATATTTAATACGATAAAATTCGCCACAACTGGGAGAATCTAATTGAACATTTTTGCCCAAGAGCACGCACAATGAATATGCGCCAGTTTTATCTTTTGAATATGCGCATTGATGACAAGTTGTAATCATGCGGCTCCTCCTTATGAGATTTTTACACCTAGGTAGGTGTGAATTTCAGCGTCTTTTTTATTGGGGAAGTAACGTGATAAAAGGTTTTTGATAAGGTAATCTTCATCAGTATAATGTGAAGGACCAATTTCTGCGGCATTGAGGCGGTAACCGCGTGTAATAACTGCGGAATATTCAATACTCATTTTATCAATACCTTTCTTTTTTTATTTTCTATAAATATTATATATTATTTTTTATTAAAAATCAAATTGGTAAATTTTTAATTAGTTATATTTTAATTAAATTAGGTAATTTTTCATAGTTTCTTATTTTTATTTAGTTAGGTAAAAATTGTTAATTTTACCTAATTTAATTAAGATATAGTATATTAAAAATTGAAAAATTTGTATATAATACTTGGGCATGAGTAGATAAAATATTAGAAATAATTTTTAAATATAATGTGAGGTGAATAAGAATGACTAAAAAAGAGATAACAGACTTTTTACATGATAAATATTAGTGTAAAAAGACTGATATGAGAACTATTAAAGATATGATTGAAGTAGCATCATCTGTAGGTTATAATGTAATTAAATAGGGTGTTGATAATTTTGATTTATGTGAAAAAGGTATTATAATGGATTTTACTAAACCTATTAAATTAATTACAAAGTTACCTGATGGTTTGCCTGTTACAAGAGTTATAAATGGTATTCCTGTTCCTTTATTATGTGAAGCAACATATTTCGGCAGATTTAATCCTGAATTATATGCTTATTTAGTAAATAAAAAGGATGGAGAACATATTCATTTTAATGAGCTACTTATTTTAAAAATAGCATATTGTAAAGACTTACAAAGTATAATATGGAATTTAGATGAATTGACTTTTTCTGGATATTTAAAAGAATAGAAAGATTGTATTGAAGTATATATATATCCATATGATTAGTCAGATACTCCATTAAATTATAGAATGTAGGAAGTTTAGAGATTTGCTCCTTATAAATATTTAGATTAAGAGGAGTAGATTGCCAATATGCCAAATGCCAATAAAATTATTTATTCGTTACGAATTTATATTGCTTTAAAAGAAAAAGGTTTTGAACCTATAGCAACAACGTCTAACCCATAGAAGCCTAACTTTATGTGTTGGATTTATGATAAGACAAAAGAGTTTGAAACAGCTCTTGATGAAATTATGGAGAGTAAAAATGAAAAGTTTTGAAATTCATAAAGCATCATTAGATAATAAATTTACCGGTATTAATACAAAAGTATTAGGTTAGGCAATCGGTGATTTAAAATATTGTGGTTTAAAGTTATATTTATATTTAGCAAGCCATCCTGATAATAGTAATTGGACAGTCAACCCATCTGTATATGCGGATTGGGTTGGAACAGATTATGCTAGTAAAGGGCGAAGTGTAAGAAAAATTATAGATGATGGTATCGCGGATTTAATTGAAAATAATTATATTTAGATTATTAATGAGGAAGAAGAAAAATATTATTTTTCGGAACAAAAAATTCCAAAAATAGAAGAATAGATGAAAATGGAACAAATTATTCCAAAAAATACTAGTTTTACATTTTGATATAGTTTGGAACTTTTTGTTCCAAAATTAATATAGTATATAGGGTATTTTACGATTTACTTTGGAACTTTTTGTTCCGCAGTTTGGAACAATTTGTTCCAAAATTCCTAAGCAAACGGAACAAAAAGTTCCTATTAATATATATAATAAATAATAATAATAGATAAGAGGGGTATTGTATAGGCTTTAAATGTCCCTTCGGGCCATTTAAATCCTATACGTATTTTTTTCGAGGGAGTTTAAAAATGATACAATTAGATGGAAATAAATTAAGTGATTCAACAATAATGAGTATAGGATTAGATTTAGGTATTTATCCATATGATGATGAAGGCATTAAAGCATATAGATAGAGAATAATTGGATATATAAATCCAACCGCATTATGTAAAGAAAGTTAGAAAACATATAATATATATACAGATGGTAATCCTAATGCTTGGTTAGATGGATATAATATAGCTAAGTATAGTATGTATAATTATTATCATGAAGTATATGGTGATGAGTTATAAGAGTGTATTTGATTTATATTTATAATTATGTTATAATATAAATATAATAAGAAAGGAGTAAGGAACATCCTATATAACGAGGGCATTTTAATGCCCGAGTTGAAAATTTAAAGGGACCCTTAGAGAAAATTGAAATGGAATTTTGCTATGAAACTTTAAAGGATAATGATGAAAGAGTAGGCACTTATAAAGGATTGCCTGTATATGCTCTTTCTACTTATAGTTATAAAGATTGTAATGATATGGTCTTTATTATGTATGATGATGGCATGAAGCTTGTTTATAAAGGCTTTGTTGTTGGTACTATTCAGCGCGATGGTGGTATTAAGTCGGTAAGTCAATATAGATATACTCCTAAAAAGAAAGGTGCAGTAGTGCCGCAGTCTATGGATGATGTTCTTTATGATAAGCATGAGTGTATGTTGGAGGATAAGCATACTCTCGCAGAAGCTATGATTAAAGAATATAGTGCTTTGAGTATTGATGATTTGTTAGCATAAAAAAAATAACCGCTGAAATAGCGGTTATTTTTTTTATTTAATTGTAATACAAAGCAAGGTAGTAGAAAGAATAAAACTGAAAGGATGGAGGTTGTTCCTCACTTTGTAATTATATTATATAATAAATTTTTTCTTTTGTCAAGATTTTGTTAAGAAATTTTTTATAAGGGTTAGTTGCGGCGAGGGCATTTGGCAATTCCTTCTCTATTGGATCATAAATTTAAGATAGTTTATTTGATTGCTATTGGATTAGTAGGAGAGAGATAGAGGTAAAAAAGATTATAAAGAGGAAATAAAAATTATAATGAATTGTAAGAAATTATAAGCAATTGTAGAGAATTGTAAGAAACTGTAGGAAATCATGGAAGTGTCGTGCCGATCGGTCCTATACAATTATCTCAACAATCCATCCTCATCGTCACCGTAATAAAAATAAAAAAAAGAGTGAAACTCAACGTTTCACTCTTTAATATCTCGATTTCTATTCAGATTTCCAATTCTTAGGATGAAAATTGTCCCACCCGAAGAAGTGTCCGTTTTAATCTACGAATACCTTCAAAAAGTCCGAAATTACCTTATCCGAAGTCTTAGCAGTCGTGCGCGTAGAAGCACTCTTATCATCATACTTCTCAATGACCTCAATCAGAGGCATAACGGCCTCAATAGTATCAAGGAGCTGATCAGTCAGGCTGGCCATTTCATCGGTAGTACAAGTTTCATCGACATCAAAATACTCCAGCAGCAGATTCATAAGCTCAGTTGACTTCTCATTAATAGCCGTGCGCAGATTAGTCTTATTGTCCTGATCCTTGGTCTCCTGGACTGCCTCATTCAGAGTCTTAGCCATTTTATCTGCGATCGACTGAGCGTCCTCACCCTTAGCAAGACGAGCAATAATATCTTCCTTAGTAAACATATATGTTACCTCTTTATCTAATAGTAAAGTGATCTCTCACTTTCTAAATATATTATATCATTTTTTTTTATAAATGTCAAATGGGCGGATTGTCTAAATGAGCCGCGCTTTAAAAATGCTTTTTTTTAATATTATAACAAATTTTTTTAATATTGTCAAATGCCGGGCATATGATATAGTACCGATCGGCGCCCTGCGGGGGCATCACTTTCGGGAGAACCAGGTCGCATATGGAGGCCGCTGGATTGAGCAAAAATTTTCCATATGGGATAAAAGATCGGGAATTCGGGGCTTGACTGTGTCAGCGCCCCGTTGAACTATCCCCTATAAATATTATACCACCCTAGGCCGCATTTGTCAATAGGCAAAATGAACAAAAAAAAGAGGGCTAATGCCCTCTTTTTTAACAGTCATAGGTGAAACAGCCAGCGTAAGGGTCGAAGCCTTCATCGCTGTCAATATCTTCCGGTTCGGCGTCATCTTCGTTGGAAAATGTGGAGTTGTAGTCGCTGGTAATTTCAGGAATGTCGATGAAATTTCTGGAAGCAATGTAATCCGCAAGATGGACAAGCCTGTCAATATTTGTAAAAGGTCTGTCCTCGCGGTCAGTGCTCCATTGCCCCATGTGGGACTTAATGGCTTGCGTGAGCAAAAACGGAGCAGGTTCGTCAAAGTATTCGCGCCAAGCAGAATCTACCAATTTTGCGGCATTTGCGGCATGGTTGAGATATTCTCCCTTGTCAAAATCTGCTAAACCGTATTTTGCGGTATCGTGGCAAATACAAGCGACACGCGCAAGGTCTTTGTATTCGTCTTTTATGTAAGCCCATTGAGACATTCTCAAAAGTTCTTCACAGAACGCACAAACGGCTTTAGTATGACGAACTAAACCGCCTTCACCCTGAGAAAAAACAGGATGAAATTTTCCAGAACTTGAAGCGCCGATTTTCCAGAAATAGGACGGAACTTTTTCGTCAAGATAGAACTTAACGAACATTCGCAAATCTTCGCTTTCGATCTGGTCGATTTCCTTAGAGAAATATTCAAACATACGCTTTACCTTTCTGCGGTTGGTTGGGTTGTCCGCTCCCTTAACTGTATAAACATTATACCATACAAAAAAGTCGTTGTCAAGCCTAACTTTTCCGCAGTTTTTGCTTAGGAAAAGGGCGATTTCTCGCCCTTTTCCTTAACTTTTTGGCTTTCTTTTCTGCGTGAGCGTCAATTCGTAGCAATTTTCACCAACTTTGAACGCAATCATGCGCTCTTTGTTTGTAATTTCCACGTTTTCGCACGCATTTTCGCTGTTTTCAGCCAAAAAAGTTGCTAATTCTGCGATAATTCCAGCTTTGGTCGGGTTTTCTTTACGCTTGCGCTGGTCAAATTTGTAATTTGTCGGCACTTTGCGCGTTCCCGCGTTCATGTATTTTTTGGCTTCTTTTTCCTGTTCTGGCGACAAGTCAAACTCAACACGTTCGCCCTTGTCGATAGCGCGGTCGGCTTCCCACACGCTTTCCGCCTCTTCCTGCGTCCAGCCCATGAGTTTCATATTTTTGTCAATCCACGCTTGCTTATCTTTTTCCTTTAATGCCATTTAATTCCACCTTTCTTCTGGGTAGGGCGGATTACTCCGCCCCGATTGGCAATTACTGGTGAATACGAAAATAGGCTTTCCGCTTTTCCTCAACGCGGTCGAGCGTGCCATCCTTTACCATCTGCCGGACGATAGCAGAAACACGCTGGTTGGTCAGGTCGGCAATCTCCGGCACAGACTTAATCAGTTCCGTAATAGTGAACAGACGGGTCGGTTCTGCGGACATCACCGCCTCAATCGAGGTCTTGAAACCGTCATTCGCCACCTGCGTGGCAGTCGGCTTCTTGTCAGCCGCGTTCTTCTTGGAAAGCAGTTCCAGCTCATGGTCGATGAAACCGATAACTGCATCATAGTTGTCCGCGGTCTGCGGATACGCTTCACGGAGAATATTGAAGTAGTCGCGCTTGGTCAGCTTGGAAGTAGTCTTAGCCATAGTATCAATTCCTTTCTGGTTTTTTAAGTGTGTCCTTCACTTGATGAATATATTGTATCACAAACCTTGCGATTTGTCAATACCTAATTTGAATTTTTTTTGCCATCCTATCAGCCGCTACCTTCCAGCAAATGGTAGCTGTTGGTTCACATTTATATCCCGCAACAATAGGACTCCGCGCGGAAGATTCTAACGAGAAAGTCTTACATCGCTCTCATGGGCTACGGTCGTATTCACCGTTGCTTTCTCTCTCTTTTGTACCCTCATTATATCACATCTGAGAGGCTTTGTCAAGAGGAAATTTTCGATTTCCGAAAGTTTTTTTCGGTCGCTTGGGAACTCTCCATTCCCTCCTGACATTATGTATTATAGCAGATACCCCTTGAAAAGTCTATTGGCAAAATGACGAAAACGGGATAAAATAAAAAGATTATTTTGTATAACTTTTCTCTTGACAAATTGCTGGCGGGGTGGTATAATGGAAATTCGGCGCCTTACATACGTGGGCGCCGCGCCCAAAAATTCCCAATTAAAAAGGCGAAAAAAGTTGAGGAAATTTATTCCTCAACTTCGCACGCGGTTTCCAGAAGTCGGCAGAGCATGATAATGTCATAAAAGTCAATACCTTCCAGTTCCTCTTGCCAGCAGAAGCAACCGCAGTATTCACCATTGACATTTACTGGATAGCAGCACCAGTTATTTTCAATTTTACAAACTTCATCCATCTTGGGCGGGAAATAATGTTTCTTTGGTTCAGTGTTCCAATAGCTGATTGGCATACCGTCTGCCCCATACAGGGCAAACGGTTGACGATAATCTTCACACCACTTTCTCAGAACTTTTACAAAAAATTCCATTTTTAACCCTCTACCAGATTTTCCCTGATAAATTCATCATCTTCATAAAAGAACTCGCCCCATGAAAATTTACAAATCCAAAGGGCTTCATAATGGTCCCACTGGACAGTTTGGGCGATGTAATCGCCCTTTCTGAACTTCTTCCCTTTCATGCGTTAAAGTCCTTCTTTCCATCAAGAATTGCTTCAATTTCAGAAATGGTCAGACGGTCAACCTTTTCTTCAATCTCATGAAGAATATCTCCATCATCTCCGCAGATTTCATCGGTGATATTCAGCCATTCGTCGTAGATGTGAAGCAAGACAAAATCGCCTGATTCGATTGTCGCGCCACAACAACCACAGATAATTTCGTCTCTGTCCTGATTCCAGATACCTGCCTGAACAGTCCCCTCGTTGTCCATGAAAATAACCTGTTTATTCATTGTATCAATTCCTTTCTTTTGATAAATCAATTATAGCACAAGAGGCCTACTTTGTCAAGCCCCTTGCGCTATTTTTTCACTCCTTAATATAAATAACTCCCTGACCACAAGCAGGCGGATTTGTATTATCTACGGTGATGTCAGTTTCCGCGTCTTGACCATCTTCGTCTTCGTACTCAACATGGAATGTCAAATCTCCAACATTATCCAGATAATCCTGAATAGCTTTGTTGATTGCATTCATGTATTTTGTTTTTTTTGCTTCATCTCTGTCTTGCTTTTCTCTGTAAGCAAGACCAATCAATGTAGCGATTTCACTGTCCGTCAAGCCTTTCAGCATTTCTTCAATATTATTGTCTAACATTGTATCAATTCCTTTCCTAGGGGAAATTTCCCCTTAATTATCATCTGTATAATCATCAGGTTCACAATCGCCCCACATGCTGTAAAAATCATCGCAATCATCCATCGGATTTTCCAGACTGCAGATACAGGTTTCTTTCTGGTTGTTGATGATAGTTTCATTTTTGAAGTAAGGGCAATCCCAACCATTTACTGGGCAATGGAAATGTTTCATAGTATCAATTCCTTTCCTTTATAAATCTTCGCCCATATTGTTTTCATAACAGGAAGAACAAATACAATGTTCAGGCAAATGACAGAGCCAATTTTCCAATTCAGGGTAAGTACATTTTTCTCCACATTCATCACACACAAAAATACGATTTTCTTCGCTGTCCAAAATATCATAATATTTTCGCCAATTTTTAGAGCCGATAATTGTTTTATCTAATTTATGCCCTAACGCAATCACTTCATCCATTGTCATTTTTATCAATTCCTTTCTTTTGATAATCCTATTATATCACATTAGGGGTTGTTTGTCAACCCCTTATTCATTTAATTTTTTGATAATTGCACTGATAATAATAAAAAGACCTTCAATAATAGCACAGATTGCAAGTGCTGTGCCAACTTTAACCCCGCAGAGATAGAGAATACCTAAAATAATAATAGCTAAATCCATTGTATCAATTCCTTTCCTTTATTGTATCTTTATTATAGCACAGACAAGCCTATTTGTCAATAGGCTTGTCAAAGAAAATTGCGTATTTATCATTTAATTTTACATCGTGGATTTCATCATCTTTGTTCCAATAGATAGAAACCACATTTTGCAAAGGATACATAACGCCATTATCGTCTTTGAGATAGCCGTTCGATTTTACATCAATCATGATGTATTCCGGCACAGAACATCTCAGGCGCTCCGGTGCGGCGTATCTGTATTTTGTAAAGTTGTGCATTATGCCGTCAGTGGTATAGAACCGCACAGAGTAATGCTCTAGAGTTTCTTTCTTTTGGACTTCTTCAAAGAATTTCTTCAACCATGCCCACATTATTATCAGTTCCTTTCCCTTTTTGTGTCTTTATTATAGCACAGGTTGGGCGATTTGTCAAGAGGAACGAGCGAGTTTTTTACTCGCTCGTATCAACTCCACACAGCACCAACACCGAACACAGGCAGCCCCATGCCTGAACGCCCATTTTATCGGGGATAGCATTCCCAACATTAGGCCACAGTTTGTCAATTCCAGTCAAGAGCATACCGCTCCAGTTGCCACCGCACGCCAAGCAGTTATCGAGAAACTGCTTGGATGTCATAGGCTTCCGTTCGGCTCTAACTGTCTCGGCAATTACCTGCTCGCCATGGATGCCCCAATGCTTGACCAGCATTTCCTGCGCATCAATGATGTCCTTATAGTTAATCATTTGTATTCTCCTCTCATTCTTTGTGATTATAGTATAGCACAATAGGGCTATTTTGTCAAGCCTTTAACCAATCAATAATTTTTTCACTGCATTCAATGCAGTCAATGCCTCGGATATCTTCATCTTCTTGGCAATCGAACATCAGAGGGCAACAAGCACAATCATCAAATGTCTCGACCCAACTTTCAATGCACTCAGTTAGATGCTCGGTATTTACTTCAATATTCATTAAGCATTCCCTCCCTTAACCTTGTACCAATAGTATAAGCTATTTCGGGAGAAAAGTCAACCGTCAAAATACATAAAAAATGTGCGGAAAATTTGTTGAATGTTATTCTTGACAAAAATGACGCGCCCACTGGATTGTGAGCGCGCGGCCGAATTTCCATCTATTTCCAAATAATTTGGGTAAAAAAGTTCCTCCCATTTTCTGGGAGGAACTTTTGTCATTTTCTGGGGCAAGCCAACGTCAGCCGGTACTTTTTTCCATTGTAAGTAAATTCCATTTCTCGCTCTGGATTTGTGATGGTAATGTTATCCAAATCCATATCGTAATGGTGAGCATCTTCCAATTTGGATTCCAAATACTGGATGAGTTCGCGCTTGTCCTCGTCGGGTTTGCGCTCTCGTTTAATCTCTGTGACCTTGCGCGTTCCGGTCTGTCTTGCTTTTTTCGCTCCTGCTTCAAGCTCCGGCGGCAATTCAAACAACTTTTCACCGCGGTCAATGCGTTTGTCGTCCTCTTGGACTTGTCGCGCTTCATCGACTGAAATATTCAACCGCTGGGCGAGCTCTTCGACTGTCATTTTTTACCTCCTTTCGGAAGTGGGGGCAAAAGCCCCCATCCGGTCACGCCACCTTGAAGAAAGCCTTTCTCTTGTCGTCAACACGGACAAGGCTTCCAGCCTTTACCATCTGACCGACAATCGCGCTGACACGCTGGTTGGTCAGGTCGGCAATCTCCGGCACGGACTTAATCAGCTCCGTGATGGTGAAAAGCTGGTCAGGGGTCATGCCCATGTGAGCGAGAATCGCGGACTTGAAGCCATCATTGGCGAGCTGGGTCGCGGTCGGCTTCTTTTCGGCGCTGTTTTTCTTCGCCAGCAGTTCGAGTTCGTGGTTGATGAAATCCACGAGAGTCTGGTTGGACTGGACTTCGTCCATCTGGAGCAGAGCGGTGAAGCAATCCTTCTTAGTCATCTTAGTAGCCATAGTATCAATTCCTTTCTGGTTTTTTAAGTGTGTCCTTCACTTGATGAATATATTGTATCACAAATCTTTCGACTTGTCAATACCTAATTTGAATTTTTTTTCGTGTCCTTGGGGAGAAGTTCATCTCCCCTTGGAACACTTACATTGTATCACATTCGGTTGGGTTTGTCAAGTGGTTCTTACCACTTGGGAAACATTTTATTTTCGTGGCAATTCCACTGGTGGCAGTTTTTGGTAAAGCGCTTATGGAGCGAATAGCACTTAACAAAAATTGCCATTTCATTCAGTGCGTCAGAAAGTGCGGTGTGTTCTTCTTCAAAGTCGGGGTTTCTGGTAATGTAGGCATAGACCGCTTCAACACCCGTCGCGCAAGACTTGCCACTTCGCGCGATGAAATTATTTTCATGGCAGAATCTGTCAAAACCTTTCTGGTGCGTGATGGTTTGTAAAGCCATCAAATAAAGGTCGATAAACTCAAATTCATCCAGAAGCACGGCAAAAGGTGTCTTAATGAAATCGAAACAGCTATTGTATGCCATAACATACTTTACACCATAGAGCCGGCAGAGGTTGCGCACGATGGACACAGCTTCGGCTTCGGTAGCTACCGCAGAAATTGTGCCACTTGTCAAACGGGCTTCATAGATCGGAAAATGCTTCTTAGCATAATCATCTTTGTTGATGCTGTCATAATGTTCCATGATAAGAATGGAAGTTGTTGCCAAAATGTTACCATCCTTGTCGTGAATGACAGCACCCGCGTTATACATTCCGGTTGGGTTGGAACTGCCACCGACTGTTTCAGTGTCCAGCGTACAGTAGATATTTTTGTTCATTTTTGGTAATTCCTTTCTTTTGGATGGGGCTTACCATCGTTTCCCCTATCCTTAATTTCTGTATTGATTATAGCACATCAGGAGCTGTTTGTCAAGAGGGAATTTTATTTTTTTTTTACACACGAACCTAGGAAGTTGTGTAGCCCGGCTAATGATGCCAAGCACTTTTAATCGCTGTTCCCTCTTGACATTATGAATTATACCATGTTTCAGGATTTTTGTCTATTGGCAAAATACACAAAAATCCGCTCAAAAAATTAGTGAACATTCCCTCTTGACAAAATGGCGCGGCCACACAATCGTGACCGCGCGGCTGTCATTTTACAACTATTTCCAAAAAAATGAATCAAAAAAATTTGGGAATCCAAAATCTGGATTCCCAAATTTAATTTTTTAGCCCAAGGCAATCAAAATTTTAATGTCTGTTGCTTCTTCCATCAAGATTTCAAGCTGTTCGTCATTCATTTTCTTATTTCCTTTCTTTGGAAGCGCTCAGCGCGCTTCCAAAATATTCCGCAGGATTTCAATGATATTTTCTTTTGTGGGGTCGATTGCTTCGCCAAGCGTCCAAGCGTTCCGCACTCGCGCATCATCATCGAAAATCAGTGCCGTTCCATCTTTTGGAAGTTCCTGCTTGACTACCTGATGTTTCGGTGTTCCATACTTGACTCCGTGGAAATGGTCAAAAGGAAAATCATGGTTGTTCAGCCATTCTTTTTTCGCTTTTCTCACTGCTTTATCATAGTCGGGAGTGGAAACCTTGCTTAGCCAAGTTACAACGGAAACTTCAATCCCGATAACGCGACACTGGGAAAGCAGATTGGCAAGTTCTGCCATGTCAATCAGGGGTTCTGCGATTTCATACGGGGTCGGGTCGGATGTTCTCAACTTTTCCAGCCAGTTCTCAACGCCATACAGGTCAGCGATAGTTCCGTCCATGTCGAATACGATTTCTTTAATCATTGTTTTCATTCCTTTCCGTTTCTGTATCTTGATTATAGCACGTTTTTGCCTGTTTGTCAAGAGCCAGTTTTGAATTTCTGCGATATTTCCGCACAAATTTTTTTCTCAGTTTGTTGTCAGGTTTTACATAGCGGGGACAGTTTAAGTCCCACGCTGTAAAATCCTTACAAGTCCCTTTTTTCAGATCATCCATGGAAAACCCCCCCGAATAATCTTTTCAAATGCGGGCTTGTAGTTTTCAGTCCAACGACGTTCGAGTTCGGGGTTAGTGCCATTTACATAAGCGTTCCACTCGATAGCGCCAAAGGCGTTGTGCTCGAACAGCTCGGCATCGGTGGGCATAGTCTCAGCAAAAATCAACTGCTGTTTGATGTAAGCGTCAATAGTGAAGTTCTTCATTGTAGTTACCTCATTCCTTAATTTCTGTATTGATTATACCACATAGGGGCTTGTTTGTCAAGCCCTTGTATCATTTTCTTCATAAAGAATTTCGCCATCACTCCACCGCTGATAATGGACTTGCATCATGTCCAGAAGAAATTCAAGATCATCGGCGTCGGCAGAATCATCAAAAACCTTGTCAATGATTTCACCGGTGCGGTCGTTAATCATGCGGACCATTTCACGCTTACTCATTTCAAGTACCTCGTTCCTTAACTTTGTATCCTTATTATATACCCTGTTTTTCTTTTTGTCTATTGGTAGAATACACAAATTCGGGATCAAATATTTTTTCATTTTTGTTCAATTTTTCGCTTGACAAAATGGCTGGTCGGTGTTATAATGGAAATACCGGGGCTGGCAAACGTCGGCGGGCGGCCGCAATTTTCTTATCATTTAATTATAGCATACTTAATCAAAAATGTCAATAGGCAAATTAGATAGGAAATTCATATTATCAATTCCTTTTTTTATTGTATAATTATTATATCACATTTTTATTATTTTGTCAATAGTGAATTTTATCGCCCAGCAGTTAGAACCACTGGACGATAAAAGGCACGGCAAAAAGAAGGAATGAACGGATGATAACATCGACAATGCTTTTCTTGTGACCGGTAGCAAATTCCAGAACAGCAGCCAGCCAGTCAATGACAAGGATAGCAATTACCAGAGTGAAGATAACCATTTTCATTGTAAGTACCTCGCTTTCTTTTGTATCATTATTGTATCATAGACTGGCTGGTTTGTCAAGACTTAATTTTTCGACTGTTCAGCCAAATTTCTTGCCGCAAATTGAACCATTTCGCGGTTATCGGTTTCAACTGCCAGAGTTCCCAGCATTTCCTCATCAGCGATAATGGGCATGACAATCATGTGATTGCGTTCAAGAATTCCGCGGCAACCGATTAAATCTTCCGGCAACTTGGGCATGTTGGCGGCAAAGGCAAAGCGGAACTGTGAATTTGATGCGAACAGTTCACCATCAGTATCAAAGACTGCGCACGCACTGGACATTTTTTGGAATGTGTCACAAAGCACGTTACACTGAGTTTCAAGATTTCCCATTGTCTGGTATTTCTTGAAAATGACTGCGCCACCTTCGACGAAAATCTCCAGCGGGTCGCCCTCGCGGATGCGGAGGGTGCGGCGGATCTCCTTGGGGATAACTACGCGCCCCAAATCATCAACTCTGCGGATAATTCCTGTTGCTTTCATGTTTATCAATTCCTTTCTTAATTTCTGAATTTATTATAGCACATGGGGATTGTTTGTCAATCCCCTTTGTCAGTTCTCTGCCAGAAAATTTTCATGATACAGGTCAGAGCCATACGCATGGCAAAGATTTCCATGTACTCGAACTGCGGCAGATCAAAGTGCCAAGCAAAAATGTTCCAGCCCCACCAGATCAAAGCGGCAGTTGCGAACCACTTGCCAACTGTGTAAAGAATTTTGCCGATTACTGCGCCTGTGCTCATTTTCTTGAAATCCATTGTATTCAATTCCTTTCTTAATTTGTATATTTATTATAGCATGGAATGGGGACTTTGTCAATCCCCATCACGCATTTTTTTCAGTTCTTCCAAAACTTCCCAAATCGCATTGTATTCTTCGTAGGAAGTCGCATGGATGTTGGCAAAATTATTCAGGCTTTCATCATCCCAGCCATAACGGTCGAGCCATGCGGACAATTTCTCAGCAAGTGTGTTCATAGTCATTGTGAATTACCTCGTTCCTTAACTTTGTATCTTTATTATACACTATGCTATTCTGTTTGTCTATTGGCAAAACGCACAAATTTCGGGAAAATTTTTTGTATAATATTTGTGCGATTTTCCCCTTGACAAATTGGCTGGCGGTATGTTATAATAAAATGCCGGCCAGTGGCGATTGTGGCCGGCGCGCCCATTTTATTACACTCTATTGGATTTGTCAATAGGAAAAATAAATAAAAAAAATATCCCAAATTGGGATATTTTTTATTTTAGAAGTCCGAAGCCACAGCGGAAAATAATGATAACTTCGCCAGTTGTATTATCAACAACAATGTATTTGTTGCGCCAATGGTGCTTTCTACCAGTAGAACAACGCTGAGCAAATGTCATAGCGTCATCCAGAGAATTCCAGTAGAGCGGAAACTCATAATCATTTTCATAAACATGATACATAATTTTTACTTCCTTTCTTCGGGGCTTAGTAGCCCCGATTTTCCAAGCGGCACAGCCGACCAGCAAGGACACCAGCCAGCCAAGTCTTAGACTGTTTCATCAGCCAAGCGGCGGTGCTCTGGCAGTTCGCCCAAATGTCCCAAGTCTGACCCTCGCGGATAATGTCCGCTTTCTTCATGCCCATAAGCTTGTTGTAGTAGGTGTTGTAGTTGTCAGTCATTGTTGTTATCTCCTTCGTTCTTTGTGTCTTAATTATAGCATGAAGATTGCGGTTTGTCAAGCCCTAATTTTATTTTTTTTAATCAACGTATTCAGAATACAGAACTTTCCATTCAGCCGCGTCAAGATTGTATCTGCGGAAAGCGTCAATTCCATTGTATCCAAAGATGATTCTTTCTTCCTGAGCGTTAATGTTCAGAATACCAAATTCAAACATGATTGTTACCTCTCTTTACTTTGTATCTGTATTATAGCACAGAATGTGATAGTTGTCAAGAACTATTTTTCTTAATGTAATAAGGATTATTCCCTATCACATAAAGAAAATAAATGGGACTAAGATAAGAATAATAGTCAAGGCCAACTCGCATACCCAAAGAACAATAACAGGCCAATCGTATTTCCAACTGATAGAAGTCTTGATAAACTCTCTCATATTAATTACAAGCGTAATACAGAGAAAAAGAGAAAAGCTCCAAATAATAATCGAGTACAGAACCTGAATCGTAGTCATTGTGTAATACCTCATTTCCTTACCTTGTATCTGTATTATAGCATTTCGGGAACGCTTTGTCAAGTCTTTATGCGCAAATATTTCACAGAATTTTTCTTTACTACTTTAGCTTGGTGAAGTTCCGGGAACTCACTATCGTGTGCGGAGACTAACAAACGCAGAAAGAGCACGCTTTGCTTAGCGTGCTCTAACCTCGATGATTTCATCATCGCAGATGGGTGATGTTCCCATGGTATTCATTACCAGAAGAACCTTGTCACCAACGGACACATTTTCGTCTGTAGTACTCCATTCATTGCCTGCGTCATCTGTATAGAATTGGACATTGCCATTGACTTCACAGACGGTTGCACTTCTCGTATAGATATTATTGACATCCTGAGCTGGGTGTGCCTTAATGTACTGGCAGAGCAAGATAATGAGCAGGACAACAATGACTGCGCTGATAGCGCTGAAGATGTTCATGCGGCGTCTGATTTCTTCCATAATGAATACCTCTTTCCTTTACTGTATTTATAGTATAGCACATTGTGGGAAATCTGTCAAGGGATAATTTTGTACAAAAAGCGCAGAAGATTTTTGTGACATTTGTATAATACGCAAACTCGGCGCGCCACACCCGCCAGCGCGCCGAGCAGCCTATTGATGTGATGATTGTGTGTTATTTATTATGTGCTATTCATTATGTGTATAGATTATTATACTTATTGCGTGCTTGCGCACGTGCTCGCAGTCTTTGGGTAGCTTGAGATTGTGAGAGTTGCTTATTCAATTATATTCTCAACTTTCTCTGCTAACTCTTCTGGCACATCAAGATCTAGGTCGAGCAGCACCTACATTGCTATCTTGTATTTCACTAAGTCTTCGTTGGTTTTACTGATACCCACATACTACTAACCATCGTTGTTGAGAATAGAGAAATAAACTTCATCTCCAATATTTAACTTGTATGTATCTCTGATTCCTTTTGGAATAACTACTCGACCTAATGTATCAATCTTGCGTGATACATTCATTGGCATTATTGATAACATTATCATTCTCCTTCTGGATAGATAGATTAGCTAATAGCACAAAGCGGGGCATGAGTTTGTATTGATAATAAAAGGTTAAAGGTGTAAGGAAAACTCTTTGTGCTTTATTTGACGGGGGTGTATAAATGAAGCTGTGCTTGCTCTGTGAGAATCAAGACAACAGACTGCTAATATTTTCTCAGGACAGAATCAGCTAGAAATACCCCGGGGTGTATTATGGGAAAAAATTTTTTTATTTTTAATTTTTGAGTATGTGCTGAGCAAAACTCTCTCCAAAACATTTTTCAATTCTGGATTACGGAAAAATGTTTTTCAATTTCAAATCACGAAAAAACATTTTTCGATTCTGAATTACGAAAATATAAAATATTTACTTATAACAAAAATAAGTAGTACTTTCCCACCAACCAGTATTTACATAACTACTTTTCCAAATACCGCTACCTTGTGTAAATTGAGCTTGATATACTACATTCAAAGGAATATCAACATATCCTTCTAAAGCTAATCGCGCATTTTCATAACATCTATCTTCAATATCAGCAGGATTCGCACGCGCATACCACTCCAAATAAGCACCCGGTTGAGTAATTACGCCTTCAATAGCATCTGGAAAATCTTTATCTAACATTCTATTAATAACAATTCGAGCAACTACTTGTTGATGCCAATCAGGACAGCCTTTACTTTCATAATGAACAACATTAGCTAACATCTTCAATTCCGCATCTGTATAGGAAACTGCATGCCGCACTTCAGTTACGCCATCATAAATCTCTTGCGCTCTTACAATAATAGGATCATCTTCTGGAAGTCCAATAGAACGAGCCAATTCAGCAATTTGATGGGCTTTATCCTTAACATCATCTACATCTTTGCCGACATAAGTAAATCCGCACAAAGATAAAATTAAGCACAAAGCTAAACAAATAATAATAAATTTTTTCATTTTTCTTTACATCCTTTATCATAAAATTTACATTCTAGCATACATTGCCCATCAAAAAAGCAAGGTTTACACTTCATTAAAAGGAAAGTCTATAATTCTGTAGGGTTACTACAATTATTACAATAATTCCATGCCTTTTCAAAGCCATATTCTTGCGCCACTCGCACAATTACATATTCATTTTTTAAACGACACCACTTTTGTTTATCTTCATCAGTAAAATGTTTGCGCTTCTAAGTGCCATCAAAAGTATAAGCAATAGTACCGTCTTCACATTTAATGGGAGTAAAAGTAGTCTAAATCTAAAATGGATTTTCTAAATTTAATTTCTTACTTTCATATAAAGTAAATTCGCGTTCCCAAAGGCTTACTTTCCATTCAAAACCAGTAATCATCATACCCATCTTGCCTCTAGCACATTCAAAATATCTTTATAAGCATTTTCGCGCTTTTTATAAATTGGCCGATATACTTTGCGCAATTCTGTATTAAAGCAATTATTACCAATATCAAGAATGCCGCGGTTATTTGTCGCCCATCCTCCAAGAGTGAAAGGATAACAATTAATGATATGCTCACCTTCTGGGAAATCAACGATGGTCAAAGTTGATTCAGAGATCATATCAAAAATATCTGGAGTATGCTTATTGCACAGATGAACGGTAATGTCATGCGCCAACAGTACATTGAGAAGTGGTGCGAGATATTTATTATTGCGGTAGTCTGTACAAAAACATACTGTGCTACGTGGAGAGAGCGCTTGGGCAATTCTTGTTAGAGGATCTATCCAATTTTTCTGGTTATATTCTTTAAGTTTATTTATTGAATTTGTTACTGTCATCTTCATCATTCCATCCTTCAGGCATTAATATATCTAAAATATAATTAAAAACATTAGTGATAGCAAAAAATGGACCACCAATTAAAAATATTAATAAAGCAATAAATTTATCACTATTTGATTCTATTTCTTTAATAAAAGGAGCATATTCTATAAATTCAAGAGTAGAAATTACTCCCAATAATAAAACTATTATGATTCCTCCCAATCAAAATATCCTCCTTCGTATTCATAAACTATACAATTTGGAATGAACGTTAGCATTTTAATATCTGCTAAATCTTCAGGAGGATCTTCTGGCTTATAACTTGTGAATACAATTAAATTATAATCTTCATATTTTGAAAAATCTGTAATTATACCATCAAAATCAGCATTGAATACAATACTTAATCCAACAGTACAAGGATATTTATTTATAGCTTTACCTAATACTGTTTCTGTTTGACTTAATATGGTATTATTAGAAGTATTAGAAAAAATAAATACAACATACTTTAATCCTTCAATAATTACCATAATTATTAAAAAAATAATATTTATAATACTTAATACTTCCATATAATCCTCCTATCTTTTTATTCTATAAATATTATAATAAATTTTTTTAAAATTGTCAAATTTCTGTAAATGGGTAATTTCTATTAATTTATCTAAAAAAATTTTTAATCTTTTATTTAAAAGATTAAAAATTTTCTTTGACAGAAGAGAAAATTTGCGATATAATATTTATATAGACTGGAGGTAAAAAATGATAAAGTTAGATTATTCTTTACAAACTCCAGAAGAGAGAAATGAATTAGTCAAAAAGATTCTTGCTGAGAATCCTGAACCAAGTGAAAAATATTTAGAAGTCTTGGCTGACTATTTAGTTCTTTGTATGGAGAAACAAGAGAAAAAGGAAAAAAAATTATTAACTGAAAATCGTATGGCTACAGTTAATAAAAGAGAAACTTCTTTTGAAGGTCTTGTCTCTCAACTAGAAAATGGCGAAGATGGAATTTATAATTTAATTACTGAAAATAAAAATACAATATTTTAGCCAAAAGTTACAATTACAAAAAAAGATGTTGAAGAAATACCTTATTTAAAATAGTTAAAAGAAGCCATTTCAGCTTGGGAAGCCAAATTGAAAGTGACAGAAGGTAAAGATGCTTTTGTAATTAAAAAAGCATTAATTGAAATGCGGAAAGATTAGTATGTTATTAAAAATGCTTACCGCAAACCAATTATTCCTAATAAATTAACTCGCTCAAGATGTTTAACTCCTTTAGATGGAGAAGTAAAAATGTTAGATGATGAAGATGGATATGTTTATCCGATTCCAGAAGGAGTAAGTTTATTAGATCCTGTCGTTTGTTCTGCTATTTTATGTAACTATTCTCGATTAAAACAAGATAGTCAAGGCGAGTATGAAAAAGATTTATGGTATTTAATGGAAGATTTTGATAAATTATGTGACAAAGCTTTGAAAGACTATCCATTATATGATAGAATAGTTGAATATAAAATTGATGGATTACAAAATATTGACATTCAAGAGAAAATCCAAATGGAATTTGGTATTAAACATAGTCTTGAGTATATTTCTAGTCTATGGAGAAACAAAATTCCAAAATTAATTGCATCTACTGCGGAAGATGAATATTTAAGTTGGTATTATTTAAATGTTGAAAAAGGACATTATAAACGTTGTAGTAGATGCGGCGAAATAAAATTAGCTCATAATAAATATTTTAGTAAAAATAAAACCAGTAAAGATGGATTTTATAGCATTTGTAAATGTTGTCGAAATTCTAAGGCCAAAAAATCATAATCCTTTCTATGAATTACTAATAATCTAATGAAAGGAGAAATTTTATGGCAGAAACTTATTATTGCGAGAAATGTAATCGCACAATGAATGCTTCTGAATTTTATGGCAGTAATAATTTAGAAAAGTATCCTACCGGTAAATTAAATCAATGTAAAAAATGTATTACAATGCACGTTGATAACTGGAATCCAGATACTTATCTTTGGATTTTACAAGAAGCTGATGTTCCTTATGTTCCTAAAGAATGGCAAAGTCTTATGATGAAATATGCCACTAATCCAAGTGAAGTAACAGGAACTACTATTTTAGGACGTTATCTTTCTAAAATGAAATTAAAACAATATAAAGATACTCGTTGGAAAGATACTGAACGACTTCAAGAATTAGAAGATGCTAAATTAGAGCAAACTATGAAACGTCAAGGTTATGACGCAGTTCAGATTATGGAAGCAAAAGAAAAAGGCAGAGTATTTACAATGCCTGATAAGCCCCTTGAGGAACCTGTATATGAAGATACTACCATAGTTCCGCAAGAAGATTATTTTGCTTAGCAAAACGGTCCAGAAGAAGATTTAGACTTAACTGAAGAAGATCGTACGTATCTAAGATTAAAATGGGGCAAAACTTATAAACCTGAAGAATGGGTTAAATTAGAGTAGTTATATGAAGAAATGATGGCTTCATATGATATTCAAGGCGCAGGTCACAAAGATACATTAAAATTAATATGTAAGACATCTTTGAAAGCGAATTAGCTGATTGATATTGGTGATATCGAAGGATTCCAAAAGATGAGCAAAGTTTATGATAGTTTAATGAAATCTGGTAAATTTACTGCTGCCCAAAATAAATCTGAATCTTCTGGAGAATTTGATTCTATTAGTGAATTAGTTGAAATGTGTGAACGCGAAGGGTTTATTCCTCGTTATTATACTGAAGGCCCTATGGATAAAGTTGATGAAACTTTAAATGATTTAAAGAATTATACTCATACATTAGTCACTGAAGAAATGAATCTTGGTAATCTTATTGAAGCTGCCGTTAAAAATATGGTTGATTAGGAAAACCGTGAAGAAGATGAAGACATTGAAGATATAGATAATTTAGATGAAGAAGTATTAAAAGATGAAGATTTTATAGAACATAATTAGTTCTTAGAAGATGAAAGTGACTTAGATGAAATAACTTATGAAAATATGGCGAAAGGTAAAGAAGTCTAATGGCACTTAAAGACTTACTAGATTTAAGTGCCTCTCGCCGCAAAGTCGGTCTTTCAGAAGAGCGATTAAGAGGTATTATTCCAGAAGCACGTAAGTATATTGCCTTCTGGAGAGAATATCCTGATTTATTTATTGATTTCATGGCGGGACCGGATGGCGGTCCCCAACACTTTCATTTATTCTTTTATTAGAGAATCTTTTTGCGTGCGGCAATGCGGCATAAATATATCTATGCAGTATTTCCTCGTGCGTATTCTAAATCATTTTTATCTATGATGGTACTTATGTGCCGAGCTATTCTTTATCCTCGTTGTAAATTATTTATTACTTCTGGTGGTAAGGAACAGGCCGCAGGTATTGTTAAAGAAAAAGTACAAGAAATTTGTACATTGATTCCAGCATTTAATAAAGAAATTGATTGGCGGCGTGGTCAAACCCTTGAAGGTAAGGACTATGTTAAATATGTATTTAAGAATGGTTCTTATTTTGATAATATCGCTGCTAGAGAATCTTCTCGTGGTAAACGTCGTCATGGCGGTCTTATTGAGGAATGCGTTGGTGTTGATGGAGATATTTTATCTTAGGTTATTATTCCTACGATGAACATTTCTCGTATGTGTATGGATGGCACAACACATGATGAAGAAACTCTTAATAAATCTTAGATTTATATTACTACTGCTGGATATAAAAATACATTCCCTTATGATAAGCTAATTCAGTTGCTTGTCTGGGAAATTATTAAACCTGAGCAATCAATTATAATGGGTGGTACTTGGCGTATTCCTGTATTAATTGGCTTACAATCTAAATCATTTATTCAAGATTTAAAACAAGATGGTACTTTCAATGAAAGTTCTTTTGATCGTGAATATGAAAGTAAATGGTCTGGTACTGTTGAAGACGCATTTTTCAATGCGGAAATTTTTGATAGAAACCGCATTTTAAATTAGCCTGAATATGAAGCAAGTGGTCGTTCTTCTAAATTAGCTTTTTATGTTTTAGCGGCTGATATTGGACGTAAAGGTTGTGATTCTGTTATTTGTGTATTTAAAGCAACTCCGCAATCTCAAGGTGGCGCTACAAAGAGCCTTGTTAATATTTATACTTTATCAAATGAACATTTTGAAGATTAGGCTATCAAATTAAAGAAATTATATTATAAATATAATGCTCGTCAGATCGTAATAGATGGTAATGGTATGGGTATTGGTTTAATTGACTATATGGTTAAATCTTAGACTGATCCTGATACTAATGAAACTTATCCTGATTTCGGTGTTTCTAATGACGAAGAAGGATACTATAAAAAGTATAAGACTTCTGTTACTGAACTAGATGCTATGTATATTTTGAAAGCAAATGCGCCAATTAATACTGAAGCACATGCTATTGCGCGTTCATAGTTGTCTTCTGGAAAAGTAAAATTTCTTATTGATGAACGTATTGCTAAAAATAAATTAATGGCAACTAAAGTTGGTCAATCTATGAAACCTGAATAGAGGGCAGAATATTTAAAACCATTTACTTTAACTTCCATATTAAAAGAAGAAATGATGAATTTGCGTGAAGAAACTGAAGGAGTAAATATTATCCTGAAGTAGGCAAATCGTGGTATCCGAAAGGATAAATTTTCAGCTTTTGAATATGGATTATATTATTTAAAACTCGAAGAAGATAAAAAGAAAAAACGTAAGAAATTTAAAGCATCTGATTGGTGCTTTATGAATTAAGGAGGGAAGTTTATGCGTGCTTCTAGAGGAGAAATAAAAATAGAAGAAATCTTAGAAGAGGCTGGACTTCCTTTTAAAATGGAATATATATTTCCAGATTTAAGAAGTCCAAATGGACGTCCTTTGAGATTTGATTTCGTTATATTTGATGATGATGGTAAAATTGATTTTATTATTGAGTATTAGGGTAAGCAACATTATGAAGCAAGTTCTAAATTTGGTGGTAAACGCGGTTTATACCAATAGCAATATAATGATAATCAAAAGAGACGTTTTTGTGCTTTGCACGATTTTAAATTAATAGAAATTCCATACACTGATGAAAACCTTATTTCTTATGATTATATAATGAAACTAGCAGGTTATTAAGGAGGTGGAATTTTGGATAATCAAACTCAAACCCTAAATCAAGTCCGTGCTGAAGAAATTCATAATAAAGGATTTGATATGACTGATTCTTATCGAGAGTATAGAACAGCGGTTGCTAATGAATATAAAAAAGTTAAGGTCGGTAATAGAAGTCTAAATGATGTTATTTTAGATTTAGATTATTATCAAAAAATAAATATTCCGGGTCAAAAAGGCTTTTGTAAAGCAGATATTTATAAAGCAATAGCTGATCATGATTTACCGGAACTGCGTCGTATATCTAATTTATTTTATAGCGTAAATGGTATATATGAGCGCACTTGTAATTATTTTGCTTTTTTATATAGATATGATTGGTATGTCGCGCCAGAGATTCTAGATGATACAGTCAAAGAGGAAAAGATATTAAAAGATTTTTCAAAGACTCTTAATTATTTAGATAGTAGTTATATTAAGAAAATTTGTGGAGATATATCTTTAAAAGTAATTAAAGAAGGCTGTTATTATGGATATATAGTTCCTTCTAATGACCATTTAATTTTACAAGATTTACCGGTTAACTTCTGCCGTTCTCGATACAGCGTAGATAATATGCCTGTTATTGAATTTAATATGAAGTTTTTTGATACTTTCCACGATATTAATTATCGTATGAAAGTATTGAAATTATTCCCTGATGAATTTGCCAAAGGTTATATGTTATATAAGCAAGGCAAATTAAAATCAGAAGAAATTGTATTAGGCAGAGATTCTGCTATTGGATCTTGGTATATGTTAGATCCACAGTATTGTGTAAAGTTTAATTTAAATAATGATGATATGCCATTATTTGTCAGTTCTATTCCTGCTATTATGGATTTAGATGCTGCACAAGAATTAGATCGTAAAAAGCAAATGTAGAAGTTGTTAAAAATTATTGTTCAAAAACTTCCTATGGATAAAAATGGGGATTTAATTTTTGACTCTGATGAAGCATTAGATATTCACCATAATGCTGTAGAGATGTTGCGTAGATGTATTGGTGTTGATGTTTTAACTACATTTACTGATGTTGATACTATTGATTTAGCAGATAGGAATACTACAACAACTACTGATGACTTATCTAAAGTAGAACGTACTGTTTATAATTCTTTAGGTATTTCATAGAATTTGTTTAATACTGATGGTAATATAGCATTAGAAAAATCAGTATTGAATGACGAATCATATTTGCGCAATCTTTTATTACAATACAATATTTTCTTTAATAGAATTACTGCTATGCGTAATAGCAATAATCGTAAATATAATTTTAAATTTTATATGCTTGAAACTACACAATATAATTATTAGAATTTAGCAAAATTATATAAAGAACACGTGTAGTTAGGATACTCTAAAATGCTTCCTCAGATTGCCTTAGGCCATTCTTAGAGTTTTATTCTAAATGCTGTTCATTTTGAGAATGATATATTACATTTGAGTGAAGTTATGATACCTCCTCTTATGAGTTCTACTATGGGTAGTGAAGATATTTTGGGCTTAAAAGGTTCAAGAAATAAACCTGAAACTCAAAATAATTCAGGAACATAGAAAACAAATATTACTACAACAACGGCTAAAACATCAAGCGGTTCTGGTACGGCCGGACGACCTGAGAAAGCCGATGACGAAAAGAGTAGTAAAACTATTTAGAATAAAGAATCAATGAGTTAAGGAGGACATGATGAAACATACAAGTATTAAATTAGAAACACCTTGTGAGTTTATAAATATTACTCCTGTTAATCCTTTAATTTCTAAGTGTTAGATTAAAGTGTGCTATGTCGGAGATACACCTAACCGCAATGGTAGTATTATTACTAAAGAAGTTGCGCGTTAGATGGCTAATTCTTTACCAGGTAGCCCTATTGTTGGTTATTATAATGATGCTACTGGAGATTTTGAAGAACATAATCGTGTAATTGATATTTCAAATGGTCAATTTAAAATCCAAGATACAACTAAGCCTTATGGTTTTGTTGATTTAGGTGCGCGTGCGTGGTTCTAGAAATTTAATGATGATGGCGTAGAGCATGAATATCTAATGACTGAGGGTTATATTTGGACTGGCTAGTATCCTGAGTGCCAGCGCATTATAGACCAAGGTAATAATCAATCCATGGAATTAGATGAAAAAACTTTAAATGCAACATGGACAAAAGATGATAATGGTAAGCCAAAGTTTTTTATTATAAATGAGGCAATAATCTCTAAGCTTTGTATTTTGGGAGAAGAATGTGAACCTTGTTTTGAAGGCTCTCAAATCACAAAATTTAGTCTTACATTCGATGAAGATTTTAAGCAAAAGCTATTCTCCATGATGAATGATTTAAAAGAATTAATTAAAGAAGGAGGAACCAAAGTGTTTTCAAGATATGCTGTTGAAATTGGCGATAACTTATGGAACTCTTTATGGAATTACATTTTAGAGAAATATCCTGATGCTGACAATACTTATAGTTCAGTATATGCTATCGAAGGTGTATGTGAAGAGGATTCTCAGAAGTTTGCTGTCTTACAGAATCGTGCTGATAATAAGTATTATCGTTTAAATTTCTCTTTAAATGAAACCGATGGTTTTGTTCCTGCTGATGCTTTAATTGAAGTAACTGAGTCTTATATTCCTGCCGCTGAACCTCAATTTTCTTTAGAGGCAGTAAAGACTTATGAAACTGAATATGCTTCTAAAAAAAAGGCAGAAGAAGAGGACAAAAATAATAAAGATAATAAGTCTAATTCTGATAATAAATCAGAGGGCAAAGATAATGATTCTAATAATCCAGAAGATGGCAAAGATAAAAAGCCAATTGGTAAAAAAGATGATCTTGATGGTAAGGGTAATAACTCTGACGATGATGGTAACAAAGATGATGAAGATAAGAAAAAGAAGAAAAAATATTCATTAGAAGATGTTACTGAATATCAAGAACTAAAAACTGAATATGAAGAATTAAAATCTAAATATGCCGCTTTAGAAACAGAAAAGAATTCTTTAATAGAAGAAATTGAACCTTTAAGAAAGTTCAAACTTGCTTCTGAGAAGAAAGATAAGGAAGCTATGATTGCTCAATTCTATATGTTATCTGATGATGATAAGAAAGATGTCATTGATAATATTGATAAGTATTCTGTTGATGATATTGAAGCAAAGCTTTCTGTTATTTGCGTTCGCAACAAGGTAAGTTTCGACCTTGACGAAAATAAAGAAACCAAGCCTACTACTTATAATTTAAATAATGGTGAAGATGATGATGAATCTATTCCGGCTTGGGTAAAAGCTGCGTTAAAATATGAAAACGCTAGATAAATTTAATAAGGAGGACATACTAAATGTTTAAAGACTTTTGGACTCGAAATATGGACCCAAAGTATCACAAGTCTCAGGCTAAGTATGTTGAGTGTGGTTACGGTCAGGTCGAACCTAATCACCTGTCAGCACAGAGAACCGCTCAAATTTATGCTCAGTTGCCTGCTAACCCAGAGATTGAGATTCTTGAAAACGGTCAATATGTAAAGTATGATTATGCTGCTAATGGCAATGGCATTGGCGAAGTTAATTTCACTGGCGCTGGCGAGTGGATGTTAGTATATAATGAAATTAAGTTATATCGTAACCATCTTGATGGTACAAAGCAGTGGGATTGCGAATTCGCAATGTTAAAGGATGATTATCAGGCTCGTGTATATAGCCCATTAGATTGGGAACATCCTGAGCAGGAATATCAGACCAAGTGGCTCAATGGCGTTGATGCTAATGGTAAGAGTTCTTACACTTGGAAGATGAATGTTGATATCAATCGTGATGGCAAGACTGTTACTATTGATGGTCAGGATTATGACGTTACTGATAATAAATTTACTTATAATGGTACTGAATATACTCTTGTTGATGGTAAAGTAACTATTGACTTTGTTCGTACTTTTGATGATGTTACTACTAATGTTCGCGATATCTATGAAATGAATTGGACTAATGATCCATATCATAAGTTAGGTATTTATCGTGAAAAGCGCATGAATCCAGGTACTGCTATGGTTCCTCGTGTTTTCAAGACTAATGTTGGTGATATTTATACTACCAATATGATTAATGAAGAAACCTTAGAGATTGGCGATATCCTTTCTCCTGATGCTACTGGTATTTTAAGTAAGACTGGCGACGCTACTATGAGTTGGCAGGTTGTTAAGCTTTATACCATGCCTGATGGACAAAAAGGCGCTAAGATTATGCGTATTAAGTAAGAAAGGAGAGAAGAACAATGTTAGATAGAAAAAATTTAGTCGCTTTAATGAAGACTGTTGCTAAAGCTGATCCTTCTGCTCCTACTGCTTATAGTTTTGGTGGTCAGAATTTAAGTTATGAGGCTTTGAATGACACTCTTCGCGCAGAAATGAATGAATTAGCTGGTACTTATTCACTTTATCGTGATAATAAGAATCAGATTTTCTCTATGATTGAAGAAACTCTTGATGAAGTTCTTCCAAAGAAAGTTATTCAGCAATATGATCAGTTTGCTGAAGTTAAGACCTTTGCTCAGGGCGATAAGCCAATTTTCCGTCGTCCATTACAGACTCGTGCTCGCGCAAAGCAGTTCGTAACTCGTGTCGGTCTTGGTGGCATTTATGAAGTATTTAAGCTTGGACCTGCTGAGAACGAATGCTTCGAAGTTCGTACATCTGCTATCGGCGGAGCCGCTCAAATCGGTTTCGAAGAATTCCTTGATGGTCGTGTTGATTTCGCTGAAATGACTAAGATCATTATGGAAGGCATGGATGAACTTATTTACAAAGAAGTTGCTCGTGCTCTTGTTTCTTCTATCAATCAGTTACCACCTGCCAACCGCGTTGCTGTTGCTGGTTTCGATGAAGCTGCTATGGATAAGTTAATTACTATTGCTCGTGCTTATGGTACTCCTACTATTTATTGTACTTATGAGTTTGCTGTTAAGATGATCCCACAGGAAGCTTGGAGATACACTGAGGCTATGAAGACTGAGCTTTGGAATACTGGTCGTCTTCCTACTTATAAGGGAACTCAGGTTATTATTCTTGAGCAGGGCTTCGAAGATGAAACCAATAGCCGTAAGGTAATTGATCCTGGTTATGCTTGGGTTATTCCTACTGGTGCTGATGGTAAGCCTGTTAAGATTGCTTTCGAGGGCAATACCATTGTTGATGAATTCCATGGTTATGATCGTTCTCGTGAAATTCAGGTTTATAAGAAAGTCGGCGTTGTTTGCATGCTTGCTAACAATATTTGCGCTTACTGCGATACTTCACTTGTTGGTCAGATGGCTACTTGGAATTATGATGGTGTCACTGGTAAGGTCGTTACCTATGATGGTAGATTAGATGGTACAATCTAATTTATAATTAATATATAAATTTACCTAATGGGGAGAGGGAAATAGCTCCCTCTCCCCATTATTTTTTTTAAGAGATAAAGGAGATAAAAAAATGATTAATCAAACTGATATGTATAATGTTAAGAATAGAAGTTCTAGTGTTGTTGTCTATTCAATTCCAGAAAGTAATTTGCGTAGAACATTTGCCCCTGGTGAAACTAAAAGAATTCCTTTTAGTGAGTTAGAGAAGTTAACTTATCAGCCCGGTGGCCGTGAGTTAATTGCTAATTTTTTACAGATTATGGAAGAAGAGGTTACTCAGGATTTAAATATTCACAGAGAGCCTGAATATAATATGTCAGAAGCTCAAGTCCGCGATTTAATCTTAAATGGTTCACTTGATGCTTTCTTGGATGCTCTTGATTTTGCTCCAATTGGAGTTATTGATTTAATTAAGAGTCTTTCTGTATCTCTTCCTATTACAGATTTCAAAAAGCGTGAAGCGCTTTTGAAAAAGACTGGATTTGATGTAGATAAAGCTATTGCCAATGATAAAGCTAGTAAAGAGAGCAATGAACCTTCTAATATCCTAGAAGATGTAAGTCCTAATAAGAGAAGAGTTGTTCAGGAAGAAGCTCCTCAAGGCCGCCGCACTACAGGCAATAACTATAAGGTAATTAATAAAACCGCGGAAACTTCTAAGTAATAAAAGAAGGGAGCGATTAAATGGGAACACTATTCTCTACTGTATATAATCGCTTTCTAGGAAAAGTTACTGATGATATGTATCTGGAATTAACGCCACAGGATACTTTAAAAGATTTATAGAATTTGATTATAGATGCTATACCGGGATTTGAATTTCCGCGTAAAAATCTATATGATTATACAATTCAAGTTGATACTGTTGATGAAGACAGTACAACCTCAAATGATTTTATTGTAGGTACTTTATGGGGAACTATTCCAGAACTGGGCGAAAAACCTCAAGTCCTAGTAGATCGTTCTACTTTTGGATGTGATTTAACGGAAGAAGAAATTAATATTTTAGCTATTTTGATGATGTGCGGTTGGGTACAACGTCAAGTCACTTCTATTGAAAACACTCGAATGAAATATAGTGGTTCAGATTTTAAATTTACTTCATAGGCAAATCATTTGTCTAAACTATTAAATTTATTATCTGACTGTCAAAGATAGTCTCATCATCTACAACGTCTTTATAAACGTAGACGTTTAAATGATAAAGGCGAATATGAATCTACATGGGATATGTTTAAACCTGATGAAAACAAGTTATGGTATTAATATTCCAAAAGAGAGTGTTGAAAAAAATTGTTTACGCTTAACCAACCAACTATGGAAATTAATTCCAATGCGTGAACATGATGAAGATTGGCAAAAATAGCTAGAAACTGTCATAAATGAAATCGTGGGGTTCAGTGTAATTTTTAGTACTGAACCCCTTTTCTTATAGCTTTTAGGAAAACTTGAAGGCTTAGATAATCAGGAGACAGAATTTAATTTCTATCGTAAAACTGTTTTTGAAGCTATTAATTTATTATAGGAAATAAATCATGGCATCAGGATATGATTATAGTAGTTAGCATCCATTTAGATTGATATAGGGACGACTGGGTACATATGATAAGCGTCCGTATGAAGGTAACTCTGTTGAAGGCGTGAATGATACTGCGACAAGATTGCGTTAGATGGGTGGTAATCTCCAGCAAGAACGTATGATAATGTCTAAGCGCAGAAGTTTAGATTAGGCAGTATGGAATTCATATTAGGCTGCTGAGATTATAAAACTAAAAGCAACATTAAAAAAACCTATACGTGCTTTAATAAATCCCAATAAATTAAAGCAAGATTATGATGATAAGATTCTTTCTGTTGGATATGAATATAATTTTAAACCAGGGGATGTATTTGAGTGGCGTGGTACTCATACTTATTGGCTTATTTATTTACAAGATTTAACTGAACTTGCATATTTTAGAGGAGATATACGTAAATGTTCTTTTGAAATTAATTGGCAAGATGAAGAAGGTAATGAGCAAAGTACTTATGCGGCTATTCGTGGTCCTGTTGAAACTAAAATTGATTATATTCAAAAACATGGTACTAGCATAGATAAACCTAATTATAGTTTAAATATATTGATGCCTAAAACAGTAGAAACTTTGAAGTATTTTAAACGTTATAGTAGATTTTATCTTTCTCCACCTACAGAAGGGGCTGATAGAATATGTTGGCGAGTTGAAGCAATAGATTCTATCAGTATGCCAGGAGTATTAGAAGTTAATGCTACAGAATATTATGCTAATGAAATTGAAGATGATTTAGAAAAAGGTATTGTTGGAGCATTAATTACTAAACCTATAGACCCAAATGAAAAATCTGATTTATATGAAATTTAGGGAGAAACTTTTATTCATCCTAAAAAAGAATATAAATACAATTTTGCTGGTTGGGAGGCTGGAAAATGGAGTATAGATAAACGCTTTCCTGTTAAATATAAAATAGATGACTTTGACCCTCGTGAAATTACAATATATTGGGACGCAGGATTTAGCGGGCAATTTGATTTAACTTATGGCAATTATAAAAAAACTATTATAGTTGAATCATTGTTTTAAAGGAGATAAAGGTGTATGAAAATTGATGGAGTAAAATTACCAAAGTCAAGTTTTCTGTCTATGGAAAAAGATATGGGCATTATAGTTAATAAAATTTGTGAAAATGAGCGTTTAAAACGGTTATTATATTATACTAGTCCTGATGCAATTGATAGACCAAATTTAACTGACGATTAGATGTATGAATTATTTAAAAAAAATATAAGAATAATTCCAAAATTAACTATTGATGGTGCAGTACGAAATTATTTAATTATTTCTTTTGATGATTTTTCTTAGAATAATACAAATCCAGAATTTAGAGATAATGTATTAGAAATTGATATAGTTTGTCATTTCGATTAGTGGCCTTTAAAAGATTTTTAGTTAAGACCTTATCGTATTGCGGCAGAATTAGATAGTATGTTAGACAAGACTCATTTAACAGGTATTGGAAAATTAGAATTCGAAGGTGCTAATTAGATTCTTTTAACAGATGATTATGCTGGTTTATGCTTAAGTTATAGAGCAATTCATGGCGAAGAAGATAAGAAAAAAATGCCTAATCCAATAGATGATGAAAAATTCTTAAAAGATTTTAAGGAAATGTACAATAAATAATGGATATACGATTGGCGCTTATGTGCGGAACTGATATCCCAGTTCCTGAAATACAATCAATTATTCATTAGCCTAAAATCCGTGAAATTGCTTATGTTGGAGAACAAGACTTTTTTATAGGAATGTAGTGTTTTTGTATTAACAAAGATAATTTACATATAAACGAGGGCGAAAGTCTTTTAAGAAATACAAGTAATTTTTAGATATTTATGACAATGATGTAGGAAAAAGAAATGGCAGATAAAAAATATGCTACTCGTCAATTTCTTACATTATTATTTCCAAATAAAAAAATATTATTTACTCCTAGAAGTATTATGCTTTAGGGAGAAGATAATACAAGCATGATTGATGAAAGTAGTTTTGAGATATTACAATCTCTTACTAGAGAAATCTTTTGTGCTAAATCTAGCGCTTCGCAAGAATTAGGATTTAATCCTGCTAATGAGACAGCTAAAAAAATTGCTGATAAATTAATGCGCGGGCGCTAGCGCGTTGCTGAATTAAATGGTAACGCTAATGCTAGTATATTTAGTTAGTATCTTTCAATGCTTACTGTAGGTTTGAACTCTATGTCTCTACAGGATTTAATGGATTTAACAATGTTCCAACTTTTTGACCTTGTTGAGAGATATTAGCTTTATATTAATTGGGATATTGATATCCGGTCTAGGTTGGCTGGCGCTAAGTCAGATAACAAGCCGGAGAATTGGATGAAAAATATCCATTAAATTTATAAGGAGGAAAATAACCTATGAAATTTGGTGTTCGTGAGATTTGCGATGTTGTTTTGAAGGCTAAAGCAGCTCAAAAGATCGGTAATAAAATCTTCTATAAGAATGAACCAGTTATCTATTTCGATACATTAAAGACTTCTAGCATGGAAGGCGCAGCTACCACTGTATATGCTCAAGGTGGCCGTGGTAATGCTCGTTTAGTAGCTTGGGAAGGTGAAAGAACTGTTACTTTCACAATGGAAGATGCTCTTATTTCTCCAGAAGGTTTTATGATTCTTTCTGGTGCCGGTTTAATTGAAGCAAGTGCTGATAGTACTATTAAACAGCATATCACTGAAACTGTAGATAAGGCACAAATTGATAGTACAACTGCTGAAGGACAAGTTACTATTCGTGTCTCTAAAAAGCCTTATCTTCCAACTGGTAATCAAGAGAATTTCGCTTATGTTATGTTTGTCAAAGATGGCGAAATTATTTCTGAACCTTTTATTCCTGTCCATGAGGAGTTAACTGCTAAAAAGGATACTAATGGCAATGAATATTTTGATTTAGTTGTTAAAACTCCACATGATGATTATGTTGCTGGTACAGGTAATTATACTTTTGATGAACATAATGGTCTTCCAGCAGCTGCAGAATATGATAGTGCTATTGTTGATTATTATACTGAAAAAGCTAGTGGCGCTCAACAGATTGAAATTACTGCTGATAAATTCGGTGGTAACTATTATCTTGAAGCTTCTACCTTATTCCGTGATCAAAATGGTGTTGATATGCCTGCTGAATTTATAATTCCTAACTGCAAGATTCAGTCTAACTTTACTTTCACAATGGCTTCTTCTGGCGATCCTTCTACTTTCACATTTACTATGGACGCATTCCCTGATTATACTCGTTTCGACCACAGTAAGAAAGTTCTTGCTGCTATTCAGATTATTGAGGAAGGCGGCGCTAGTGACATTCATAGAACTCAGACTGTTCATGATGCCAGTCACAACGCTCGTTTCACTGATTAATTTATGATTATTAAAGGTAAACATTGGGTTGTAAAGTCTGAACCCAGTGTTGAAAAGAAACCTGAAGTAATTAAGAAAGCAGAAAAAAGGGTAATCAAAGAAGTTCCGAAAGAAACAACAGTAGTTGAAGAAAAGAACGAACTAGATGAACTTTTATCTAAACTTGATAAAGAAAACAAGTAAATAATATAGGGGAGAGGATTTATTCCTCTCCCTTTATTTTATTATACTGAGAAAAAGGAGAAATATATGTCTGATTTATATAGAGGTTTAATTAAGCAAAATGGTAGATAGCATAGTTTTTGGGGAAAATATGCTTATTTAAATTAGTGGGATCAAGCGAATTTAAGTGATTCAGTATTATTTAGATTATAGTTAGTTCATTTAAAAAATTTAGAATAGTCTGCTGATAAGCAATATAATGCAGCTAGTGAATTTATTAAATTGTCTAGTTAGTTGTTACAATTAGAAGAATAGGAAATGGATAAATAGATTGGAGAATCTATATATAGTAGAATACTACAATTAATGAATTCTGCTTTTATTTCTTCTGAATTAAATCCTTTTCGTGATAGTGATAGAAATTGGATAAGTGATAAAGAAAAAATAAATTAGAATATTGATAATATTATGATAGAAGTTTAGTCAATCCTTTAGAAAATTAAGCCTGGAGAAGGTATTGACCAAGCAATAGTTTAGCAATTAGAAGATGTATTTGCTAATCGTAAAGTTAAAGGAAAAATGAAAGAATATTAGCAAGTTAAGGCAGATTATGCTGAAGCACTAGCTACTGATGCTTTAAATAAAAACGAAGGATGGAAAGCTATTCGAACTGGTAATTTTGTTGATAAAATGGGTTAGTAGTTAATTGAAGACGTTATGGCATTTAGTAAAGATAGTGTAAATATCCCTTTCACCGGTGGAAGTTTAAATTATAAAATTAAAAATAAAATAGATTCAAGTATCAGCACAGCTTCTGCGGGTAGTTTAAATGACTTTTTTAAACAGATTGAAAAATTAAATGCTAATTATACGATTACATTATCTGATGAATTATATGGTGCATTATAGCAAGCCTCGATCTTAAATACATAGGTTAAATCTGGTATGAATGGATAGCCTATTTTAACAAGAGCAGCACGTAATGCTATCACTTTAGAAGAATGTGGTTTTTCAGATTTTGGATTATGGAGATTATATACACAGTAGGATTCTTATAAGTATTTTAAATTAGATAGAGATTAGGATTCAAAATAGTTAAATGCAATTGCTAATTATTATTTATCTAAATCTATTGGTAAAACTAATTTAGCAAAAAACTAGTTATATTATACAGAGTTAGGATTTACTACAGCTTCACGATGGATGGAAGTAAATAAATAGATGTTAAAGTTTTTTCCTGCGATTAATTCTATGGCTTTAAATATGCTTACGTTATCTAGATAGTATAGATTTAGATAGGTTCAATAAAATTTGACGAATTATAAAAATTTTTGTATAATTATATAAAGAGTAAAAGGAGGAATATGTTATGGCAAAGATAGCATTTTCAAAATTAGGTTTAACTAAAGACAAATTAGATGAATTTCAAACTGTAGAATTTAATGACCAAACAGTTGAAGTAAAGCAATATCTTCCAATTGCGGAAAAAGCAGAATTAATTTCAAGAGTATTAAATAATTCAGTTGATGATGATGCTGGATATTATAATAACCTTAAGCTAGATATGTGGCTTGCTTTAGAGATTGTCTATGCTTATTCTAATATTAGTTTTACAGAAAAGCAGAAGTCAGATCCAATGAAGTTATATGATTTATTAAGCAGCAATAAATTACTTAACTTAATTATTGGCTTAGTTCCTGAAAGCGAATTTTATTATTTAACAAAAGTGACTCATGAATTGGCAACCGCGATTTATACTTATCGCAATTCCGCGCTTGGTATTCTTGATTCTATTGGACGTGATTATAGTAATTTGAATCTTGATGCTACTGAAATTCAAAAGAAATTAGCTGATCCAGAGAATCTTACTTTATTGAAGAACGTTGTTGAGAAATTGGGTTAATTAAGTTAATATATTTATTTTTATTTTAAAATTAAATAGGAATAGTCGCCTGAGAATATATGATTATTCTCAGGCGATTTTTTTTGTTTTACGTAAAATAAAAACGACAAGAGAGAAAGGAGTTATATCAATGGCAAAAGGTTTGAATAAAGAATATACAGTTAATCTTGCTTTTACTGCTGATACTGATTCAGCAAAATAGAATATTCAATCTTTAAGTCAAGAATTATAGAATTTAGTTACTTCAACTTCTTTAAAGACAAAAAATTTTGGAATTGATAAAGATTTACAATCAGCTACTGCTTCTGCTGCTTAGTTAAAGGTACAACTAGAAGCCGCAGTTAATACTGACACAGGTAAATTAGATTTATCAAAGTTTTCAGATAGCTTAAAAAAGAGTGGAATGACTCTTGAAAAATATTAGAATTAGTTATATCAATTAGGTCCAGAAGGATAGAAGGCTTTTTCTGATTTAAGCAAAGCAATTACTTTAGCAGAAGTTCCTTTAAAGAGAACTAGTAGTTTAATGTCTGAGCTATGGACTACTATGAAGAATACAGCTAGATGGCAATTAACTTCTAGTGCGATGCACTCCTTTATAGGAGCAATTCAGCATGCTTATTACTACGCGCAAGATCTAAATGAATCATTGAATAATATTCGTATTGTATCTAGTGCGAGTGTTGAACAAATGGATAAATTTGCTGAGAAAGCAAATAAAGCTGCGAAAGCATTAAGTGCAACTACATTAGATTATACTAATGCTTCTTTGATTTACTATCAATAGGGTTTAAGTGATAAAGAGGTAGAAGATAGAACAGAAGTCACTTTAAAAATGGCTAATGCTGCTAGGGAAAGTGCTACCACTATTTCTGATCAATTAACTTCTGTATGGAATAACTTTTATGATGGTTCTGAATCTTTGGAACATTATGCTGATGCGATGGTGCGTTTGGGTGCTGATACCGCGTCTAGTAGTAGTGAAATTTCAGAAGGTTTATAGAAGTTCTCCTCAGTTGCTAGTACTATTGGTTTAAGTTTTGATAATGCGGCAGCAGCTTTAGCTACGATTACAGCTACAACTCGTGAAAGTGCTGATATAGTTGGTACTGCTTTAAAGACTTTATTCTCTCGTATTCAAGGTTTGAAACTAGGAAAGACATTAGATGATGGTACTGATTTAAATAAGTATTCTACTGCTTTACATAAAGTTGGTATTGAAATTAAAGACACTGATGGCCAATTAAAAGATATGGATGTTATCTTAGATGAAATGGGTACTAAGTGGAATACTTGGAGTAGAGATACTTAGATGGCTTTAGCATAGACTGTAGCCGGTGTGCGTCAATATACTCAATTAATGACATTAATGAATAATTATGATTTTTATAAAGAGAATGTTGAACGTGCTAAGAATTCTGAAGGTTCTTTACAAGAACAAGCAGATATTTATGCTGAATCTTGGGATGCTGCTAAAGATAGAGTACAAGCCTCTGCTGAAGCTATTTATAAATCTTTAATTAATGATAAATTCTTTATCGAATTTAATAATGGTATTAGTACATTATTAGATGGAGTTAATGGATTTATAAAAGGTATGGGAGGAATAAAAGGATTACTTTTATCTCTTGGCTCTATTGTAACTAGAGTATTTTCTAAATAGATAGCTGAAAGTTTTTCTAATTTAATATTTAATATTAAAGGTCTAACTAGTACTGGTCGTAGCAAGTTAGAAGATATGAAAAAGGAAGCTAATAAATTGACTATTGAAGGATATATGGATACTGGAGGAATATCTGGTGAATATACCTCTTAGGCTTATTCTCTTGTAGCTTAGAATCAATTAGATTATTTAAGAAATGTTGATAATATGACTGCAGAAGAATAGAAAGTCAATTAGATTTTAATGGATAGAAATCGTCTTCTTGCTGATTCTGTAGCAAAAAGAGGAGAAGAATTAGAGAAGCTTGAAACTCAAATTTCTAAAGAAAAAATTTCCTTAGAAATTGCTGCTTAGCGTAAAGCTTAGGAAACAAAATCAACTGATTTTGATGGAAATGGATTTAAAAGATAGCTAAATGTTTATTAGAAAAAATCTAAAACTTATTCTATTTTCAGCGGATTGGAAGAATAGACTTTTAATCAATAGGGATTAGAAAAAGGTAGTGAAGAATCTAAAAAATTAGCTCAAAAAATAAAAAATTCAATAATTAATTCAGCTAATATTAAAGTAGATGATAAAAATAATGTTACTGATACTTAGATAGAAGCATAGAAAAAATTACAAGAAGCTTTTGCTTTATCTGAGCGATAGGCTAAGCAATTATGGAAAGAATTGTCATAGCCTATTGAAAATATTAGTATTGAAGATTTAAATAATACTATTGAAAAAATTATTAATAGTGCTGATAAAAGTAAGCAAAAAATTGAAGGTAGTTTAATAACATCACTAACTAAAAGCGGCTTTACAGCAGAAGAAGCTAAATAGAAGATATAGCCATATATAGATGCTATTGAACAATATGGTATTAAATCAGAGTAGGCTAAAGCTGAGGCTGAAAAATTAGGGTAGGTAGTTCAAAATCATGGAAATTTAATGGATTAGGCCCGAATTAAAACTATTGGTTATGGAGAGGCTATAAATAGAGCTGCTAGTGCTATTATGGCAATGGGATAGATTTATAGTCAAGTTACTGGAATTATTAAAATATTTAATGATGAAAATGCTACCACAGAATAGAAAATTGGAGCTATAACTGGTGGCGTAGGTATGTTAATTCCTGCTCTTCAATCTATCACTTCTGCTTTTTCAAATGCAAAAGTTGGAGTTACATTACTTGGTTAGGAAGTCGTAAAATAGGGTACTTTAGCCGGCTTAGCAATGTGGCAATTTACATTAATTGCATTGGGAATTGTCGCTGTATTAGGAGTTATTATTGCTTTAATTGATGAAGCCAATAAAAAATCTCCAGAAGGTCAATTAAAAAAAGCTAAAAAGGCCGTTGAAGAATTAACTACTGCTGAATAGGAAGCTAAAGAGGCTGCTGATAATTTAAGAACTGCTATTGAATCTTATGATAGCGCAGTTGAAAAATTATAGAGTTGCAAGCGCGGAACAGAAGAATGGCGAGACGCATTATTAGAAGCTAATGAAGCCGCGGTAAATGTTTTGAATGCCGCTTCTGGATTGTCAGGAGAAAATATTCGTGATTTATATAGTCGTAATTCAGATGGATTAATTGAATTTAATAAAAAAGGATTATAGACTTTATAGAATCAAGCAGATGAAAATGCTCAACTTGCTAGTTATAGTTTAGCTTCTGCTTAGTATAATAATTCTTAGGCTCAAAATAAACGAGATGCTGATAATTTAAGTAATCAAATTTATGATAATACTCTTTAGTATGATGATTAGGGTAATGCTTATAGCTTAAATACTTCTAAAGAAATTTAGCAAATTATTTTAGATAATTTAGATAGTCTTAGTAAATCTATGCCAATAGAAGAATTTAAAAATAATTTATTAAATTTAGGCATAGATTTATAGAATGTTACTAATAATGAATTAACAGCTTGGCAAAATAGTATTAAAGATATGGCGACAGAAGCAGATAAAGCTTCGGCTAAATTAGAGTTAGTAGCTAATTTAAAAGCTGATGAATTACTTGGAGATGATTATACTTCAGATGAAAAGAATTTTGCCGCTAAGGAAAATGCTGCTTTTATTGCTTCATAGACAGCGTTTTATAAGACCTTAATGGAGCACAATAATGCTTTTAATTAGGTAAATGAAGCTACAGGGGAAACTGTTAGTTTGGGTGGCATTAATAGATGGTCTGGTACTGAAAATGATGTTTATTAGTATGTTTTAAAAGCATTACAAGACGCTGGATAGAATATTTTTGCGGCATCAAGTTAGGCTAAAGCTGTTCAAGGTACTGATAATAATCGTTCTTTTGGATTCTTAAAAGATGGTAAAGAAATAACTTTATCTAGCGATGAAATTGCTAATATATTAGCAGCTTCTGATGCTATTTAGCAAATGGGTAATAGTGCTAATAAAGCTAGATAGCTATTTTCACAATTTAGCGCAGACTCAATTGGTAAAGTAACTACTTTGGTTAATGATTTTAATTAGAAAACTAAAGAGTTTGATGTTACTTAGCTTATGGGAGAATGGGATTCTAAAATGTTAAATGAATTTTAGAATGCTATTGGTGATGAGACTAATGGAGTTAATGTTGCTAAAATAGTGGCTGAAAAAATGGGTCTTACTCCTGAAGAATTTAATAATATTTTAGACACTTTAGGAGTTGAAGATGCTGGAGCATAGTTTGGTTAGGCTATTTTAGATGGATTACAAGGAGTAGAAGATTCTTTAAATCCAGAAACTTATTCTAAAAAATGGCGTGAGAATAGTACTGATACAGAAGGTAATAGCATATTAGCTAATTCATTTGATGAATTATTACTTAATGATGATAAAACAGGACTAAAATATAATGGCATTAGTGGTAGTTAGATAGCTGAATTTGCTTAGACTTATGAAGCAATTTTTAATAAATTTGGTACTGAAGGCTTAAATGTAATAGATAATTTACTTAATCAATTTGGTGATGATGCTGGTAAAGTTGCTGGAGTTATTGGCGATATTGACTGGTCTAGTGATACTTCTTTAAAAGATTTTCAATCCGCATTAAATAATGTTGGAGTTGCTACAGCAGGTATAGATTTAAGTAAATTTATTACTTAGATGGATGAAATTTATAAAATTGCTGATTCAGATGCTTTATCTAAAGCATAGTCTAATTTTAAAGAAATAAATGATATAGTAAAAAATCTTAAATTAGGAGATACTATTTCACCAGAAGATTATGCTAAATTGGGTGATGGAGCTGATTAGTATTTTACTAAAATGGCCGATGGCACTTATAAATTAACTACAGATGCTAAAGCTTTTTATGATATTGTTATGCGTCAAAGACGCGATGAATTTACATAGGCTTATAAAGATGCTTAGTCTAAAGCTGTGGAATTACAAACATAGAAGGAAAATGCTACTCAAGCTTTACAAGGGACAACTACAGAAGAATTGGGTAAATCAGCTTATAAAGTTGATGATAATTCATATGATGGCTCTAAAGTAAAATAGTAGTTGAACTTTTTACAGGCTATGGGTTATGACCAGGGAAAGATTGACAATTGGGCTGCCGATGCTGAAAATGGTCAAATGTATAAAGATACTTTAAATGAAATTGCTGGAGCTGTCCGTAATATGACAGTAGATTATGAAAATTTGGATTCAGCAATGGAAGAGGAAAATAATAATGCTGAAGAAGCTAAAACAAGTATCTTATCTACTGTAACTTCTATTAAAGATTTAAAAAATGAAATTGCTTCTAATGATATATTAGGAGAAGAAGATTATGGTAAAGGCCTTAGCTTATTAGCTTTATAGTATGAAGAATGTGAAGACGCTTATACTAATTATGTTAATGCCGTAGAAACAGGTAATCCTTATTTAATAGAATAGGCAAAAAAAACTTTAGAAGAGTCTGTTAGAGCCTAGGAAGTCTCTAAATTAGGAATAGAAACTTTAGGAGATTTGGCTAAAGCATAGCGTAAAGGCTAGATCACTAAAGATGATATTAATGCGTATGATAGTATAGCGAAAAAAACCTTAAAAGGTCAATAGGCATTGGCTACTTATAATAAAGAAATGGCCAATGCTCGAAAAGGCACTGATGATGCCACTAAAGCTGCTTAGAAATATAAAAGAGCTATTGAAGAAATCGAAGTAACTAATTTAGCAAGTGATATTAATAACTTAATGACTGAGTTTAGTAAACTTACTAAAGAAGAACAAGAAGGCGATAAAGGTTTTGATAAACTTACTTCAATTGCTGAAAATTTAAAAGATATTTTTGGAGCAGATTTTGATTATGATGCTAATTTTGTTAAGGGACATTGGGATTTAATTAAATAGTATTTAACAGGAACTTTAGATGAATAGCGCCAGGCTTCCATTGAATTAGCTATGTTAGGTAAAACTAATGCTTAGACTATGACTGAAGCAATTAGTAATTCATTTGCTGAAGTTGGTGTAGATGCTAGTCAATGTACTGGATTAATCCAACAGGTAGAATCTACTTTACAAAATGCTAATTTTAATAAAGATGGATCTATTAGTTTAGATACTGCTAATGCTATAAATAATTTATTATCTTTATAGACTACAGGTAATCAAGTGGCAGGCATTCTAAATTCTATATTAAATACAAATATTGAATTTGACGCTAGTGATTTCATTGAATTATAGAATTTAATGAAAGAAATATAGAATGTGAACCCTAATTCTAATACTTGGGCTCATAAAATGGCTAAAATTAAAAGTATTACTTTAAAAGCTAAATCTAATAGTGTTGCTCCTGCTGTTCCAGGTGCTTTAACTGGCCCCCCTGGTAGTGGTGGAGGATCTCAAAAAGAAAAAGATACAAAAGATTGGGATTAGGATAAAGATCGTTATCATGATTATGATAAAGCAATTGATCAATCTACACGTAAAGTTGATAAACTCAGTAAGGCTGTTGATAGATTATATGGCGCTAGTAAAGTATCAGCTATTTAGAAATAGATTAATGCTTTAAAAGAAGAAAATAAATAGTATGAAAAGAAATTGGCGAAAGCTAAAGAATATTTAGTATTAGATAAATAGGCTTTACAAAATAATACTTATGGATATGAAGTCTCATTTAATGAAAATGGTTTTGTTAATTTAGAATAGACTTTAAATAAGGCTTATGAAGATGTAAAGAAAGCTTAGGCAGCATATAATAAAGCACTAACAGATGATGCTAAAAAGGTCTATGAAGAGGCGCAACAGAAGTTTGAGAATTTCAAAAAGTTAATTGAATAGTATGAAGAAACTCTTGAATTAATTTAGAACTTAGAAGATCAGATTGAAGATAATCAAGATGAAATCATGGCTAAAAATTATGAAAAACTTACCGTAGAAGTTGAATATAAAGTTTAGCTTGATGAAAATGAATTAAAGAAATTGGATTATTTCTTTAATAAGTTATCTGATAATATTTATAAAGCTGCTGAAGCTTTTGGATATTTACAAGGTTAGATTGATCCTACTTTTGGAAAAATGTCTTCTTATGAAGATTTCTATAATAAGTTAGAAAGTTCTTATGCCAATGGAGAAATTACACAGGCAGATTATGTTGATGGTCTTCAAAATGCTTATGATAGTATTTTAGATAATTTACAAGCAGTTCAAGATTTAGATAAAGAAATGCTTGAATACTATGGTAATACCTTAGATTTAGCTGAAGATGAGTTATCTAAATATACTGATTAGATGGAGCACCTTACTAGCGTATTAGACCATTATCGTTCTATTCTTTCTCTATTGGGAAGAGATACAGATTATACGAGAGTATTAACTGTATTAGAAGGTAATGCCTAGACAAAACGTAATAAGTTTGATACTTCTAAAGCTTGGTATGAATCTCTTAAAGCTGAAAGAGATGCTGCGGCTGCGGCACTCGCTTAGGCTAGTGATGACGCTGAAAGAGAATTATTACAAAAGAATTATGATGCTATTGTGGCAAAATTCAATGAGGCAGAAGAACAAATGCTGTCAGATGCTGAAGCATATGGTGAAGCCATTAAGGAAGTTTTAACTACTAAAATGGAACAAGCCGCAGAGAATATGAATAAAGCAATGACTGATGGTATGGGTTGGGACGCTTTAAATGATTCTTTGGATAGATTGTCTAAGTATCAAGATGAATATTTAACAAAGACTAACCAAATTTATGAGATGAATAAATTACTTAATGATGTTAATAAGGCTAGTAATAAAACTAATAATCAAGCAGCAAAAGATAAATATTATCAATTTTCTAAAGAAATCGAATAGTTAAGAGAAAAAGATAAATTAAGTTAGTTAGAGTTGGATATTGCTCAAGCTAAATATAAAGTTCTTCAAGCTTAGATTGCCCTAGATGAAGCTCAAAATGCGATGGGTAAGGTCCGCTTACAGCGCGATAATGAAGGTAATTTTGGTTATGTTTATACTGCGGATTAGGATAAGATAGATGATGCTTAGCAAGCTTTAGCTGATGCTGAGAATGATTTATATAATATTCGCCTTGATGCTACTAATAAATATGGTCAATAGAAATTACAATATGAACAAGAATTAGCTGAAAAGTTAAAAGAAATTGATGAAAAGGCTAATGAAGATGCTCTTTATCGTGAAGGTAATTATCAAGCTGACCGCCAGAGAATTATTGATGAATATACTCAATTAATTCAAGCTTCTAGTGATTTATATAGAATTGCGCAAGAAGAAGATTCTCGTGTGGTTCAAGATGCTTGGGTTAATGCTTATGATGAAATCATTGATAGTGGTGATCAATGGAAAACAGCAATTATTGATTATACCGGTTAGATTAATAATGCTTTCCAAGAATGGCAAGTTGAAACTGATAGACTTACTGATTTAGTAGGTAAAGATTTAGTTGATACTAAGAATAAAGTTAATGATGTTACTAATGCCAGTGACCAACTGAAGGATGAAGTTATTAATAAAGTTGTTCCTGCTTTAACTCAGGAGCTATAGGCTGTTCGTAATGCTACTGAGGCCTATGCTCGTTAGAGATAGGAAATTATGAATTTAATTTCTTATTATGAATAGCTTATTAGTAAGATTCAATAGGCTATTGCCGCGCAAGCGTCTATGGATGCGGGTTCCAACAGTTCTTCTTCTGATTATGATGATTATGATCCAAGTGTTGACTATTCTGCTTTAATGGGTACTGTACCTGTTGGATCGGAACTTTATAATAAATATAAAGCATATCGTGATAGAAAGATGTCAGAAGGTAATTATAATGATATGGCATCTACTGCTCGTGTTAATGCTTTTTACGAAAAAGGATATACTTTAGGTCAAGGTCCTTTTGCTGGATATTCTAATTTTACTCAGATTCCTGATTGGTTATGGAAATAGACAGTAGGATTTAGAACTGGTGGTTACACTGGTCAATGGGGCGATAGTGGTAAATTAGCAATGCTTCATGAAAAAGAATTAGTTCTTAATAAAGAAGATACTTAGAATATGCTAAGTTCTATTAAGATGGTTCGTGAAATTGCTTCTGAGATTGATTTGCGCAGTAGATATACTACAATGCCAATTAATCCAATTTATAACACTTTTGGAACTGGTAATGATATATTAGAACAATAGGTTCATATTGATGCTAGCTTCCCGAACGTAACTGATAGGAATGAAATTCAAGAAGCATTTAACACATTAATTAATGTAGCTTCGCAATATGCTAATCGTAAATAAAATGAAGGTGAGATTCTTAATGGATCTCACCTTTTTCTTTTTGGGTAGATATATTTAATAAAGTAGGACAATTTTTCACTAATTTATAGAATAATGAGTAAAAGGAGGGATTATTTTGGCTGATAATGCTACAAATATTCAGGAAAATATATGCGAAGCTATATCTATTATTGCCAAATCGGCAGTCGATAAGATTACTTATGATAATACTATTGAATGTACGATTATTGATGATAGTAATAAATTAAAAGGGCAATATAGAGTAAAGAATGAATCATATTCTGAATTTGATGCTTTCTCCCAAATTACTACTTATAATAAAAATAATAGAGTATATGTTCAAATCCCTAAAGGTGATTTTAATAATACTAAATTTATAGTTGGTAAAAAAGAAGATAAAGGCTAGGATAAGCCATATAATTATGTAAATCCTTTTAATACTTTTGTTGATTTAACTGGTAATATGTTTGTTGGCGGTTAGAATAATAAATCTTTATGGAGTATCTTGGCTAATGGTGATGAAAGATTTATTGAAATTACTCCAATAGACGAAGAGGATTCGAATAATAATGGAATAAAAATTTCATCTAGTTGTCAAGGTTTTACACGGTTAGGATTGCGCGCAGATTTTAGAGCATGGCTTCAAGAGTTAGGTACTGTTCAAGGCAACTATGGTTTAGAAATTGCTATTACTGGGGTAAAAGAAACTACTGCGGAAAAATTTAATTCTACTACTAGTACTTATAAAGTAAGATTAGATACTTCGGATATGTATGGTAATCCATATAATTTTGAAGGATATTATTCTTAGGAAATAGTTATTGATATTAGCGCTCTTGCGCGCATAGATAAAGTTTAGGTATTTTTATATTAGGATGATAATTTTTATGATAAAGATAATAAGAAAATACCTACTCAATTAACAGAGGGAACTACTGGTATTACCTCTATTTTGCCAAATAATATATTTGTAAAAAATATTTATTTTAGTCTTGGTATTGGTTTAGATGAAATAAATGGAGAATTTTTAAGACTTTATACCAATGATGGATTAAATTATAAAGTTATTAATGGATAGGTTAGTAAAAAATCTATTCATTTAAAATGGATTCATTTTGATGATGATAATAATAAATCTCAAATTAGTAGATTGCCTGCGGGCGCAGAAATTCTATGGTATAGATATGATTTTGGAGCGCCATCTGCGGATGAACGCTGTGGTGTTTATTGGACATTCGTAGATAATACTAATTAGTTTAATTATGAATTTACTCCTCGGACGGAAAAGCAAGATGAGCGATATAAGGTTATTATTAGATACAATAATAAATATTATTATAGTAATATAATTACTTTCAATAATGATATGCTAGTGCCTAATGATGCGACAGTTGATGTTTTAAATGCTTTATCTATTCATTGTATTGATGGGACTAATGGTAATTATTTAATTTATGATTAGGCAAATTATTTATTAAATACTGTCGATAATAAAATTGTTCGTTCTATGCAGTTATATTTTAATTCTAAAACTTATGGGACGGAAAATAATAGTGAAAATGAAAGCCAATTAACTGAAGCACAAGAAGTATTATGGTTGTTGCCAAAAAATAGTATGATGTCTTTTGCTTTAGAAGGATAGATTTTAACAGATTATGATAATAATTATTATTAGATAAAATCTAATAATCCTAATGATAAAGATTTTATAGTTAAATATAAAGTAAATAATTTTTATAGTGCGAATAAATCAAATAATACAGTTATTGCGAAAATTAAGCGCGATAATGTTGAATACACAGCTAAGAAAGAATTCACATTTGGACAAGCCGGCACGAATGGTACTGATTGTACTTTAGTTATTGATTTAGTTGATGATCAAGTTGGTAACCCAATTGTTGCTATTACTTCTGGAGAAATTAAAGATTATAAATTTAGAGCTTCTTTATATGATAATACTGGTAAAGAAATAGATTTAAGTGGTTATAATTGTATATGGTCTTTAAATGTAGATGATCCTAATGTAAATTTAAAGACTATAGCTGGTAAATCTAATGAAATCACATTCGCAGTATTAAATAAAAATTCATTAATGAATAAAATGTATATTTTATCAGTAACATTATAGAATTGGGGTAATTATTTATTAACTGCTTATTATCCTATTCCAATTACTTCTGGGCAAGGAAGCTATATTAATGGACCCACTTAGGTAATTTATTTAAGTGATGGTGAAGCTGTTTTTTCTAAAGAACCTTATCAATTATATGGTAATGATAAACAATTAACTTAGATTCAAGATATTTATTGGGATATTTATCCAGCTTCTAATGGTTATCAATATACGGTATGTAATCCAACATCTGAAGAATTAAAATATAAAACTTATTATTATAAAGAACAAAATAGTAATGGAGAAGATATTTATATTCCAACTACTTTATCTTCTAATATGACTTTTAGATTAGTTTCTAGTCCGACCATAGGAAAAAAATATTATCTTGAAGATAGAGTAACAGAAGTTGTATATAGTGGAATTTCTTAGACTTATTATAGATTAAATCCTAGCAAAGATAAATATACTTTAGTTAATAGCTATTGGGATTTAATTAATAATGAAACTTATTATAATTCAAATGGTTCAATTTCTTATCTTTTTAAATATTAGGATTTATATAAAAAAGTATCGAGCGGATATATACGCGATGATAATGGTAAATATTTATACGTAAGTGCTAGTTCAAATGATATTGATTAGTTGAATTTTTATTTGCCAATAGATAGTACTGTTTTTTATCAAAGTAGTTAGGATATAAAATATACTTTAGTTTCTCCTAATAATTTAATAGATAGAACATTATATTTTTAGAAGGATGAAGCTACAGGCAATTATATTTCTACTTATTATGATGCTCAAACATTTTATAATTTAGCAACTAATAAAGTAATTGTTTCTATTAATAATTTAATTGATAAATTTCCATATTATGCTTATTATGATGTTTCCAATGAAGATTATAGCACTCTTTAGGGAATTTATAAAGATATTAGTTATGATAAAAATTCTAAAATAAGTGATTTATCTATTATTGATATTTAGAAAATTCCTAATAAAAGATATATTATAAAAAATACTAAGCGTGCTAATAGTAGCGGACCTTATAATTAGACTTCTATTATTAGTTATAATAAATTAATAAATAATCTTTATGGCACTAACGGAGGAAAAATTACTTCTATAAGTGATTTAGAATCTGGAAAAGAATATAGATTTTTAGCTAGCGATTCTTAGTTTTAGTATAGTGCAATTTATCCTTTTGATTTTGAAGAATTATATTTTACAAAATATTAGTCTGTTAATAAAAATTCATGGAAATATAATACCACCTATTATATTTTTAAAAATAATACAATAATTTCTTATGATTTTAAAGAATACTATGCTTCTGAAATAGATGAAAGTTCTGATGGTGCAACTACTACTTGTACTTTTAATGATTTAGTACGGTTATCTACCTATTATTTTAAACAAAATAATATTATGTATAAATTTATATATACTGGACCATCACTATATTCATTAGATTCAAGTAAAGATAGTTATAAAGTAATTCCTAATGGTGATATTATTGATTACAGTAATTGTTATATTAGGACTGGAAATAATAATAATTATGTATATTCTATATTTAATAAATTAAATTATTATAAAAAAACTTTAGGGACTGATATTGTAGGGAATCCGATAGATGGAGAAAGTTATTATATAAAGGATAGTAATAATAATTTAATTTCTACTACTTATAGAACAATTAATTATTATGAAAAAGTATATAGCAGTTCTGATTCTAGAACTTATTATAGAAGAACTTCTACTGCTGAATCTGATTTTTATGGAATTATTAAAGTAATTAATAATAAATCATATTTATATCCTTTAGCAATATATGTAAATAGTGCTCCTTAGTATGCGGTACAGTGTAAAAATGCTTAGGGAAATATTTTATGGACTTAGCCTATTTTAATATTATAGAATAAGTATCCTTCATCTATGATAAATAAATGGGATGGTAAGTCTTTAGTATTAAATGAAGCAAGCGGAAGCATTTTAGCTAGTTAGATTGCTGCCGGTAAGAAAAATGATGATAATACTTTTTCTGGTGTATTGATGGGCGATTGGAGCCCTAATGGTGAATCAATATCAGATAATAGTATTAGTGGTTAGTGTGGCATATATGGATTCCATCAAGGAGAATAGTCATTCGCTTTAAGAGAAGATGGTACGGCATTTTTTGGCAAAGATGGTAAAGGTCGTATTATATTAGATGGTAATCAATGTCTTTTAAAATCTGCTACTTATGATATTACTAATGGTAATGGTATGTTACTTAATTTAGAGAGTAATTTATTAGATTGTAAAATAAAAGGCAGTTCAGTTTTTACAATTAATAGCGGTGCTAATAGCACAAATTATTTGACTATTCGAGATCCAGTTGGATATGATACTTTAATGAATGTTGGTAATAATAGTTATTATTTACAATCAAAAAATTATGCTGATAATGGTAAAATTGGTATGAAGATTGATTTAAATAATGGGTATGTGTGGGCTAATACAGGAACATTCAATGGAGATATTTATATTAAATATAAAAATGGGCGTTTAAGTTGGTTTGATAATAATGATACTACTTCATTAAATTCAATTTTAACATATTTATAGACGACAGCTGAAGATGCTAAAGAGGCTGCTAATGCTGCTGCTAGTGCAGCTCAATAGGCATAGAGTGCTGCTTCTTAGGCATAGAGTGCAATTAATGGTTTAGCTTCAAAATTAGATTCTTATCGTAGCGGCTATGGTGGAATTGAGTATTCTTATGTAGGTAGTAGCGGAGCAGGAAGTACAAGAGGTATTTAGATGTATGCTGCTAATGGAGGATATGTTGCTGCTTCTAATAGTGGTGCTTCTATTTATTATTATGGTAATTAGATTTATGTAACAGGTTCAGGGTGTTTCTCTAGCGAAGAAATTAGTGTAAAATCTGATAAACGATTAAAAACTAATATTAGTTATAATCATATTAATGATTATAAAAAATTATTTAGTGAATTAAAACCTGTTAGTTATAAATATAAATTATCTGATAGAACTTATTTAGGTTTTATTGCTTAGGATATTGAGAATATTTTACAGGAAAATAATTTAAATGATAATAGTTTAATAAAAAAAGATGAAAAACAATTATTATCATTAAATTATAATAGTTTATTTACATTAAATATTGCAGTCACACAAGATTTAATGAAAGAGATTGAAGAATTAAAGCTTCAAGTGAAAGAGTTAAAGGAGGAAAAAAACTAATGAATAAAGAGGATTTAAATTATTTAAATGCTTTATATAACACATTAATTTGTATTTCTACGAAAGGTGAAGATACTATTTTAATGGGAGAATGCATTAAAAGTTTAAAAGAATTCATTTATCGTTAGAATAATACACAACAAAAACAAGAGGAGGAATAATTTATGAATAAATTATATCCGCCTTATATAAGTGGAACGCTACCTGCATTTACTGGAACGGAATTAACTATTCCGTTCCAGATGAATCAAACTGTAAGTGCGGCAGAAGTTAGTGGATTCGCTTATATATTTAAAACTATACAAAGTAATGTAGTAATTGCGCAAGGTTAGATTATTTCATCTCAAGCGCAAGATGCTATTAATAGTGGCTCAATTACTTTCCAATTAAAGTTTAAGCAAATTAATGGCAATGCTTTTCAATTAAATTTAGGGTAGTCTTATAAGGTTCAATTAGCTTATATTGATAATAATAAAGTTATAGGATATTATTCTACAGTTGGTATTACTAAATATACTACAGATCCAAAAGTAGAAATTGAAGGATTGGAGCCAGGTGGTATTGGTATTAATAAAACTAATTTTATTGGTCATTATAGTCAATATAATGGTGATGTAACTGAAAGAGTTTATTCTTATCAATTTATTGTATATGATGAATACCACAATATATTTGCTACTTCTGGAGAATAGCTACATAACACTATCAACGATGAACAGTTATATGAGTCATATGATAGTTTTGAGTTAAATAAAGAATTAATTAAAGGTAAGAATTATTATATTTAGTATAAAGTTACTACAATTAATAATTATGAAGCCGCCAGTCCTGAATATCGTATTATTAATAGAGAAACGATTGACCCTGAAATTCGTGCTACTTTACAAGCAGTTATGGATGAAAATAATGGATTTGCGCAAATTAATTTAAAAGGTATTAAAGATGCTGCTACTAAATCAGAGATTCCTGCTACTGGAGCTTTTATTCTTTTAAGAGCTAGTAGTGAAGATAACTATAGTTCTTGGAATCCTATTCTTAAATTTAAATTAACTGGTGAAGCGCCTAGTCGTGTATTATATAAAGACTTTACTGTTGAGCATGGATTTTCTTATCAGTATGCTATTCAATAGTATAGTGATGCAACTTCTTTGCGTTCAAATAAAATTTTATCTAATATAATTTATAGTATATTTGAAGATAGCTTTTTATATGAAAATGGTAGATTGTTAAAAATTAGATTTAATCCTAAAGTAGAAAGTTTTAAAATTAATACTTTAGAAACTAAAATGGATACTATAGGAAGTCAATATCCTTATATTTTCCGTAATGGAAATACTTATTATCATGAATTTCCTATTGGTGGGCTAATTTCTTATTTACAAGATGAAAGTCATTTATTTATAAATAAATTAGGAAATGATGAAATAAAGGATTTTACTAGCACTGATTTAACAGATTATAATTATAATATAGAGCGTCAATTTAAAACTAAAGTTTTAGAATTTTTAACTAACGGAAAGCCTAAATTATTTAAATCTCCGGCAGAAGGTAATTTTATTGTTAGACTTTTAAATGTTACATTAACTCCGCAAGATACATTAGGACGTATGTTACATTCATTTAAAGGAACAGCTTATGAGATTGATAAGGTTACTTTTGATAATCTTAATTCTTATGGATTTGTTGATGCTGATGAACCTAATAGTGAAATTCTTAAATGGAATAGTTTATCTCTTTATGGGATTTATAAATTAAATAGTTGCCTTAAAAGTTATAATGATTGTATTGATAGATTAACAACGGAAACAAATATTGAATCTATTAATAAGTTAAATCAAACTAAAAGAGAATTAGAGGTTAATATTGAATCATTACTAGCTACTTATCCATTTTGTAAAGTAGAAAATGATTCATTAAATCCCACTCATAAAAGATTATATACAGAAAATTTAATCTTTAATGGGCCTGCGATAACATTGCGCTTACAAGGATTTAGCGCAGGAGACAAATTTAAAATTAATAATGAAGAAGTAGTTATTGGTGTTACTGGTGCTTATTTAATTGACCATTCAATGCCAGTGTATACATTAGAAATTGTAAACATTTCTGATTAGGGTATTTAGCAAGGAACTATTGAGTATTCATTTATGGGAACTCAAGAAAGCAAATTTGATATTATAGAAGATGTTAAAATCGCTGATTTACCATTAGAGCAATGCTATAGTGTGGATGGCGGCAATATTTTAGATTAGTATTAGGATGACTTAAAATATACTGTATTAAAGATTTATTTTATGCATTTTACCAAACGAGAATTATAGACTATTTATACTTTAGATGGAAAGAAATTCTATTTATCTCCTGGTGGCGCTCGTGAACAAAAATCAAATGATTTATTAACTTCTTTTGATAGATCTTTAATTTATAAGGTTTATAATTTATCAACAGAAATGAATAATCCTCCTACTGATTCTGTGCCTTATTTTTATGATGGTAATACTTAGAAGCCAATCACTTATAATGGCCGATTAGTTACAGAAGATGAATGGGATTATAAAATTCGTTTTAATAATAATGATAAAGAATTAATTGATATTACTCATAAAAATGAATATTTCGTTACTGATTTAAGTGATATTACTTCAGTAGAAATTGATCCTGGGATTTTATGTGAATTATCTATTCAACGTCAAGAGAAAGTATTTTCTTTTGAAAACGATAATAGTACTAAATATAAAGTTTTTACTGGAAACACTTATGTTGAAAAGACTATTTATTAGTTAAAAGCTGAATGGCAAAAAGCTTATAATGATTTATAGGTATATCAGGGACTAAAGCGCGGAGAAGATGATAATTCAGATGATGGAGTCTATATGTTACCATTTACTCCAAATTCAATCAATGCTTCTCTGTATGAATCATAGTTAAGAACTTATAATGATATGATAAAAACTAAGCAAGCTGATGTAAATAATAAATATAATTTATTTATTAAATATTTGAAAGAGGCTATAAATAATTATGAGACATCAATAGAATCTTGATAAAGAATTTTTAAGAAAATTAGATAGTCTCCATGAGCGTGAAGTTTATGCACGTATTGAGTTAATGACTTTTGATGAATTACCAATAGAAACGATTGAAGGCAAGATAACGACTGGATCTATTAATATTGATGGGTCATCTGCTGTCCGCAGATCTTGTTCTTTAACTATGGTAACGAATGATTAGTTATATAAGCAATATATGTGGGGACTAAAATCTAAATTTAATCTTGCTGTTGGTTTAAAAAATACTATTGATTCAAATTATCCTGATATTATTTGGTTTAATGAAGGTATTTATTTAATAACTTCTTTTAATACTTCTCAAAGCGCTAGTAATTATACAATTTCTATTCAAGGTAAAGATAAAATGTGTTTATTAAATGGTGACCTTGGAGGAAGTTTACCTGCTTCTATTGACTTTGGTTAGGAAGAAGTTATTAAATATAATTATATTGTTCAAGATAATGATTTTAACTATGATGCTGGACATTACTGTTTTAGAGTGAATAGTGAAGAAGAAGCAAAAAAGTATAATAATTATTATATTGCTACTAATGGCAATGAGAAAATATATTATGTTTTAGACGAAAATGAAATTAAAACAGAAAATAGAACTTATTATTATCGTGAACGTATTTTAGATTTAGTTAAAGTACCTATTAAGACTATTATTAAAAAAGCCTTGATGGTTTATGGTAAAGAATTAGAATCTAATATTGTTATTAATGATTTAGATGAATATGGTTATGAATTATTACAAAATAAATGTGATGCTGATATGTATTTCTTTAGAGATACTGAGACAGGTCGTGTAGTGAATGTAGTAATTGGAGATAATCTTCCTAATTTATATGAAGAAATAAGTCATGGACCAATTCCTCTTGAATAGATTATATTTGATTAGCTAGATTCTTATAAGTTATTAGGAGAAGAAAATTAGCCAACTAGAATTATTTTATCTTTAGATACGCCTAATCCCACAGTTTATACTATTGCTAAAAAATCGTATGGAGAACCAGTCGGTTATCGAATTTGTGATTTAGTATATGCTGGAGATTTAATAACTAATGTTGGTGATACTTTAACATCAGTCTTAGACAAAATTAAAAATATGTTAAGTTGTTTTGAATATTTTTATGATATTGATGGTAGGTTTATTTTTTAGCGCAAAAAATTTTATGATTTTAAATCATGGAATAACATAGTTAAAAAATCAGAGGGAGAGAGTTATATTAAACCGGCAGTTTATTCTTCTTCTTATACTTATTCATTTAAGGATAGTTAGATAGTAACTTAGTTCGCTAATAATCCTTAGATTAATATATTAAGAAATGATTTTTCAATTTGGGGATAGCGCAAATCCGCGAGCGGAGAAGAGCTTCCAATTCATATGCGTTATGCTATTGATACAAAGCCTGTTCAATATACAACTATTATAGTTACTCAAGATGATATTAATAGATATAAAACTTTAACTTATAATAATGAAATATTTCAAACAATGAATTTATAGCTAAAATAGCAAACATTTAAAGCTTATCCTGAAGATGGAGACCCGGCAGGTATAATTTATTGTGATTGGCGCGAAATTATATATCGTATGGCTGTTGATTATTATCAATATAATTATGGTGATGATTTTCTCCATAAAGTAGCAGCCGCTAACCCTACTCTCTATCCTTCTGGAGTAACTGGATATGAAACATATTATGCTGATATTTTTTCATTTTGGCGTTAGATTTATGATTTTGAACATCGTACATTCTATGATAATGTTAAGCAATATCCAGAAAATTTAGATTTTTGGTTTGATTTTATTGGAGAAGAAAATAGTGATATTAGCAAGTATTCAATAAAGTTAATTGGTGATAGAACAAAAGCAGTTAATGATACTAATATAAAAGTTATAAGTTATAGAGATGTACCTGAAGTGTTATTTTTAAATCAAGGAGATTATGATCGAATTGTTGAAAATAATTATCCTCAAGAAACTGGATATGTTTGGGTAAATGTCTCTAAAAATTATGATAATTATTTTAGTATTAGTTCTATGGGTAAAAGTGCCATTGATGAAATGGAAGATTTATTATAGACAACTGCTTATTGTACTGAAAGTAGTACAATAACTACTTTACCAGTTTATTATTTAGAACCAAATACTAGAATTTATATTGAAGATAAAAAAAGTGGCGTAGAAGGAGAATATTTAGTTAATAAATTAACTATTCCATTAAGTTATAATGGAACAATGTCTATTAGTGCCACCAAAGCTATATCAAAAGTATATTAAGGAGGAACACTAAATGGCAAAGCGAATTAAATAGATTCGTTATTACAATGAAAATAATGTAAAAAATTATCCCGGTGGAACTTCTTTAGGTATGACTAAATTAATTAATGGTTCCGCATTTAAAATTAATGGTAATAATGTATTAATTACTTAGTTAGGTATTTAGACAGTACCTGGAGTTAAGTTTTATTTAAATGAAAGTGATAATAGTGTTATGGTTGGAAGTACTGGTATTTATGAATTAGATTTAGAAGGAATTTCTTATATAACTTCTATTAAATTTGATAAAGCTTCCATGAATTTAATTAATCAAAATACCAATGCTTATTTAATTGTGGATATTTTATACGAGGAGGGATAATATGGGTTTTTATGGTAATATAACAAATACATCAAAGACTACATTCTCCTTTGATAAAATTTATGCAAATAGACGTGATATGGATGCTGATTGTGCCCTTGGTGATGGTGTATTTTTAGGACGTTATGTATTAGTTGAATATGGTGCTACTGTTTTAAATGATATTCAAGAAGTTTATACTGATGGTCCTTTAACTACTCGTATTAATACTTTTTATAGTGATCCTACTAAAAGAGATAGTATATATATTGTTCCTTGGGTTGAGCGTAAAATAGTAAAAGCAAGAGTAAATTTTAGTTCTGGTTCTCGATATGATTATTATCAAGGCGTATTAGAAAATAGTTCACGTAATCAAATATGGAAAAAATTATCTGGATATAGTGTAATAGAAAATACCCCAGATGATGAAGCCTATAAATTAAATTATGATATTGATTACCAAAAATATGGACGTGGATATGATTCAACAGTTTGGATTAAACAATTCATTAATAATGAAGAAAAATATGTATAGATTGCTGAATTAAATACTATAGTTCCAGTATTTGAAATTTTACCTCAAGCACCACAAGATATTTACACCCTAATAGATTTAAACGAAGATACTTATTAGCCTAATAAGTATTATTATTTTAATGGAACATCTTATGTACAAGACACTGGACCTTTTGTGGCCGATAGAAAATATTATTCTGTTTATACTAATCCTGATGGAACTCCTTATTGGCCTCCATATGTTTCTATTGATGAAATTAATAGTACAAATATTAATTATCGTATTCAAGTGCCTACTAATTTTTTATTAAATTTAGATCCTTAGAATATTGATTTTAATGCTGCTGGATTTGATGAAAAAATTCATCATTTTAGTAATGAAGAAAATAGTATTACTTATACTTTAGGTACTACTAATTATCCTTATTATTATGATGTTGAATAGGACGGTATAACAGGTGAATATAAAACTAATGATATTAAAAATCTTGTAATTAAATTACCTGGTCTTGGAAATGCTGCTTGTCGCGTTTATGACTTACTTTATGGTGAAGAAAGAAAATCAAATTATAATCCTAATAATGTTTCTGGCGCTTTAAATAGATTAAATAAAAAGCTTAATAATGTTAATTTAGAAGCTAGTAAATTATTATATGCTTCTCCAGAAGTAGATAAGGATACTGGAGATAAGATTATTAAGTCTGCTGGAATTTCAGGTGATAATTGGATTAAATATTAGGCTATTAATAATGATACTAAAAAAGTAACAGAATTTAAATTGTCTCATAAACTTTCTGAGGCAGGTAAAACAACAATAGCGCCAATAGTGAATTAGACTCCTAAGTTTGGTGAAACAATAGAAATTCCAAGTTTTACTGTAGATGATTGTGGACATGTAGTATCTTAGAGCGAGACTAGAAATATTACTATCCCAAAAGGTTCTTACCAATCAGATGATACTGGTAATGTAATTACAAGCTTAACTTTTACTCCAGAAAATGGAAAATTCGTTGAAATAAAAGATTATTTAGGTAATTTACAAATTGGTGTTAAAGATTATACAAATGCTGATTTGGGGCTTAATAGTACTTCTACCTTAAAAGATAGTATTAACGCAATTTCAACTAAATTAGCTTCGAATTTAAGTGCGGCAGAAAATTATATAAATGATAAGATTGATACATTAAAAGTTGAAGATTAGGCAATAAGTAAAGAATTTGTTACTGCTGTATCAGAAGAAAAAGGTAAGATTAAAGTAACAAGAACATCATTAAAAGTAGATGATATTCCATCATTAACTCATGTTAAAATTAGTGATTGGGATACAGAAGTTACTAATAAATTATCTCCTTTAGAAACTAAATTAGATACTCATATTAAAAGTGATACTCATATTACTTCAGATGAAAGACTTGCTTGGAATGCGAAATTAGATTCAATTCCAAATACATATATTTAGACAACTGATAAATTTACTGTAAATAACGACAGTAAAACTATTCAACAATTATGTGCATATATTGATACATTAGCAGAAAGAATTAAAATATTAGAAGATAATTCTACACCAACTAGTTAATAATAAAGGCTTGGTCTAATAGGCCAAGCTTTTATAAATTTATTGAGATAACTTTTATAAATAAAAGGAGAAACAGAAAAAGGAGTGATTAAATTGCCAGATATTACCCAAAAATATGTTAAATTCCAAAGAGGTTCTCAAGTCGCTTATGATTCTTTAAAGATTAAGGATGAAGATACTTTATACTTTATTACTAGTGCTGAAGATAATTCAGGTAAATTATATTTAGGTACTCGTTTAATTAGTAGTGGTTTAAATACTGCTGGTAAGCTATCAGAATTAGCTGATATAGTTATCAATAATTTAAATACTGATGATGTATTAATTTATAATGGTACTCGTTGGGTTAATACTCAATTAACTAATAATGAAACTTTAATTAGTTCATTGGTTGATAGAATTTTAACAAAAGAAAATGTTGTTAAATGTATTCCTGTTTTTAATGGTACTGAAAATGGACTTATCCCAGTTAATCCAAATGGCATTGAAGGAAAAGTTCTAACTGACAGCGGTGCATGGATGTCAATTCCTGTTGGTACAATAATGACAGGAGCTACTGAAACTGAAGATGGTATTAGCGGTTTAGTTCCTGTGCCAACTAAGGGTTCTGCTGATAGATTTTTAGCAGCTGATGGTATTTGGAAAAAAGTTGTTGGTACATTATCTGAGGAAACTATAAGTCAAGTTAATACATTCTTAGAGACTTCTACTGATTTAACTAATCGTGTAAGTGCTCTTGAAAATACTTTAACTTGGAAAGATATTAAAGGAGAGTGAAATAATAAATGAGTGAAGCTGTAAAATTTTTAAAAGGTACTCAAGCCCAATTTGAAGCTTTATGTGCAGCTGGCAGATATTAGCCTGGTGCTTTTTATTTAGTAATTGATGATACTGCTGGAGCAACTGCTGATTCGTTAGGCAAACCAGGTAGATTATATTATGGTGTTAATTCGACTAATATTGCCCCTGTTAATTAGGGTATTACGAATGTTGAAACTACCGCAAACTTACCAACTCCTAATGCATTAAATGCAGGTAATTTTTACTATGTTAATAAGGATAATATTCTTTGTATTAGTAATGGTAAAAATTGGGTTTAGACTAATGTTGATACTACGCTAAGTAGTGAAACTAGTTCAATTGAAGTAGGTTATCCGGAAGCAAATAAAGCGACAATTACTTAGACTATTGCTGATAGTGCTGGAAATTCAATTACTCAAGTTCATACTCTTGTCGGTGGAGAACATATTACTCTTGATGTAGATACTATTCATAATATTGTAACTTTTAAATTAGATGGTATTGATTATAAATTATAGAGTTCTATTGAAAATGTTTCTGCTGAAGATACAACTCATCAAAAATTAAATATTACTTTAAAAAATATTGGTGTTGAAAATGATAGCGGCACTACTGTTGCTATTATTCCAGATGATAATTTAAATTTTGAAACTGTTAATGCAGAATCTAATTAGTATAAATTAACTTTAAAGAATAAAGTTGAAGATTTTACTGTTGATAATGCAAGAGAAGGTTTTAAATTTACTGTTACTGGTAGTGCCGTTGAAGGTCAACAAATTTCTTAGACCATTGATCCTCTTATTACTTATGGTGTTGATGATCCAGTTTCTGTCCATTTTACAGATGGAGCGGCTACTTTAGATGTATATACAAAAGATGAAATTGATAATCTTAATCGTACATTAAATGCAATGGTTTATCGTGGAGCCATTACTAGAATTGCTGATGGAGTATTTACATTTGAAAATACAAATTATACTACTTCTAATTTGCATAATGGTGATGTATTTATTTATAATGATGCCAATGAGAGTTTATATAATGGTTATAAGGTACGTCAAGGAGATTTATTTATTGCTTCTGGTGAAGAAGGGGCAAATGGTTTAATTCCTAGCGATGAATTAACTTGGGTCTATGTGCCTTCGGCAGATGAACCTTTAGTTGAAATTGGTGATACATTAGGAGCTAATAAATCTAATCCTAATTTCTCAATTTTTAGAGGATTAGATGATGAACTTCTTACTTTTGAAATTGCTACCGATGATAGTTTGCAAGTTGAAGCAGTTACTACTAATAAAACAAAAGTAGTTACCTTAAAACATGTAGCAACAAAGAAATCAAATGCTACTGCTATTTCTAAAACTCTTGAATATGGTTCAAATGGTAGTTTAGAAATTACTATTCAAGATCCTACTGAAATTGATAGTAATGGTCATATTTTACAAGTTACTCCTAAAACTTATACATTAAAAGATACTCATGCTATAATTGAAGCTGCTCCTCATGCTGGTAATGGTAATATTTTAACTCCAGTAGTTAAAGTAGATAAAGTAGATACAGAATTAGCTCCTATTGCAATTAATAGTAACACATTAGCTGTTGAGTGTGTTAATGGTAGTAGTACAGAAGCTGCTAAAATTAATGTTGAATTACAATGGGGTAGCTTTTAAGGCCAATATAAATTAATTTTGCTTATAATTTTTTCTTCTTATATAGAAGAATGTTTTTATGGGGAAAGAAGGTGTTCTTCTTTCCCCATAATTTTTTTATAGGATAGAAAGGAGTAAAATATGTCTAAAATTCATTTCCGTCCAGTACAAGGCCTAGAAGAAAAGATTAAAAATTTTCCTTAGACTGAAGGATATTTTTATGTTGCCACTGATACTGGCCGCATTTATTTAGATACTGCCGACGAGAATAAATTACCCATTGGTTCTAGTGGCGTATAGGTAATATATGGTACTGATGATAACGCAGAAATTGAATATGATATAGATGAGAATCCTATTGATTATTTAATTGAGATTGGTAAGTTATCAACAACAAATTATCATATAAATGATTTAATTTTAAATTCAGATGGATGCTTTTATCGCATTATAGGAACTGGATTAAATGAAGATCGAGAAGAATGTGCAAAATGTGAAAAATTAACAATGGGTGGGGGAAGTGACGAAAGCTCTGAAAAAAAAGTACTAGGTTCTACTTCTTTAACTTTAAATTGTACACAAGATATTTTAAATAATGAATAGGCTAGTGTGACTGTTTTAGTTAAGTGCCGTACTATAGATAACGTGCCGCAAGCAGAGTCTGTAGAAGGTCAAATAACAGTTAGCTAGCAAAGCAAATCTGGCGAAGGATATGAAGTAATTTGGCAAAGTGATAGAGTTGTATTCAATCATAATGTTGCTCAAACATTTGATTTAACAGAAGTATTAAGAGATTCAACTACTCATCAAATTACTTTTGATATTACTAACAATCCAGACCCTGAAAATAATAAATTTTTAGCTCCAACTAAACGTACTGTATTTATTACAAAACATGCTTTGGATTTATCTTGGAAAGAAGATAATTTTTCTAATATTTATCCTTTTGATGATGGTTCAGTGAGAACAGCATGGTTAATGTCAAGTGGAGTAGAACGTACTATAGAAGTATATTTTGATGATTATCTAGTTTTGAATAGAGAATATAAAGGAGATAACATTAATCAAGCTAATGATGATTTTACTATTACTGCTGATACAGTTATTTTAAATTCAACTAAAGCGACTACTTTAAAAGATGTTTTTACTCATGGAGAACATACTATTAAAGCAAAATTATATTTATCTTAGAATGGAATAAAAGGTAATGGAACGCCATTTATTACTAAAGAAATTGCTATTAGAGATAGAACGAGCTTAATTCCTTTAATTTGGACTGGTAATTTTAAAACAGAATACTATACTTATGAAACAATTAGAATTCCTTTTAAAGTATTAGATCCAAATAATCAAATTGCCACAGTCTATTTATATAAAAATGGTGTATTAATTGGTACAAGACAAATTACTTCTAATAATGCTGAATGGGAATATTGGGAAATTACTAATCTTGCTGTAAATGATAGCGCTTATTATACTATTAAAGTCGGTACAGAACCGTATGATTATTCTCGTAATTTTACTTTTGATATTTCAGTTGATCCATTACGTGATATGAAGTTAGCGCGTGAAAGTGATTTAAAAGTTAATTTTGTTGCTACTGGACGTTCAAATTCAGAAAGTAAATTAAGCAGAGAAACTCTTGAAATTAATGGTAAGCGTGCAACGTTTAAGAATTTTAACTGGTATAATAATGGTTGGCTATTTGATGAAAATAATGTAACTTGTTTAAGAATTAGTAATGGTGCTGAAATTTCTATTCCTATTGGTTCATTGGAGTTTGATAATGGTAGTGCTACCTCTACGCATACTATTGAAATTCAATTTAAAATTAGAAATCCTTAGAATTATACTAAGGTTATTACTAAATATACTCGTTATAAAGCCAGTGATGAAGCAGATTCTTCTAAATAGGATTGGACTGATGATGATGCTTGGAAAGAATTCCGAAATCAGAGTACATATTTAAATTATGATACTTTCTTAACTTAGGAATATTTACCTAAACATCCAGAAGTTCCAACTTATGATGAATTAACTTATGATAGATTAGAGTAGATTTTTGATTTAAAAAATAATTTAATTTGCGCTTATGGCTCAGAAGAAGATCCATTGGGTATTTATTTTAGTCCATAGGACGCTACATTTACTGCAAATGGCAAAGAAGAAACTGTATCTGTTGATTTTGTTGAAGATAAGATGTTAAATTTAACTTTTGTTTATACAAAGGCAAAAGAAGGCATGGTTGGTGGCAACTCTAAGTTATTAGAAATTTTTATGAATGGTGTTTTAACTAGCGTTGCTCGTCGTAGTGGTTCTTCAATGTGGAGTATTAATTCTGATGTAATTAAATTTATGTCTAATACTTGTGATATTGATTTGTATAGTATTAGAGTATATGACACAGATTTATCTATTCATGAAGTTGTATAGAATTATGCTTTTGATAAAAAAAATATTAAGTATTGGGATTAGAAAGATTTATATGAATCTCGAGCTGATATTCAAGATGAAGTTTTTTCTTATCAGCGAATGAAAGCTTATAATAGCGCTCATCAAGATGAACCTTTGATGCCATATATTATTTTACGAACTACTGCTAATAATAATGAAAATACTTAGAATAGATTGCCTTATTCTAAAGATAAAGGCGCGCAAGCGGGTACTTTAGAATTTATAAATGTACCTTTGGATGCTGCCTATGCTCGTGGTGAACTAGATAATATAGTAAATTTAGATCCTGTAAAATGGCCTCCGATTTTGGATAGTGTAACTAAAGAAGTTATTTACACTCCTGTCCAAAATTATTATATGCATCATTGTCCTAGTTTTACTACTACTATTGATGGATGTACTTTTTAGGTTTAGGGAACTTCTTCTAGAAATTATCCTCGTCGTAATTATAAAGCTAAATGTAAAAATGTAATGTTTATGAATAAAGGTCCATTTGAAAAATTATATGAAGAAGATAAAACTAATAATACTTTAAATAAAAATAGCAAATGCTTTATTGAATTCTTCTATATGGATAATGAGACAGTCGGTACAAATAAATTTACATTAAAAATAGATTTTATGGAATCTTCTGGTGATTATAACCGAGGTTTTGCTAATTTGGTTAATGGAACTTATTCATAGCATCCAATTTGTGATTATAAAGATTCTTTTGATAACTATGATTTATATGGAAATACTGATGACTATAGAACTTCCATGAAAGGATTCCCTGTTTTAGCTTTCCATTGGCCTTCAGACAATAATAATCAATATAATAATGAAAGTGATATTATATATATTGGTAAATATAATATGTTATTGGACAAAGGCTCTGATGAATGTTTTGGATTTAAGCCTAATAAAAAAGTTTTATAGAATTAGATTGAAGGAAAACCAAAAGTAAGAGATATTGCTGAATGTTGGGAGTTCTAGAATAACTCAAGAACTTATTGTTCTTTCCGCGATCCTTGGAATCGTTATAAATTATCATTTAGACCTCCAATTATGGATAATAATAATGGGGTAACTACTCATGGTGCTCCAATGGTAGCCGATTCTTTTGAAGTTAGATATAATGCTAATGATGATTTAATTTCAAAAGCTTTATTCGAATGTAAAGATACTGCTTCAGGTAGTTACGCTGATGATTTACCTGACTGGGTTAATGGTATAGCCAATACGGCTCCAGATAGAATCAAAGTTAATAAAATTACTGATGAAACTACGGGTCAACAATCTACTGAAATAACTATTACAAATCCAGGGTAGGAATCTGTTAAATTTGATAGTACTAATGCTAATACCTCTCGTGAATTATTACTAGCATTAATGTCTAACTGGGAGGATGCTGTTAGTTGGGTTTGGAGTACTTGCTTAGATTGTAGTATTGATTTTGGTGGAACTTTATATGAAATTCCTTCTATTGGTCAATATAATTTAGTAGATGGATTAGCAGAAGCTTTATACGAAAAAGGAAAATATTATGTAGTTACCGGAACTAATGATGCGGGTAATGATATATATGGAATTTCTAATGATGAATTTAATTCTGAAATAAAGTATTATAAATTAAATGGAATAGATTATAATTTAATTACTTTAACTAATAATGAAAATAAAGTTTATAAGACTGGTATATACTATATTTTACAAGATGAAAAAAATAATATTTATACTATTAGTAATGATAGATTTAATGCCAATGAATCTTATTATTAGTTAATTCAGAATGAAGCTAATATTGATGATAGATGGTTATTACCGGCTCCTGTTACTTATGGTGGAGTAACATATACTAAAGATTGTAAAGAATATCGTCAAACAAAATTTAAGAATGAGTTAAGTAATTATTTTAATATTGAATATTTAGCAACTTATTTCTTAATGACTGAAATTTTTGAATGTTATGACTCTCGTGGTAAAAATGCGATGTTTGCTTCGTGGGGTCCACAAAAGAATAATATCGAAAAAGCGACTGGAATTCAACATTATATTTGGTATCCAATTTTCTATGATATTGATACTCAATTAGGTATTAATAATACTGGTATTCCATCATTTGAATATTACGTTGATGCCACTATTGATGGAAGTTTTTCTACTAATGATAGTGTATTGTGGAATAATTTTTATCAATTTTTTAAGAGCAAAATTGTAGATAAATATAAGCAATTAATGGGATTTAGTAATGGGTCTTATACTCCATCTAAAGTAACTTAGATTTTTGCTAAAGATTCTGATACCAATAGTGATAAAAGTGCGATTGTTGATAAATGGTATAAAACTGATCCTTCAGTGTTCCCTGATAGTTATGCTGTGAAGGGTGACCGCCCATTATTGGCATTAAATTTAGATGAAGAATATAAATATATTATTCCTACTAATTCAGCCGCTGAAAATACTATATTTGGTCGTTTAACTAATGAAGGCAAATATGCGGTAGAAACTGACCAATATTTTTATGCTTTATAGGGTGACCGTAACTTATATCGCGCGCAATTTTTATCTAATCGTCTTAACTATATTGATTCTTGGTTAACTGTTGATGGTTATGCTAGTGGTAGTGGAGGTAATTTTATTAGAAGTCGTATTTCTGCGAATAACCCAAAGAATACTTCTGATAAATGGATTGAAGGTACTAATACTCAAGGTATGACTAATTTAGTTACTAATGCTCAATATTGGAAAGATAATATTGAATATGGTGAAAAGAATCATATTTTTGACGGCGAATATTGGATTGAAATGTAGCCAGCACGTAATTCATATGTTACTGTTGGTACTGATGGAGCAAATTTTGCTTCTTAGAAATATAATGGATTAAGTCCAGTTAAATTTACGGCTCCTGATTTAAAGAAAGGTATTATGTCTAGTGGTAATTATCGTGAATAGTTATATTATATTTATGGTACTGATTAGATGAAATCTTTAGGAGATTTAAGTAAATTATATTTCCAAGAATTTGCTATGGAAGGTAAAGCAGATAAAATGACAGATTTATTATTGGGTTATGATGGTCTTGCTATTGAAGATGGTTAGCCATATGCTTATTTTAATAAAGATGTTAATGATTGGTCTTATCCTAAAACTGGTATGCCTTTATTAAAAGAAATGAATCTATGTAATATTACTTTTAAGAAAGATTAGCCAGCATTAAATTTAACTAAAAGTGAAAAATTAGAAAATTTTAGAAATACTGGATCTAATATTCCAAGAGTAGAATTTGCAAAAGGCGTAGCATTAGATACGCTTTATTTAACTAGTGAAACTAATTATTTAACTTTAATTGAAGCAAATTTATTAAATAAATTAATTACTACTTATGTTAATCCTACGCTTAATTCGACTACAAGACGATTGGTTGTAGCAGATGAAAATAAAGGATTATATATCTAGAATTTAACAGATAAAGATGATGACCAAATTGAAACTAAAATTAAAACTATGGATATTGAAGGCGGCAATCTTGGATATTATAGTTATGAGTTATTAAGACGTTATTATCTTGGTTGTAAAAAAAGTAATTTAAAAGATTGCGAAATTAATTTTGTTGATGTTCAATGGAGTCCATATAGATTATTGAATGATGATAAAATTGAATTAGATCCTGATAATGTTCAATACTTTAAAGATAACGGACATTTTCAATTAGATGTAATCCCATATAATGAAGTTAGTAAAATTACTACGTTAGATATTAAGAATGGATTAATTTACTACCTTGATGAAACGGTAAATGGCTATGAGGAAATCCATAGTAAAATAGTAAATTACACTGACTTACTAAAGAAAATTTATGATGAATCTTAGATTTATAATAAAGATAATACTTTTAAAGGTATAAACTAGAAAAATCCTAATATCACAGGTATTGTATATATTGAAAATAATGAAGCTATTGATGAGCATATTATTCAAAATGAACTTCAATCTATTTATCCTAATTTAACAATTTTTGTAAAAAATGTTAATAAGGAATACTCTGTAAAATTTATTGTTGAAGAAACAGATGAAGATGGAAATGTTATTGCTCAAGAAATCTTAAAAACTTAGAAGTTAATTAAGAATGCTGACGGTTCTTCTTCTCAAACCTTCTTTGATGATCCTACAGATAAAACAAAGAATAATTATATTTCATTTGGTACTTTGTAGGAAAAGCGTCCTATTGATGATTTTAAAGGCTGGAAAGATGAAAATAATAATTTCATAATTACAGTTGATAAAGACGAAAACAAAAAGGATTAGATTACTTCAAACAATTGGAATACCTTAACGTTAAATTCAAATAAATTAGACTATGTATTTACTGCAGGATTCGAACGTAAATCATATGAAATTACTTTTGTGAATGGTGATGGTATTTCTAAGATAACTGGAACTTATTTATACGGTACTAGAATCACCGTTCCTAATAATTTCTATTACTATAAGAACAACGCGGATGACTTTAATACTGATGAAACACGTCCAGCGCAAGGATTGATTTCTTTTGAAACAACTTGGAAACAAACAGGCTGGGCTGCTGATAGTCCAGATGGCGTAAGAATTGATTTAAATAAACAGTTAGCATATGCTGATCGTACCTTCTATGCTATTGGAGAATTAGTTAATGTTTATGATAATATCTTAGAAAATGATGATAATCATCAATATTATGAAATAAGAAAAGATACTTCTAATAATACTTATTACATACATTTCTTTGATATGTGTAAATATTTAGGAGGAAAAATTACATTGCCATCAACTTATAATGGACAATCTATTACTCGTATTGAAAATACTAGTGGTAGTCAAAGTGCAACAGCTTTTATTATGAATACTAATGTTACTGGTATTTATTTTAGTCCAAAATTGAGTAATAAAATTTCTTTAATAGATAGTAGAACATTTTTTGGTGCAACTAATTTATAGTATTTTGAATTTAGTGATTGTTTAGAAAAAATAGGTGATTATACATTCTATAAAACCAATTTAAATTAGGTTGAACGTATTCCTTATTCCTCTTCCTTAAAAGGTTTATATATTGGTAGTTATGCTTTTTAGGAAACACAAATTGGTGGAAAAACTAAATCTTTCGTTTTAGAAGGATGTAAAGACGGAGTACTTAATTTAAATAGTAATTCTTTTGGTCGTATGCATATTATTGGTAGCAAAGTTGATAATGTATATCCAATAACTGGTGCTTTATTAATTCAGTTAGGTACTAATAAATATCCATTAAGTTAGTTTGCTTGTATGCCAAATTCTTTAACTCAATCTACTGCATTTGGTCCAACTAAGGGCAATAAGTATACTGGTACTATTAGATATTATTATCGTGCTCAATTTGAAAGTTCTATTATGGCAGCAATGAATGAAGTAATTTCTAATATTTAGAATAGTGGTTGTCAATATACTTTTGATCCAATTGTAAGATAAGGAGAATTTTTATGGAAAAAGATACAATTTATAGATATGTAGGTACTAATGGAACGATTGAGACTGGCGTTCATTTACCTGGAGTTACTGCTATGAAAATGTATAGATTATATGCTGATTATGGTAAACGAGTTACTAAAGATGGTAAAGAATATTATACTGTATCTCCTCTTGTTCCAGAAGATGAATTAGAAGAATGGTATGAAGAATAATCGGCCAAATGTTGATTATTTAATTTAATTAAAAATTAGGGTAGATAGAAGGTAAAATCTATCTACCCTAATTTTTTTAGAAAGGAAGAGATAAGTTTTGATTACTAGAATTGATACGAATAAAGAGCATGGTAATTGGGATACTTTTTTTAATACTATCAATAAATTGGCTAAAGATAATAATGTTACTAATGACAAAGGTAAACTTGTAGAAGTTAATAGTATATCTGATTATTTTGAAAATATAACTGGTATTGTAAAGATGGCCGCAACTAATCCATTTGTAATTCGTGTTCCAGTAGATGAGCAAATTATAGATATAGACGCGAATACAAGACGTATTAAGTTGGGTAATGATTTTGGTAAGACAGTATTTTTAAATGTCGCTAAAGATCATATGGCTGAAACTATTTGGTTTAGAATAGATAGATATTTTGATATATAGGATTTAGCTGAAAATGGAATCCGTATTTTCGTTCAATGGTATGTTGATGATAGTATAAAAGGTTTCTCTGAATCTCGTTTTAGAGATATCACTAGTGAAAGTGGAAAAATTATTTTTGAGTGGCCTATTGATAATTCAATAACCGCACAACCTGGTACAGTATATTTTTCTATTGTATTCTTTAAAAAGAAGAATGATAGAGAGTATGAATATATGTTAAATACTTTACCAGCTCAAATGACAATTAGTAAAGGTTTAGATATTGATGAAAATATATTAACAGCAGAGCCAGTTGATTATATGAATAATTATTTAAAATCTTTAATTGATTCTACTAAAAGTATTGGTAGTGGTGTAGCAGATACTATTGCTTTCTTATCTGGGATTAAGAATGAAAAAGAAGCATATGTTACTGGCGATAAAATTTATGCTTTAGCATATAATGATACATAGAATAATATTGAAAGTACCAATATTATATATGATTGGGTTCGCACTGATAATGGAACTGCATATCCAATTAGTGAGGCACAAAAGTATGATTATATGAAACTTACTGGTGAAAATAGTATTTTTACTGATACAACTTATAATGGTAAATTAAGTTATTATGAAGCTAATGGTACTGATTATAATAATGTAAGTGGTATTTTAGATGCGGCCAGCTTTGAAGAGAAAAAAGATAATCTGTATTTGAAAGTTGCTTATTGCGAGATTACTGAAAAAGGCACTTATACAGTTTCTGCCTATGGTAAAACCGCGAATGATAAGAGTCAAGTTATAAATAATAATGAGTTATCTGTTATTGTTACTGGCTTGCCAAGTGATTTATCATTTAATTATAGTCCAGCCCCAGATTCTAATGATGAAAGTGGTGCTTATTATTATGGTGAAAAGACTATTTAGTTGAAACCTAATATAGATGCTGGTATTGAATTTGCTTATAGCTGGTATAAAGATAGCACATTAATTGAGAATAATACAAATACATTGGTATTAACTTCTGATGAAGGAGTTTATAAACCAAAGGTTGTTGCTGTAAAGAATAGAGATAGTAAAGAATTTAACTCTATTTATCCATTTACTCATTGCTTAGATATATCTAATATAAATATTAACGCTTCTTGCGCCATTGATGATACTAATTATGTTATTACTGTTGGAAATATTGCTAATGAGTTAGGTTCTATTGGTGAATTTATTATTGATTTCTATGATGATACCAGTAAGAACGTTTATAGTATATCTCAAGCAATTACTAATAATACTATTATAGTTCCTATCGCTAATACTAATAATGCTATTGCTTATACAGTAACTATTAAGAAGGGCGTAAAAACTAAAAGTACTAATAAAGTTCGTCTTGGATAAGAGGTGAGATTGTATGATAACTAATCCTGCCGATTATCAACAGTTATTATACCAATTAGAAGATGAAAATTTTCCAATTAAATATCCATCTTTGCCAAGCCCAGAAGATGAAGCATTAATAAAAATTAATCTTTAGACTAAAAAAATTGAGAATACTAATAATTATGTTACTATTGAAGGCGATCATGCTGCTGAGACACTTTATTTTGAAGTAAATAGGTATCATGGCTTAGTTGATTTAAGTAATATGATGTGTATTGTAAGTTATATTAATGCTGATAATGAAAAGCGTATTTATCCAGTTCCTTATTATGATTTAGTTACAAAGAAAGATAAAATTATTTTTCCTTGGGTTTTAAATTATAGTGCTACTAAAAAGACTGGATTATTGAAATATATGATTACTTTTTATCATATTGAAAAAAACACAAATAATCTTATGTTTAATTTAAATACTTAGCCTGATGTAATTAAGGTTTATAATCGTTTAAATTATGATAATATTTCACAAGAAGAAGATTATTATGTAGTTGATGATGATTAGGTTGTTTAGTAGATTTGGGAACGTCTATCTCGCCTAGAAGGATATGTTGGTAATGATGGTGGATTAGATGTTTATTGGTTGGTATTATAAGGACAAAATAAATTAAGAAAGTATTTTATTTTTTCAGTTATTATGAAAGGTAAGATACTTTTCTCAGTTTAATATTTTAATAATTTTCATATATTATATGGGAGAGGTATATCCTCTCCCATTTTTTTGTTATATAAATAGAATGGGAGAGGTATATCCTCTCCCATTTTTTTGTTATATAAATAGAATTGAAAGGAGATTCTTTATGGCATTATTTAAAATAAATTCTGGAAATGAAGAAAATTTATTCGTAAATAGAGAAAACAGTAATGAACTTCTTGTACCATTTAATCCTGGTTGGGCTTATTTTTCTCCTGATACTGGTAATTTTTTTATTGATAAACCTATTGAAGATTAGGCAATAGTTGTTACTAAAGATAATATTAAAAAATATCGTATATAGTTAAATGCTAATAAAGCAGATTTTCTATTAAAAGAAACAGACAATGCTGGTATTTATGAAATTTAGCCTGAAAAAGGAGTTTTATAGGAACCTTATACGAATAACTCATTTGTTTATGATAATACAAATATAAAAATATTAAAAACAACTGAATAGAATGATAGTGATAAAAATATAATTTTTCCTTTAACATTAGGTGAAAGTGTATATTTATAGGACAATGAAACTGAAGAAAATATTAATTTATAGAATTATTTAAAAAAAAATTTACCTAAAATAACTCTTACTACTTGGGAAGATAAAAATTAAATTAAATAGGAGGAAAATAATAATGACTAGTGAATTACTAACTCAAATTTTTCAAGTATGTATTATTCCATTACTAGGAGTATTAACTACTTTTATTATTAAATGGATTAATGTAAAAAGTAATCAAATCCAAAATAATAATGATAATGTGTTAGCAAATAAATATATTCAAATGCTAACTGATACAATTAATAGTTGTGTTATTGCTACGAATTAGACTTATGTAGAAAGTCTAAAGAAACAAGGCAAATTTGATGCAGAAGCTCAAAAGCAAGCATTTGAACAAACTACGCAAGCAGTATTAACAATTCTTAGCCAAGAAGCAAAAGATTATCTTGCTAATATTTATGGTGATTTAGATAAATATATTTCCGAGAAGATAGAAGCAAGTGTTAATATTAATAAATCATAAAAAAATGGGGAACACTCGATAATTGAGTGTTCCCCTTATTTCTATTTAACCATATTGCTTCCATCTTTCACAAATTAATTTATACGCGCTCTTTGGGAAATATAATACTTCACCAGTAGTAAAAGTTAAATAGTTTGAGTTCATTGAACTAATATAATTTAAATTAATTAATAAACTCGGTGCAACAAAGACAAAATCTGGATTATCTTTTAAAGGACCTATCATTTTTTCAAAAGATTTTTTTAAAGTTGTACTTTGAATTAATTCACCATCATAGAAATGACAAGTTAAATTTCTTCCTATAATATCAGCATATAATAATTCTTTAAGTGGAATTCTTTCTTCCCCATCTTTAGTTCTTAAATATCTATATTCACTTTTAATTTTTTCAAATAATCTATCTAAAGTATCATTTATTTCTTCTATATTTATAGGTTTTAATAAATAATTAAATGCTTTTACTTCATAGGTTTGTGGTCCATAATTACGCTAATCAGTTATATAAATTATTTCGCATTTTTCATTTTTTTGTTTTAATATTTTCCCAAGCTCAATGCCATTCATATCTTTAATTAAAATACCTAAAAAATAGACATCATAGGTTGGTTGTTTTAATAAATCTTTAGCATTATTAAAATAATTTATACTTCCTATTACATTATGTTTAAAAAAATAATCCTTAATAATAGTAACCATTGACTATCCATGTGAATCATCTCTATCACAAATACATATTGAAACTATGATAATCTCCTCCTTTCATTAATATTTTTATCTTTCTCTATTTATAATTATACCAAAAATTTTTATAAAAGTCTATTCATGACGATATTTTTATTTAATTTGGTGCGGAAGAGATTTTTATTTAAAAAAGTGTGAGTATTTCCTAATGATATTTATAATCTAAATTTTATATATCTATGGAAGAAAAAGATAAAATTCTTCTATTTTAAAACTCCGGAGGTAAAAATTATGAATAATAATTATGGTTATCCACAATAGTTTAGTGCTATAAATCGGCCAATTTATAACACTCAACCTATTATGCCAACATCAAATCAAAATACTACTCCAAGAGTTAGACCAGTCTCTTCATTAGATGAAGTACGGGCAATGAGTGTAGATTTTGATGGTTCAGTATTCTATTTTCCTGACTATGCCAATAGAAGAATATATACAAAATAGATTAATATGGATGGAACTGCTTCAATCAATATGTATGAGCTAAAAGAACTCCCAAGTAATTCACAAGGTAATAATGTAGATTTTATAACACGGAATGAATTTAATAATGCTTTATCATAGATTAAAGAAGCCTTTTCTCAATTAACACAATAGGCCTAGGCTAATATTAATCCACAACAACAATAGAATACTCAATCTTCGACAGAGCAAATAACTGATAGCAAACCGCAGTTTAACTTTTAAGGAGGTAAGAGATGATGTAGGGAATAAATCCATTATAGATAATAGGTATGATTAAAAATGGCCAGAATCCTCAAAGTTTGATGATATCTCTTCTGGAAAAAAATATGGGCGGAACGCCTATGGGAGATAATCTGATAAAAATGGCACGCGGGGGCCAAACCGCGGACATTGAAAAGTTTGCGAGGAATTTTTTTGAATCAAAAGGAATGAATTTTGATACTGAATTTGCGAAATTTAAATCTCAATTAGGGATTTAAATAAAATATTATAACTTTTGAAAGGGGTTATTTGTATGTTTAATTATGGTGGTTTTCCAACTCAGCAATATTCTTTATCTGATATTGCAGCTGCTTCTGGTAATGGTTATCGCAATGGCGATAACGGTATGTGGGGCGATGGCGCTTGGTGGATTATTATCCTATTCTTATTCTGCTTTAATGGCTGGGGTAATAACGGCTGGGGTAATAACGGTAATACTGGTTATCAAGGCACTACTACGAGAGAAGAATTAACTTATGGATTTGATATAAGCGATCTTAAATCTGGAATTAATTCTTTACAAACTGGTTTATGTAATGGTTTCGCTAATGTAAATAATAATTTACTTTCTGGTTTTGGTAATGTTACTGAGACTCTTAATAGTAATGCTCGTTCTTTATCACAAGATATTTGTAATATGGGTATGAACAATATGCAAAATACCTTTGGTATTACTTAGGCTATTAATGCTGATACTGTTGCTGGTATGTAGAATACTAATAATATCATTCAGCAATTAAATAATATGGCAGCAACAAATGCTCATTGCTGCTGCGAGAATAAGAATCTTATTACATCAAGCTTTGCTGATTTAAATTATAATTTAGCAAGTCAAGCTTGCCAAAACCGTCAAGCAGTTAATGAGGGAGTAAGAGACATTATTGATAATACTAATGCTAGTATGCGCTCTATCCTTAATTTCTTAGTACAGGATAAGATTGAAACTCTTACTGCTGAAAATGCTACTCTTAAGGGCCAAATTTCTCAAAACTTATAGAATGCTTATTTAGTAGAACAATTAAGTAATAAAGCTCCTATTCCAGCCTATGTTGTCCAAAATCCTTATGTAGGAACTAATTATACTGGATGTGGATGCTAGTATACTGCTTAATAAAGAAAAGAGGTTGAAAAATGGAAATAACAGCTAATGCTTTACAAACGGTAAATGCCAATAGTAATGTAGTATTTACTAATACCGCTGTTCCAGGCAGTTGTGCTATGGTGCATCGTGAAGGTAGTGGATTAGTAACTTTACGAGGTATCACTTCTGCGAATCAACGAAAAGCTCGATTCCGTATATTATTTGGTGGTAATATAGCAGTTCCTACTGGTGGAACTGCTGGAGCAATTTCTTTAGCAGTTGCCATAAATGGGGAACCGGTAGAAACAACAACTATGATTTCTACTCCTACCGCAGTAGAACAATTTAATAATATTTCTTGTTCTTTATTCTTAGATGTAATTGGAGGTTGCTGCACTTAGGTTAGTGTTGAAAACACTAGTACTTAGGCTATCTCTTTACAAAATGCTAATCTAATTATTGAACGAGTGGCTTAAGGGGGTAAATTAGAATGTGCGATTATGAAAGTGTAAGAGAACAATTAATGGCGCAAGTCGAATGCCAAATGTCTAATTTAGCCTGTGTTGATGCTCATGAATTAGGTGAAGTCATTGATATGATAAAAGATTTAGAAGAAGCAAAGTATTATTGTTCAATTACTGAAGCAATGGAAAAAGCTTCTGAAGGAGAAATCTTATATTATACTGAAAAATATCCTAAAAATAAAACAAGTAAATATATGACTGATACACATATGGAAACAGCTTGGGATGACGATAAAATAGGTCGTAGTCCCTCTGCCCGTAAAGCGTATTTAGAAGCTCAACAAAATCATAAGGATAAGGCTATTCAGCTTAAAGAACTAGATAATTATATTTCAGATTTAAGTTCTGATATAGTTGAAATGATTGAAAATGCTTCAAATGATGAAAGATCTTATCTTGAAAGAAAAATTTCGGCTTTAGCAACTAAAATTGGTTAGATGAATGTTTAATATAAATGGAAGGAATTGGAGGGTACTTTTAGTACCCTCCAATTTTTCTAAATTATCTAAACGTAATGGGATAAAAGCATTAGGATCTTGTGATGATAAGACTAGCACGATATATATAAATAGAAAATTAGAAGAAGATAAATTATATCATGTTTTATGTCATGAAATAACTCATGCTTTTATGTTTAGCTATAATATTAAATTAAATTTAGATTAGTAGGAATTAGTTGCTAATATTATTAGTGATTATGGATTTGATATAATCCAATAGACTGATGAAATATTTAAATAGATAAAAAAATAAGGGATAGAACTTAATTGTTCTATCCCTTATTTTTATTCTGGAAGCTCTTCATGCTGAATTGGTAATTTTATTGTTTTATCATAATAAGTTTTGGCTTGCCCATTGCCGCCTAACCCATGATAAACTTTATAAAACTCTGTTAATTGTTCATACTCATTAGAAGTCATATATCCTTTTTTTAAATAAGCACGACACAATTGAGTTAGTCTAAAACGGTAAGATGCAATAATTAATTCCATATGAGTTTCTTCAGTAGTCTTTACTTCTCTAATGTATTTTCGCAAATCTTCTATTTCTTCTTTAATAGGCTCAATATGAGATTCAATTTTTTCATCTAGGTCATCATTTTTCTGCTCTTCAACCATTGCTTTATACTTTTTCATTTTACCATGAATTGATTTACAAAATGCTAATAGTCCAGCAGAAATAAGTCCAAAAATAATTTCAATAAAATGTTCAGCAATAAAAGTGGCCATATATGTGTAACCTCCTTTCTTTAGCTTCTATTATACTTTAGCATTTAGATAGGAAGATTACTTATTTAAGTCCAATCATTTACTCCCAATTATAATCATTTTGCTGCTACTGCGCGAGGAAATAAGCAGTAAATAAACATATAGCATCACAAACATCATCATTTGCTTCAATACCATAATGTTCTTTTACATACTAAACGTCTAAAGGTTTTAAAGCTGATCGTTTAATACCACGGCCTACTTTAATTCCTAGTTGACGACGCCATTCGTTAGCCTACATTAATTCTAAAGTTTTAGAATTTACTTTAGAATTAACTGAATGCGCACCTAACATAACTGCGCCCTAAAGCCACATTAATAATCTTGCAGTATCTGAGTAACCATATTCTTCGGGATGAACATCTTCTGCTACAATTTTTTCTATCTTATACTATTGGATTAATTTTATAATTTCAGTTTGTATTTTAACAATTCTTGAAATATTATTTTCTGATGATGCTGTAATTAAACCATAAGTAATCATTTTACCAGCATCATCAGAAATACAATATCCAGTAGATTTAGTAGATAAATCTAAAAATAAAATATTCATATTTACCTCCTTTCTGACAAGGAGACAAATTTTATTATTTAGACGTAGAACCAAAGCCTCCGAGTCTATTCCCAGTAGCATTATCATCATCAGTAATCTCATACTTTTTAATAATGCCTTGTCCAATTACATCACCTTTATGTAATTGGATATTATATGGAGAGAGATTAATTAATTGTAAAAAAATCTCTCCTTCATTATCAGGATTATTATAATAGTCAGAATCAATAATACCCACACTATTGGCTAAAATTAGCCAATATTTTAAAGGAGTAGAACTGCGCACAGATAATTCCAAATAGCAATCAGGATTTAATTGACATTTAACTCCAGTAGAAACAAGAGTAGGTTTAGCTTTCTTAGATTTAGTTAAAGCAGCCATTTCAGTCAAATCCATCGTTGCAATACCATATTCCTAATCAACATCTAATGTCTAAATGTGCTTAGATAAAGGAGGAATTACAATATCTTCCGCGACTGTTAAATCATAACCCGCAGAGTTTGCTGTCTTACGAACGGGGAGAACTGCATCGGGAAATCTCGAAACTCTTTCAAATCTATTCATTAAAATTCTGCCTCATACTTAATATCAATATTTGTACCGGGTTCTTTTTCATCATTAAATAATTTCTTAGCAGTAACTAGCTGATATTCATCAATGATTTCGCCCTTCTGCTTAATTTGTTTAGTCTTATAACTAAAAGCATTTAAAGTAAAATGAGTATCATTAATTAATTCTTCATGTAACTATTCTACTTCTGCTACTGTTGGAACTCTATAAACATCTGTTGTACTGATTAAATATTTCATTTAATTAACCTCTATATTTAAATTTAAAGAATAATTATTTCTATTTACATTATTAATTGATTCTACAATTTCTTCAATATAATTTGTCTATCCAAAGAAATGAATATCATTAATTTTATAATTATAACAATTATGTAAAATTTCCATAGCGAATGAGTTAATATCATTTAAAGAATATTTTCCTAAAAGAGATTGTTCGCTTGGAGAGATTTTATATACTTTCTATTCACTATCAAATAAATCAATGATAGCAACAATTTTTGTATCCATTATACACACTCCACTACGCCAGCATCATAACCAAAGAAATAAACGCAATAAGCAGTATCATCTGCTTTAATCCAAAATTCAATCGCTGTTTTGTCTTCAGTTAATTCGCCGCTTACTATTTCACCTAAATCATGTAGGCAATCAATAACACTTTCATTAATAGCATTAATACCAATACAACCATTTTTAACGAACATTGTATAATAATTTCGTTCTCGGCATAATAACATATAGTAAGTATTATCTATTGTATCATCAAAGGTTAAAATTAATTTCTTTAATTCTTTGAGTTTTTCATCTGATAAAGGCTTTAATTGAGACATAATATTTTTATTTAAATCATATAAATTAATCTCAATGCCTGAACCTTCTGCATTTAATTTAGCATTATTATTTAATGGAATCCACTTAGAATCTTTATATACCATTAATTTTTGATTATCCTAATCATAGCAAACCTATCCAGCATAGAAATTCTAAGGAGAATTTTCTAATTCGTGAATATTCTTCACTTCAAAACTAACTTTAAAATTTTCCATTTGAATCCTCCGATTTCTTTTTATAGATATATTATAACAAAAAATTTTAAAGTCGTCAATTTTTATTTGAATTTAAATTAATAATACGCTAATTTTTACTTCCACGCATAGGCAATGATACATCTCTTTGCTCTTGGATATATGGACCATCAATCAAGACATCAATACTGCTAAGAATTTCTTGAAGTTTTCCATTATCTTTTTGCTTAATTAAATCATCATAATAATATCCAGTCCATATATAAATTTTTGTATTAGGAAGTTTTTCTTTTATAGTACGAACCAAAAGTAAAGTAAGCAATTGATTTTGTTCACATAATGGTTCGCCACCCATTATACAAAAATTTCTATGAATACCATTAGCTTGAAGTGCTTGAGCAATTTCAGTAAATATATCACTCGTAAATTCTTTACCACCATCAAAATCCCATGTTTCAGGGTTATGGCATCCTTTACAATGATTGGGGCAACCTTGAACAAAGAATGATACACATATTCCAGGTGCTGCGGCAATATCATTTTTTATAATTCCTGCATATTTCATATATTTTTTGCTTCCTCCACTTCTAAATCTAAGTCATTAACATCATCTTCATCATCAGTTTCAATATAATAAGCAGAACACTAACAATTAGTATGGTAAGGAGGAAGAGGAACATCTTCTTCTGCAGGGTATTCTCCATTCCATTCACCGCATAAATCATCGCAAGTTCCTGTTTCAATTACAAGTATTGAAGCTACAGGTTTTATTTTCATTTTCATTAAATGAGTAAATAAATATCTACCTTCATTATTTAACAGACGAGAATACATATTAGCACCAAAGCTTTTTAAATTATCTGGAAAATCACCAGATAATCTTTTTTCTTCTAAATCATCTAAATATTTAGTAATTCGTTCATCTAATGTTTTTCCATCTTCTTGAAAAGTTAAATCTGTTATATCTTTTAAATTAAAAGGAGCTACTGTTTTATAAATCTTTCCTAACTATATATTAATTTCAGAATAAAGATTTTCTAAAGCTTTATAAAATAAATTTATTAGAATCTCTCGATGTTCTTTTGTATTAATTTCTTCATCATTAACTATCCAAGAAAATATTATTTTTATAATTGCCTCTAATTCCAAGTCAATTTTTTTATTTAATACTTCAGTAGCTTTTTCTAATTTATCTTTTATTTTCTAATGCTTTTTTAAAGATCTTTTAGAATAATTCATTCCATAACCTCCCAAGAGCAACAATATAAACTACAATAAGGAATAATTATTGTTTTTAATATTTCTTCGTTATTATAATTTTTAGATATTTTTACTTTATTAAATCTATAACCTCTAGTATTCTAGGTTATAGGTAACCATATCCATCGCTCATTATTTTCTTGCCATTCTATACGAGTTTTTGATACTTTTATTGGTATGATATTATTTTTATCCAAATAATCATAAACTTCTTGTGAATTATCAGTTATATAAACACATATCACTATCTAATTAGAACAAGGATACTTTCTTCCTTGTTTCTAATTAAAATAGTTCGCTAAATCATACATTAGCTATATCATTCCATCTACCCCGTATGTTTTACTCGTGCTTCTACTTCTTTTTGTTTACCGTAGTTAAAAGCAGTTTTATAATTTCCAGTTAAATAACCAGTCACACGGCGCAGCTATTGAATATTAGTACTACCGCATTCAGGACATTTATCATTAAATTCATCGCAATATCCGCAATCAAGGCAAGTATCATTAGGCACATTTACTGCAAAATAAGGGATATCTTTATCCATAGCATAATTAACAATTTGTTCAAGAGCATCAATATTATGCTTTACTGTAGAGTCTAATTCTACATATGTGATACATCCAGCAGAAGAATAACCTGTCAACTGACTTTCAATATCAATTTTGTCAAAGGGAGAAATTTTCTTCCATACGGGAACATGAATACTATTAGTGAAAAATTCTTTATCAGAAACATTAGGTATGATGCCGTATTTTTCTTTGAATTTTTGCATTGCTGTATAACATAAATTTTCAGCTGGCGTATAATATACGCCAAAATTTAAACTATATTCTTTCTTAAATTCCGCACATCTATCTTTGAATAGCTGCTCAATCTTTTTTGCCATTTTCATTCCTCTTGGATCAGTATGATCGCATCCAATAAGAATTTGAAGAGTTTCAGCTAAACCAATCTATCCTATAGCTAATGTACCATGCTTAAGGGCACTTCTAATTCCTTCTTCTGGAATATAGCCAGCCATTAAATGATTCTCATACATAAACTTAGCAGATTTCGGATCTTGCGAGCAAATCCACTCAAATCGTTCCATCAATTGAATTCTTGCTTCATTAATTTTTTGATCTAATAAACTCATAAAACATCTGCAACGATATTGTTCTTTTTGAGCATCTAAACCATCTTCAAAATATTGATGATCTGCCATTTCTTTAGCTTCCATAGCTAAAGTGGGCATAATAATAGTTACAGGACAAATATTTCCTCTACCATCTTTTAGCTGGCCAAAACCGTTAATGTCCCAGCCATTCGCCGTCCTACATCCCATTGTAGAGAAATATGTGCGGGGGTCGTTGATGTCATATCCTGCGTTTCCAGACCAATCGACATTAGCATAATTTGGATACAATCTTGTGGCGGTTGAACGTAATGCGAGTTTAAATAAATCGTAATTTGGATCACCTGGTTCACGATTAACGCCTTTCATACATTGAAAAATTCCGCAAGGGAAAATAGAAGTTTTATGTAATTTGCCAATACCTTCAATAGATACATCCAAAAGTGCTTTAGTAATCATTCTTCCTTCTGGAAGAGTACAAGTACCATAATTAATAGAGGTAAATGGCAACTAATTTCCTGAACGAGATTGTAAAGTATTAAGATTATGATACATACCTTCTACTGCTTGATGGACTTCTTTAATAGTCATATCCATAGCATATTTATATGCTTTTTCAAACTCTAAATATCCATTATCAGCAATAGATAAATTTTCTGGATTAGATGCTTTCCCACATGAGTCAACTTTTTCAATATAACGCATTCCGTCTTTCCAATGTTTATAAAAACTTTTTCTTACATAAGGAACCATAGTCCAATCAAGATGAGTGGCACTAACGCCGCCGAATTGAGAAAGACTTTGAATTTGGAAAATAACAGCCACTAATTGAAAAGCTGTATTTACTGAACCTGCTGGACGTACATCTGTCTAGCGTGTATTAAATCCATTAGCAAGTAAATCATCAAAAGGAATACTTAAACAATTATGAGAACCAACATAATAAGCATCAAGGTCATGAGTATAAATCATATTATTTAAATGATTATCTCTTGCCATTGGTGATAAGATATAATCTAAAGCTAATTGTTTAGTTACTACACTACTGGCTTCACCAATACGCCCGCCAAATGATGCTTCATCGACGTTAGCATTTTGATTTTTAATATCTTTACCATCAAGCTTTTTCCTAATGGCTTGAATAAAATCATCTTTCTTTTCACGAGCAACTTCTTTTTTATATCTATATCTAATATATGCACGAGCTACATCACGACGCTCAGAGCGCATCAAATAATCTTCAATCCAATCTTGGATATCTTCTACCCCTACACTACCGTCAGGGAAATAATTTACTTGACGTTCAATGTCATTAGCGATATCTTGAGCGGTATCATTTTCATAAAGCTATCCATCAACTTCAATAAATGCTTTATTAATAGCATTAATAATTTTATTTTTATCAAATAAAACAATTGTGCCATTGCGCTTTATAATATAAATCATTTATATTCCTCCACTATATTTAGTATTAAAATTTTAAGCTGTCTACTAAATATGGTTTTTCTTATAGATTAATTAAATCCGTCTGCCCAATCGCGGATTTGCCTTCCCATAGCATATACAGCAGGATAAAAATCTTTTTTAATTTCATTATTAATAGTAGTATAATTAAAATCTGATAAATCAGAAAAATCAATTTCATCTGCTTTAAAACGTCTAAATATTTCTTCAATATTAGGATCGCTTTCTCGACTTAGCTGACGAATTAATCTTTCTTTATCTGAAGCTTCAATATAGAATACTTTTAAATTAATACGAGAATCTTTCATTAAGCTTTCAACCCCCGCAGGGTTAAATACTCCAATATTAATTTTGTTTTCATTTAATGAATTAATGGCAGTACCATATCCCCAAGAGTTAAATACTGTCGCTTCTAACATTTTATTTTCTAATACTAATTGAGAAAATTCTTCATTAGAAACATAATAATAATTAATTCCTTCTTGCTCTCCTTCTCTAATTGGACGAGTAGTATAACTAATTATTTCATTTAAATTTTTTTCGGTGTCATGGTGAAGGATAGCCTTCATAAGACTATCCTTCCCGCTTCCCGCTTTGCCCATAATGGCTACAATTTTATACATCTTCTTCTATTCCTCCCTGATAACGAGTATTACGTAATGTAATAGTTCCATCATCAAAAATTTCATCAATTTTATATAACTGGTGACCAGGAGAAGAAGCATATTTTTTAGCTATAAAATTATCTCCTTGGCGCACGCCCATAACTACAATCATACTTCCTCGGTTAAACCAAGACTTTTCGACGATATGTTTTACTCCATCCGATCCTTTTTCTGAAATTTGTTTATCAAATAAACTGAAATATTCTTTTCTGAATTTTACTTCAACAGGACCAGTAGTAGTAAGAATAGTAACAGTACTTTTAGTTTTATTTTTAGCAATACACGTACCGCAGATTGTATTTAATTTATAGATATGAATTGTCTTACCACCTTTGGAGAAGTTTCTATCTACTTCTGGTTCTTGCGGAAGAGCAAAGAAATCTGCGAATCCATATTTTTTATTATTAATGTCTTTCAATTCGTGACTGTGATAATAGAAGCAAAGTACTTCCATTTCCCAGGCTGATAAATTATTTTTACCAGTATATTTATCCCAGTCTTCTTTAAAAATAACTGCGTTTAAATTTTCAAGAATTTCTGTTTTATTTTCACTAATCCAATCGCGGAATACATCCATCCAAGGTTGATAGACTTTTTTATCCCATATCTTTTGATCTAACTTCGTGCCCTCTTCAATTAAATTATCTTCACCAATTTCAACTAAGAAATTAATTGCTCTTGTGTCTAATTTATAAAAACTTGCTGTATCTTTACAAACTGCTTTTAAATATCTATTAAATTCAAAAACACGACGAGCCATAATTTGCTTATCAGTATCTTCTGGTAATAATTTATATTTAATTAAGCTACTCATATTCTATAAAGTAATACGACTCTTTTTATCACAAGTTTCCCAAATATACCAGCCCATTAATAATTTTCTATCCATCATATTATCAAAAGCACCGCCTTTAATAAGAGATATCATAGCTTGTTTACTAGGCTTAATTCTATATAAAAAATCTTTTGGAGAAATATATGGACGGTTAGTAATAATGGTATTAACTAAATCATCACCAACATTCAACATTCCTTTTAATCCAAAAAGAATTTTATTATTTTCAATATCAGGAGCAAAACCAAACTTAGATTTATTAATATCTGGCAAACCGACTTCAATACCTGCTTTTTGAATATCACTAATAGCTTTAGCAATTTTTCCATAATCAGTTGAAACAGTTCTTCTAATTTTTGCGCTCTTATCTGGTAAATCTTCAAATGCTACACCATTTGCTAAATCGTCACCTTCAGGAGCATAAATATCGACTAGCTCTTCTTCCGTATTATCTTCCAATGAACCACTATTAACAATTAAACAAGCGGTATCCCAATAAATAGGATTATAATTTATTACTAAATAAATCATTTGAATTGCTACAAAAGAATAAGGTAAAGAATGATTTAAACTAAAAGCATAACCTAATTGTGGAGCAACCGCAATTTCCCAGAAGTATTCAGCAACTTTAGGATCATCAAATTTACTAAATACTTGCTCTTTTAATTGTGGAATCTTTGACATTTGTTTTTTAGCAACAACTTTACGAGCGCTATTTGCTTCACCTAAAGTAAATCCCGCAATATCCATAAGAATTTCCATCATTTGTTCCTGAATAGGACAACAACCATAATATTTATCACAATGCTTGTGAAATTTATCAATTAAATCTTGTGGCAAATGATTTTGCTTCATTTCAGCGTCGAATACTTGAATACCTTGATGTTGAATTCGATAATATCTATCTTGCTGAGATTCTTTACCTTTTTCAGACATTAAACGCATCATAGCATTTGCTGCCGTCATTTCCATAGGATTTTGCGGTTTTAATCTCTTAGCAATTGCTAATCCAACTCCAGTAGAGAACTGGAATACATCAAGTACATCGCCAGCCGCCAAGTGATCCCAAATACGTTGATCTGTTGTGTCTATTACTTCTGGATGAATATATTTATTATAAAATTCTCTTAAAGGTAAATCAGGGATTTGATTATCCTTTAATAGTAATTGATAACAAGTAATTATTTTATCAGATGCTTCAGTTACAAGGAAATCATATTTAGTATCGCCTGCTGCCTCTGCTTTATGCAAATCATAACAAGTGATAATATCACCACTGGGAGTACGCATAAAAGATGCTGTTTCAAATGGGTCATCACCATATAAAATAACACCAGAAGCATGAGAAGAACGTTTATTAATAATACCTTCAATATAAATAATAATATCTAACAGGCCATCATATTGATTTACTTCTCTAATAAAAGCTTGAATTGGCTTGCGGTCTTTTTCTTCATTGCCATAAATAACATCATGAATTGGCCATAAGAATCCTCTTTCTTGAGGAATTAGAGAAGACATATATTGTGCTTGATCATTATCAATACCTTCTGGAAAATCTTCTGATCTATATCCACGGCAAGCTGTTAATACCGCAGATTTAGTTCCTTCAGTACCAAATGTAGCAACTTGGACTAAGCCTAAATCACCACGTTCCTCACGAATTGCTTTAAAAATAGCAGGACGTTTACTTGGTGCAAGATCAATATCAATATCAGGTAATTCAGCACGTTCTTTATTTAAAAAACGCCAATAAGGTAAACCCCAGCGAATAGGATCAAGCTGTGTAATACCTAATAAATAATTGGATAAAAATCCTGTTGCTGAACCACGACCAGGGCCTACAATAGAACCGCATTTCCAAAACAAATCAATATAGTGTTTAAAAGTATTAAAATAAGCAAACAAACAATCATCCAATTTTTCACCAATATCTTTAATAATATCAGCTTCAATTTCAAGACGATTTAAATAAATATCTAACTTATCATCTGAAATACTTTTATCATACATCTTTTCTAATAAAGACATATAACATTCATTAACCCAATATCTTTCTTGTGGGTTATCACTCATTAATAAGCTACATAAAATAGGATATTTTTCTGTGCGCTCAAACCAACCAGCTAATGATTGAGGATAATCAGTTACTTCTACTTTTGGAATAATCTGCTTTCTTTCTAAAGAATAAAAAGAAATTTTACTTTGAATTTTTTGAGTATTATCTAAAATCCAATCTAAAATTTCTTTTCCTGATTTATTACTATCCCAAGTGTCAGCATCACTTTCCATTAATTCAAAGATTTCATCGCTTGTCATTAAATGTGCAAATTCATAGAAAGTATCAACTTCTCGTTCGCCTTCTTTAGAATTTAAATACGCTTTATGAATTGCTCTATCTTCTTTTGTTAAATAATGAGAGTCAGTACCAATTACCATTTTCAATCCAGTAGATTGAGATATTTTATAAATTTGTCTATTAACAATCATCTGGTCTTCTTTATTAGAAGGCGCACACTCAAGATAAAAATCATCTTCACCAAATACTTCAATACAATAATTAATAAAATCCATTATTTGAATTGAATAATTAGTTACTGTATTTTGGTCATTAACTAAATTAGCTTCATACATTGGAAGTAAACAGCTACCAAGTTCTCCACCAATACAAGCTGTAGTAGCAATAACATGACCTTTATATTTAGACATTACATCTTTTAATTCGCTTTTTAAAGTAGGAACACGTTCCATACGTCTATCAATATAGCTATTAATCCAAGCAATAGAACTTAATTCTCTTAATGCTTTATGACCAATAGCATCTTTAGCTAATAATAAAAAGTGATAATATTTTTGTCCAGTTTGACGAGTTTCAGTTAAATAAATTTCATTACCAAATGCGATAGTAAAATCAGGATTTGTTTCCTATAATTTCTTCGCATATTGATTAACTTCCATATGCGCAGATAAACATTCATGGTCAGTAATTGCTATTCCAGATAAACCTAATTCGATAGCTTTATCAATTAATGCTTGAGGACGATTAATTGAGTCTAATAGTCTAATATTAGAATAATGAGTGTGATTATGAATACCAAAATAACTTCTCATTTAATTATCCTTTCTTACATTTCTATAAATATTATAACATAATTTTGTGAAAAAATCAATAATAGCAAATACTAGGAGCCATAATAATATCAAAATCAATAGTTAAAATAATATTTTCTGTAATCATTTCTTTACAATAACAATTTTTTCTTTTGCTCTAGTCACCATAGTATACAAATACTATGTATGTGTTAATTTATCATGTGGATGCCCTTCTTCAAATCCTAACACTTTATCATATTCACTTCCTTGTGCCTTCCAACAACTAATAGCATAAGCATAAGCAAAATCAAAAGGAGGGTCTGGACACATCTAATTTTTTCTCATTTTATAGCATTGTGGTCCAGTTAAAGTAGCCTAGCCACTTTTTAATTGTTCATAATCAATGGGAACATCTTGGAAATAATCTCCATCTTCTAGATCAAAAGTAGCATTCATATAAATAATTGGTTTATCATAAATATATAAAGGTACTCTTTCCACTGTATTATAATAATTAGTTAAAGTACCAATCATACCATTTGTTAAAGCCCAAGTTCCAGAAGCAGAAGAAAAATCCCAATTATTATGTAAACTAATAATTTTATCACCAATTTCTGGCTCGTCAGATGTAAAACCTTTTAATTTTCTGACAGTTTGATTTAATAAAGTTCTTCTATCATTAGTCGCGCAAATGATTTGGTCTGCCCATTCATACATTCCTTCTCGAAGCTAAGACAAATTAATAATCATCACCTAATTTCCATCAGGTTTATAAGAGTAAATAGGCTTTCCATCTCTAATCCACATTGACAATCGAATAATTTCGCTATCTTGCGCTTGCCGCATAATTTCATCTAAAAAAATGTGGGGTTTATCTAAAATATGGTTATTGTCTGCTTCTTCTATTGGAGGTAGCTGACCGGGATCTCCAGCTGCTATAATATAAATACCATGACTCAATAAAAGGTGCCACATAGCCGAAGGAAGCATAGAAACTTCATCAACTACAATTACTTTATATTGAGATAATTCTTCATTAGATTTTGGAGTAAATTTATATCTTCCATTTGGCAGCATACGAGCTTTATATAATAATTTATGAGCTGTAGTAGCATTAGGGCACCCCTTCTATTGAAGAACAGTAGCTGCTTTCCCAGTAAAAGCAACATAACATACTTCTGTTTCTGGATCAACATCTAAAGCTGAAATAATAAATTTAATTAAAGTGCTTTTGCCACTTCCAGTTAAGCGTAGCCAGCAATACAAGTGTAATGTTCATTACTTTTGTATCTGGCTACAGCAATTTTCAAACCTTCTTCTTGCTTACGGGTTAGAATCAAGTTTTACTTCCTCCATTTCATTAAAATCTAATTCATTTCAGTTAGAATCATTACAGTTTTCTCCAGGATTTAATTTATAATATTTATCTGTATTAATTTTAAAATAATCACAAGTCCATTTTAATGTCCCATAAACACCTACTGCGTGCCTATCTATACTATCTAGTTGAGAAATTAATTCTTGGACTTTATCATAATAAGTACAACCTTTATAATTAGAGCAATAATTACATTGCTCTTTCCAATAAATCCACATTAATCATGCTCTCCAATCACTTCATCTAAAATTTCATCATTTTTCTTTCTCGCATTATTTAAATAATCGCTATCTTGATATGAAAAACTTTTATATCCTTTTAGACGCATTAGTGCAATATACCTACCAAAAATATTATTTAAATCGCGCTCTCTTCCAAGTTGAAGACAATGATTCCATTCACATTCAAGATATAGATAATCTAGTATTTCAAGATACGGTAAAAAAGTTTCTGGATTATCATAATCAATTTCTGATAAAATTTCTTCTTTAGTTTTATCTAAATAAAAATTATTATCTCGCTTACGATAATATTTCTTTTTCATTAATCATGTTCTCCAATTGCTTCATCTAAAATTTGATAAAACCGTAGGCAATCTCTTTCATATAAATCTCTAGCTTTAGCTTCAGCTTCTCTTTTAGATAAACCTTTTGTTATAACTAAATCCATAGCATCTGCTTCGCAGGCTTTATACCTAGCAAGTTGATATCTATAACAAAGACTATCATACATAAAACCTTTTGTATGTTTTTCTATATTTTGTAAATTTTCTGATATATTATCAAATTGTTGTGCTTTCATTACTACTTTTTTTAATTCTTCCATATTTTATTCTTTATCCTTTAAAAATTCATTTCCAATTAAAGTTAATTCTTCTTCTAGTGGAGGCGAATCTAACATAGATAAAAATTTAGTCCATTCATTTTGATCGAAAATTTTCTAATCGTCATTTTGATTTAGGTTTTCGGTTGTGTCTATCCTCTCCGGGCGGAGCAGACTCTATGGAATATTAATTTCATCCATTTGTAATGAAAGGTTTAAAATTTTTTCATAATGTATCTAGCTAATATTAGGATTACCTTTTCCACCATACACTTTTAAATCATTAGAATCTACTGAAAGATTGATTCTATTATTTATTCCATTACAATATAAAACTTCATTTCCATCTTTATCATAAAAAGTTGCGCTTTCAATATTTTTTATTTTAAAAATAATATTCACTCCTACTGACAATTTCATAATCCTCTACTAAAATCTAAGGAGTTATAATTCCGTTCCATTCATTAACAGAACAACGCCCAATAATATTAATAGATACTTTACCATGTTCAGTATATAATTTTTCAAATTCTTCTTCTGAAGATTTAAATTTAATAATACTAATTTTATTTGGTAAAGTAATTTTTAATGTAGGATTTTTATCTTTTGCCATTAAATTTAAATTTTCAGCAGTCACAGGAACATCTTCCAAAGCAATTAATGCTTCTTCTATTCCTTGTCCCCAAAGATTTTTTAATGTAGCAATATCTGTAATATCTTCAGGCTTTACATCGGCATTATGATAAATAAAATCAACTGTATAAGATGGAATAAACTAAACATTTTTTAATACTTCATTTGTAATCGTAATAAATAGCTAAATTTCATTGTCAGTAATACCGCATCCAAAAGCATTAGGATGACCTTCCGCATACATAACCAATCCAGTATCTTGACAGAACTATCTAAAGTCTTTCAAACTAGATTTATCATAACCACGTCCAGACCCTTCCCAAGTAATCGTTCCATCATTATGAAATACTTTATTTAAAATTAAAACTGGACGCTAATATTTACTCATTAACTAATTAGCAATTAATCCTGTTAAATTGCGGTCCGCAGAAATATTATCTAACTAAATAACTAATAATTTATTTTCTAATAAATTATTAACAGTAATTAAATTCTCAATAGTCTCTAAAGTAGCATCTCTAGTTCTAGTCTATCTATTTTTAATATTAGTACAATTTCTACAAGCCTACTCTACTCTAGGCTCGGCACTACCAGAACAACCACGCTTAGTTGAAGGAATTAACTCATATCCTTTAAAATCTAACATAGATTCAAATAATACTAATTTTTCTTCCTATGTGCCTACTCGAGTGACAGCATTCACTAAAGGAGCAATATAAAATGCTACATCAATTGGGGTAATACCATTAGAAAAATGAAAAGCATCTCTATTAATCATTGTTCTAATAAATGGATTAATAATATGATTTAAACCTTTATCAATAAGGCGTTTAGTTTCATAATCTCGTAAGTCCATCATATCAGCAATTAAGCCAAGAGCAACTAAATCTAATAAATCATCAGCATATGTTACATTCATTAATTTATCTAAATAACTACAAAATTTATAAACCATGCCGACGCCAGATAATGATTTAGTTGGATAGTTACATAACTAATTATTAATTATACAAGCATACTGAGAAACTTTATCTGCTTCATGATGATCTATTACTAATACATCAATTCCATGTTCTTTAAGCTATTTATGTTCTTCATAATCATTTGATGAAGAATCTGGAGCAATAACCAATTTAATATCATTGCCGATACTATCTAATAATATTCCATGCTATTTGCCTTCATGTACTCGATATGAAATATTATTTTCTACAAAAGCAGGACAAATTTTATGTAAATAATTAATTAAAGCAGCGGCGGATGTATAACCATCACAATCGCTATCTATCTATATTAAAATTTTATCATTATTATTTATATGTGAAACCAGCATTATGGCCCCATTTTTTATATTCATAATAGTAGAAGGATCAAGAATATCATCATCTGTAGTATGTAAATAATGATAGATATTTTTAATACCTCTATTATTAAGAATTTGTTCTATAGGACTATAACCTGGAATCATTGGAGCATTTAAATGATATTCCACGTTAAATTAAAATCCTTTCTTTAAATAGTTGAAGAAATTTTTCTTTTCCTTCATCTATTGGACTATTTTTATATTGAGTTACCATATTTTTATCAAATATAAAAGATATAGTAACAAAATTTTTATATTTAGTTCTAGTTTTTAATAAATTAATTTTAAGATGTTTAAATTCATCATCACCAATTGCCTGAAACTATCTATCAAAAGCAATAATAATTTCTTCTACACCGCAATCTAATAGTAATTGAATTTGATGTGAAGAAATATTACTACCACAACAAGCTACTGAAATATTATTATTCCATCCAAAATAAGTAGCATATTTCAAAACTGATTTTTCAGATTCAAAAATAATTACCTTCTTCATTTTTTTAATAACTTGTTTATTCCAATTTAAACCATATAAGTTTAGTCCAAGAGGGTGATTATATAATTGATTATTAATTTTAATAGGACGATATTTGCCATATACTTCCGCTTCAGATTTACACATAGTACGTCCGCGCAATCCTATAAAATTACCATTTACATCATAATGAGGAATGGTAATCTAATCTCCTCCTGGATAATAACCTATATGTGCCTTGGTAAGGACTTCTTGCGAAATTCCTTCATTTAACCAAGGAGTAAGTTTTACTTTATAATTTAATCTTGATAATATTGAATCATCATAAGTTTTTAATGTTGTTCTACTATCTTTTAATTCAATTTCTTGAATTTTAGCATAATTAGAAAGAACTTTCCAATCATCTAAAGTTTTACCTTCATTATCATCTTTAACCATACCTGATAACCCAAATCTGCGAGCTATCCATAAAACAGCATCATTTAAATCAAATGTTTCAGCAAATTGAATATTCATAATCTTAGAACACAATTCAAATATATCAAAAGTAGAATCGCATCCAGTGTAACACTTAAATAATCTTGTATTATCATAATAATATAATTTACGGCTACCTTCACCTGGATGATTATGACAAATGGTGGTGGAGACTATCCCAAAATCAGTATATTCAGGATCTCCACCCCATTCAATTAATAAATCAAAAATATTATCAAGAGTTAATGCTTGTCTTATTTCTAATTTATCAAATACTATCATTAGAATGTAATTACATTAATACAAGTGCCTTTAACGCCGAATTCTTCATTAACTACCTTAATAAGGTATTCTTGAGGATGCTTTTTAGCAAACTCTCCTTTAGCAGTCTTTAAATACATATTAGCCATTTCTTTAGGCATTTTATATTCAATAGTTCCACCAATAATTTCTTTCTTATTCATAATTAATCTCCCTATAAAATTAATTTTTCTAATTCATCATTTTCTTTATTTAAATATGAAATTCTAAGCAATGGAATACCATGAATTTTACAGTAATTATCTTTTAATTTGTCACATAGCTACTAATATTCAATCTTTTCTTTTGTATTCCATCCACCTATATAACTCATTGAATGTGTTTTTCCATCATATTCAATCAATTTTTTTACATTATTCTAATCATCTAAAATAGCAAAATCAAATCTTAAATATCCATTTTTAGGGGATAATAAATCAAGAAAAACATATTCTTTTTTATATTTAATATTATTTATTTTAAGAATATTCTCAATAAAATATTCACCATGAGATTGTTTCATACACCCACAAGACATAGTATTATTCTATTTTAAATTATTTGTAGGTACTTCTATTATTTTTCCACAATCGCATTGGCATTCCCAAATAATATTTCTACTATTAGTACGTTTTCCAGTATCTTTTATAACTGTTAATTTACCAAATTTTTGACCAATTAAATTATGTGAAACTTTTTCTTTATGTAAGCATCCACAAGACTGAGTCAATCCTGATGTTAAATTGCTTTGCTAAATACTTTTAATAATTCCACAATCGCACTGACAAATCCAGTATTTATTTTTTGATTTTCGTTCTGTATCTAATTTTAATACTGTTAATCTATTAAAAACTTGACCGGTTAAATCAACCATATACTTTCATCTCCTTCTTTTATTTTAAAAGAAATGGAGAGCATTTTAATGAATTCTGACCAGTTAGAACGCACTCTCTTCTTCATCAATCATAATTCTCATATCATCAATAGGTACTAGTTCATAATTATAAGTAGTACAGAACATAGGAGTAATTCTACATACACCTAAATCTGCTTTACACCATAAAATTATTCCTTTATATCTACCTCGTCTATTTTTATAAACAGACATTTTAATAGTTGGAGTATCAAATAAATTAGCACTTAATATATCTTTTAGAGCAATTAAATCATCATCTTGAACATTTAATAAAATTGAACCATAGTCAATTTTATCCGCAATAGATTTTGCGCCACGAAGCAGATTTTGATCAGGAGTTTTAGAATCTACATAATCACCATTCAGCTATGTAGCAGACATAATAAATACTCCATATTGATTACAAATATCTTTTAATCGAGTTGATAACATAAAAAGAATATTATCTTCACGCAATTTAACTCCACCACTTCGTTTAGTAATTTCTTCTAAAATTTTCATACTTGTATGGATATAATCGTGGCACGTTTCTTTCATATTTCTATGAACGCTGACTATCTCTTACTGCCGTTTCCCGTTCAGCCGATCGCTGAACCGAATTTCAACAGGAAACCATTTCGGCATTTAACGCACTTCGTTTCCTAAAATGCGACTACGTATCAATAGTAGCCCTACTCCCCCGCCCAGAAGGCCTAGGGGATAGTCGATACAGGTTCTTTAAACATCTTTCCAAGTCCTACGTTTAATTATATCAGCAATAGTTCCTTTTGATACCCCATATTTTTCTGCTAATTTATCATAAGAAAGATTAGTTTGCTCTCTATCTTTTCTTATTTCTTTTACAGTTTCAGCAGTTAATTTTGTATGGCGTCCACTTTGAAATACTTCTGGCATAATTAAGCTATATCTTTTTCCAACCCAAATATTTAAAAAAGAATTATAATGTAATCTATTTTTATACTTTTTATTATATATTTCAGTCGGACTTTTTTTATCTCGATATGCTTTTCGTAGTTCAATAACTTCTTCTTCGGTTAGTTTTGCTTGACCCCAAATCTCTTTTTTGCGATGCTCTAATGTTTTTGGCTTAGTACAATTTTTACCGCCAGCCTCAACATTATAACCATTTGGTGTCTAACAATTAAACTTTTTAATATAGTATATTTCTAATTCATTTAATACATTTATATCATCAATGTCTTTTACTAATACTTCATAAGTAAAATTATTAAATCCATATTTACGAAATGCTTTATGTATTAATGAATTGTATTCTGTATGGTTGGGATTTTGGTAATTGCTTTTATGAGCGTTATATCTCAATTGTGGATTAATGGTTTGACCTATATATTTTTTACCATTAATTTTATTAGTATAACAATAAATAATTCCCATTTTATCACTTCCTTCATTTTTATATGAAAGAAGTCAGAAGTTATTTGACTAGTTTCGTTCAAAGTTTCCCACGGGATTCCCATGCGTTTTCGTTTAGGGTTCCCCGTTAGCCAATAATTATATTTTTAATTATTGACCCTCAGCGATAACTGAGAAAAGTTTTTCATTATCCCGCACCCTTTTAAAATAGGGTCGAATATATACTTTACTCCATAATCTCTAATTGCTTTTTTAATTTCATTTTCTACATCTTGTAATGAAAAATCAGGTAATTCTCGTAAGTAAATAGGACTGTCTTCAATAATTTGGCCAGCTTGAATTATTCTTTCTTCTTCATCGCCTTCATATGAGCCATTTATAATATGCTCTTCATTCACGTTAGAAAGAAAAGCTAACATCATTGTTTGGATTTCACTTAAATCTTGTTCTGTTGCGATATAAAGAACTGGTTCACTAACGCCATTTTTAATCCAACCGAAATTTTCATTATATATTTTATTGCAAGCAATATTACAAGCATCAGCAATCATAGAACGAGTTTTACCAACGCCAGTAGCAGCAGATCGCAAATAAAACTTTCTTAATCTGGCGCCACGAGTAACTGTATTAATTAACGGACCATATAGAGGGCTTCCTACTTCTGGATGCTCTTTAAGAGATTCAATTAAATCAAATATTCCAGTACCTGCTTGTACAGCGACACCTTCTACATTATTTACATATTCATATTTGATTTCATCTATTCTATCATCTACTAATTGCGCAATATGCTCCAATGTAGAGTTATCTAAATTTTCTTCTTGTAATTGTTTTTTTTCAACATCTAAGATATTATCAGGGTCATATATAAAAGATACATCAATACCATAATTATCATAAGCACGAAGTAATGACATCTTTTTTAAACGACCATAATAATAATCAAAAGATAAAATTTTAGAATTTTCAGATACTTTTAATAACCATTCTTCACCTTTGTTAGCTTTATAAATTCCTTCATATTTAGGACGATCTGCTAAAAAATCAGAAATATTTTCTAATGTAATTTTTTCAGCTCCTAATTCATGAATCTTATAAATAGCTCCAAAAATTATACGATGAAATTGATCAACAAAATCTTCATCAGTTATAGTATATTTATCAGTTAAATCTAATAATTGAGGAGTATTAAAAACACAACCAATTACCTACATAATAGCAGTCGAATCAACATATTTACTACTCACTCTAATTCTCCTTATCATCCAAGAATGTAAATAATCTTCGTTTCATAGGTATTCGTTTTGGTAATGGAATTGTTACCACTTTTTCTTTTGGTACATAATCTTGTATAACTTTACCTTGATTCGACTGTTGCGCCATCCATAAATTATAATAATAATTATAAGCATCTTTATAAATATATGGAATAATTCCTATACCACCATTAGCTTTTGCCTTACTATTACCTTTTACTTCATAAAAATAAACTAAAGCTTTTAACATTCCTGAATAAGTGTAATTATAATCTTCTATATATGTATTCATCTATTTGCGCACACGAGCATTAATATAAGTTTCATCAAGTAAATTCATTACATATTTTTCAAATTTTTCTTTATCATTTTCTTCTTCTTGCTTTTTTTTATTCTCTGCTTGCGCGCAAGCAGGATGCGCATACCGTCTAGAAGATACTTGAATATATGGATATTTATCTCTATCAAATACTTGCTAACAATAGATACATTTTACTTTATGAGCCATATATTCACACCTTTCATAAAATTCTTCTTTTATATATTATAACATAAAATAATAAAAAAATCAACCCAAGGCGATTTTTATCTCGCCTTGGGTCTATCTTATTAAGACTGAGGAACTAATTCTTCCTTAATCTCATTAATAATTAAACTAATGAACTCTGCCTGATCCATTGTAGCTTCTGAAATTTTCTTACCCTTACCAAGATACTTTTCAATAACTCTTGTAATACGAGGAGCATAATACTCAGAATTCTTTGCCATTAAATCACCAACTAATTGCTGGAATTCAGCCATTAAAGCATCATAATCATAATTCTTAGCAATAGAAGTTGCTTCACGCTGATCAGTAACGAATTTATTATCATACATCTGAGCTTCCTTATCAATAGCATCATTCAATGCCTTAACCAAATTTTCATAAGAAAATTCAATAGAAGGAACAATATACTTAAAACGGCAACCAGTTTCAGCACTGTTATCAACAGAACGTAGGATTAAACGAACTTTAGCTTCACCATTTTCAGTATATTTCTCAGCATAAGCATAAATATCAGCCATATTCTTAGCAATATCATTGTAAGAAGTAGGGCAAGTAGGAATAATTTGATTATACTCTACGCCAGTCTTAGTCTTAAAAGTCTTATCTTTACTATGAGAAATAAAAACGACAGCATAACCAAGCTGAGCAATAGTTCTAAACATTTCCTCAAATTCTTTCTTTACAAGGGTCCAACCTTGTCCATAAGGAATACCAGAAAGAGTATCTACACTATTCTATGCGCAAACATATTTTTCGCAGAACTATCCAGCAATATCAACTGTATCAACTGCGATAGACTTAAATCTTTCTTTTACTTCTGGCTTTTTTAATTCTCGAAGAATTTGCTTCATATCGCCCCAAGAAGTAATATCCTGTGCTAATACACCAGGTAAAGCATTATATCCTCGTTCAAAAGCAAGAATCAATGCTGAAGGCATATGAGAGGCAAAAGTAGTTTTACCAGATTTTTCAGCACCATAGATATAAGTAATATATCCAGAAAGATCACGACTAACCTTATGAGGGGTAAGGCCTAACAGATTAATAGCCATTATTTAATTTTCTCCTTTTTCTCCAATTCAAATAATTTACAATATTCATTTAGTAATTTATCTATTTCTTCTTTACTTAACAAAACATCATCATCATATAATATATTTAGTTTAGCATGAAGACCTCTCTAGAGGCCATCATCTATTGGCTATTTATTAAAAATTAAATCCACCGGGAGCAGGAGCAGCGATGCTTGCATTTTTAGCCGCCTTGTATTCATCTTGTCTTTGCTTAATAGTAGCAAGATAAGTCTGACGCTGAGTCATAGCATCAGTTAATTCCTTTGCGGTCAAGAATTCTTCGTCATCCCAAGGATATGGATCCTTAGCGCCACCAGTAATTACAAAGTCCTTACGAGTAGTCTGTACTTCACGAACATTATCTTCACCAAAAGCAGACTCTTCACGAATCTCACGCACAATAGTTTCAGATACCTAACGGCCCCAAACCTTAGTAAATACTGGTTCTGAGTTAGAAGCACCAAGTCCTTCATAATAAGCCATAGCCCCTGGATTAGTAGCAGAGAATTCAACTGGCAATAAAGCTTTACGGAAATCAAAAATTGCTCCCTTAACAATTACCTTCTCAGGAAGTTTCTTTTCTTCATCACCATCAATATGAGTTACACCAGTAATAACCATATCACACTTAAAAGTATTTCTTACTTTTTCATCTTCTGCTAAAGTATTAGTTAGATGAACAAATCCACCTTCATTGCGCTTAGTGCTAACAAGTTCTGACTTACCATTACGATCAGAATAGAACTCATTCAAACCAATAGCAGAATCAACACGAAGTTTAGCAGCCTTATCAGCGCCATCCTTCATATAAGTACCTACTAAGCCATCAATAATATTCTGAAGAAGAGTATAAGTGGCATTTGCACTTCCCTTAGAAGTTGTAGGAGTTACATAAGTAAAATGAACTTGAACGATATTAGTTAAAGCATCATCAGTAGCGATGCTAATAGTACCAGAAATAAAAGGAGTGCCAGGAGTCTTAGAATTAGGTCCAGAAACCTTTGATTCCAAATTATGTTCATACAAAATACCTTCAATATGAGTTACATTTTCCATAGTTTTCTTCATAAATTATTTTTCTCCTTAATAATTACACAATTTCAATATTTTTACCTTTTTCTGTTAAAGTATAAACAATTGGATTTTGACTCACTTTTTCTACAAATCCATCAGATACCAATTTACGCATTGAACCAGAAATTGCTCGACTTGAAATAAACAAGCCTTCAGCAATATCTCTTGATTTAACCATAACTTGATCCTGATTGTCTCTCATCCATTGAAGAATTTGTTTACCACTATCAGTGAATAATGGCTTTTCAACTTCTTCTTCACTTTTCAACGCATTCCAATAAAGTTCAGCGTCTTCATTCATTTCTGTTGGAATACCATTATTAGCAGCATTATTAATTAAATCTTCAACGAATTTTACAAATTCCTATTTTTTACTCATTAATTTTTACTCACTTTCTTTACCTTGTATAAATATTATAACATATTTATTAAGAAAAATCAACTAACGATTAATTAATCAAGAATTCTTCAGCATAAGGTAAAGTCTCAATCCATTTACAAAACTCTCGCCACTCAGGTAATCTATGATCTTTTCTTTGTTTATAAATATTTCTTAAACATCTATAATTAGTAGTCATACGAGCAGTTAGAGTAAATCCAGCAGGATTAGAATAAAGAATCTCTAAATACATTTCTTTTAGTATTCTATTCAATTCAGCGACTATTTCAGGATGTCCTTTCGCCGCTTCCCGCACTTCGATAAACGCATTATATTCTTTGACTTTTTCTTTCATAATTTCAATAATGCGTTTATCAACATATCCATTATATGCTTGGTCTAAATCAAATTTAGTGATACGATGCATTGTAGATTGAGAACTTACAAATTCTAAGAATCTATAACGCTCTGCTTCAACCCACATTTTATTACTACAAGTTAAATCAAAATTAACTCTAATGCCAGTTAAAAATTGACTATGAGCAGTATTACCATCTTTAGTAGCTTTAACTAAATTTAGACCTCTATTTTTATCTTGTTCTGTTACTGGATGCTATTCTGCGACGGTGCGCATTGGATATCCAGCAGCAACAAGGCATTCATCTAAATCATAAATTTTTACATTATTTACAATTGACATTAATCATCATCCTCCGAAAAAGAATAACCAATTACATTACCAAGTCCACGGACTAAAACCTCAATTTCATCAATTAAAAATTTTTGATTTGAACTTCTTCCTTGGTAATGATTAACAAAATCAGCATAAGACATAAAATTTAAATCTTTAAATCCATATCTTAATGCTTTATCCTACATCATAGCAGGGTTGGAACATACAATAGTAGCATTAGTATCTTTAGCAATTAAAAATAATCTACCAGTTTTACCTGTACCACGTTTATCAATAACTCTATACATAAAATTATCCTTTACTTAATACTATAACCAAATTCTTTTGCTTTAAAATAATCTTGCCAATAATCTTCTCTAGCATCTAACTAATCGCGAGAACATTCCTCAATTACTTCAAAGCTGAAATTTTCTACTCCAATAGCCAACATAGCAGGATATAATTTATTGCGGGTTGGTGTTTCCGCACCTATTCCACGTTTAATATGCTATTTCCATCGGTCAGCAATATTACGAATTATTTAATATAATTCTGACTATCTTTTACTGCCGTTTCCCGTTCAGCCGATCGCTGAACCGAGTTTCGGCAGGAAACCATTTCGGCATTTAACGCACTTCGTTTCCTAAAATGCGACTGTGTGCTAATAACAGCCCTACTCCCCCGCCCAGAAGACCTGGGGGATAGTCGATACAGGTTCTTTGATTAACGAGCAGGATAATCATAATCTTTTATAATATATGCTTCTCCTTTATTAATTTTACTAACTGTATTACGATGAATTTTATATTTTAAACCTATATTTGTCATAGATTCTTTACTATTTCTTAAATCTGATAGAATATTTAATACATCATCAATAGTAAAATTTTGATTATTTCTAATATTTTTATTTCTAATAGGATAATTATAATTACCAATATCTTTAAAAATATCTCCCTAATTAATTTGTCTCAATATTTTTAAAGGAACATTATACTTTTTAGTTAAATCATTTTCAATTTTTAAATCCCATCTATAATATAAATCATCCTTTAAATCTAATAAATCTTTTTCGCTGTTAAAATAGTCTAAAATACTATCTTTTGTATTTGAATCATGATTATTTTTTCTTAAAGGATAAGATAAATTAGAATTAAAATATGTATATCCCTATGAAATATTTAAAATTGTATTTTGACTAACCATATATTGATTAGCAATATCTTTATAAGATAATTTAGTATTATTTATTAATAAATCTACAATTTCATCAATTTGAGACTAATTAAAAATAGCATTACAATTATCTACTCCTTTTTTCCCAGAAGCATTGCCATTTTTTAAAATATTATATCCTATGTTTTTATCAGTAGCATTATAATAATTAATCCATTTGCTTTCAACGTCATCTAATAATAAAATATCTTGAATAATTTCTAATATTTCTATCGTCGCCTAATGCTTTTTTAATGCTTTATCACAAGGCTGAATATTTTTAGAATTGTGCTCATTGGCCCTAGACCAAATGCTTAATGCCTATCCAATATATATTTTACCATTATCATAATTAATTTTATAAATGCCACAAACTTTTAATTTATCGCTAATATTAGTAATCATTGCTATTTCCACCGTCCTTCTATATATATTTAATTTTTAAAGACGATGGATTAATCAAAGTTTCCCACGGGATTGATTAATTTCTAATTTTCCCCGTTAGCCGGCCGTTTCCAAAATTTGGTAATCGGCAGACCCCCAACAGCAATTGGGTAAAGTTTTTCACCGGCCAATATTGACCGCCTAACCTATATAGCACATATTATTATTTAAATTTGTAATTTTATAAATACCAGTATGGACTCCTAATCCAATTACACGGCCAATTAAATCAGTTGTAGGTTTTTCATAATAACATTTCCAAATAACTTTATTAAGAGGCTCTGGATTGCGCAAATGCTTACCTACTTCATGTAATTCTTTTATTTCATCTAAATCCTCTACTGGAAGAACTAATCTATAAAAATCATTCTTTACTCGAATTTCTTCGGCACGCTTACTTGCTTCAACAGAAGCATCGACTTTTTTCTATTGCTCTTGGATTGCTTTATCTAATTTATCTAATTCAATTTTTTTCTCAGCAATTAAATTAGAAATAGATTGCGCACAATCCGCCATTATATTTTTATAATCACTCTAGTATTGTTCTGCTTGAGCATTATAATAATTGCTAGCATTCTCTAAAGATTTATCTAAATTAGTTTGTGCTAATTCCATATTTTTTTGATAGAAAATATCAGCCGATTCTTTTGCTTGCTATTCTAAAGCAGAAATACTTGATTGAATTTCATCTCTTTTACCTTGTAAAGACCCTAATTCAATTTGTAAATCTTTAGTTACTTTTTCTAGCTGTTGTTTTTCAGCGTATAAATTATTATTTAATTTTTCAATGTTTAAATCATATTCTTTAGTTTTTTTTATTTTAGGCTAAAGAATAAAATAAACAATCGCTCCGCCAATTAGTAATGATATTAAACAAAATAAATAAGGCATATTATAATTAAAAGGGGTAGATTATTAATAAATCTACCCCTTAATATATCTTAATTACTCAGCGTCGGGAGCATCAGGGTCAAAACTCATACCGGCTGGGGTAAGAGAAAGGAACTTAACCTACTTGTGAGTTCCATCTTCAATCTCGATTTCAGCAGCGGTACGAACACCAAGGCCCTTGCGCTGAATAGCAGAGGTAAAAATACCATCAACAGAGCGCTTTTCAAGACCGAGAGCAGCAGCAACATCAGCAGCAGTAACGTCCTGGCCATTGACTTCCTTCAAATAATTCAAAACTTTCTTAGAATTTTCCTTCATCATAATAAATAAATCTCCTTTTAAAATACATAAATAATTTTTTTAATTTTTTTCTTTAAGCCTTTAGCTTATGTAAATATTATATCAAAAATTTTTTTATTTGTCAAGAGTTTTGCTAAGAATTTCTTGAACCATTTCATCAATAATGGTAATATCTTCCAAACTATCAACATGACTTGAGTATTCCATAATCTAGTTCTATGCTTTATGAATCTAATCTTTATCAGTGCTAGTTTGAACAACTAATTCAGCCTAAGCAATCTTTTTAGCTAAATTCTTGAGTTCTTTAGTTTTCATTTAAAAAATTTCATCCTTAATTTTTACAAATTTATTTTACAATATTTTTTTCTTTTTGTCAAAATAATGCGCTCAAAGTACAATCTTCAAGATTCTTATAAATCATTTTAACAAATAAATAGACGTTGATGGAACTAAATCTTCTAAAGTAATCTAATTGATAATAGTATAAGGTATCCTAATTAAAGGAATATTATTTGTTTTACAATATTCATTTCGTAACTAATCTCGTTCTTTAGTTTTTAAATAATTTTCCTTAGTATTCCAACCAGTTGAATCATAAGTAAAATGTTGTTTTCCATCAAATTCAATAATATATGTATCATTAACATATAAATCAAATTTAATTGGTTTTTTACTTATTTCATAATAAAAATTATCAAAAGATTTTTCCTATACAAATTGTATATTATTATTAGTTAAAATTTCTTTTATTTTTGAAATTCCAAATGAATCATGCGAACATAATCCACAACTTTTGGTATTACCATTTTTTAAACTAGACCCTCTTACATATTTTAAATTCCCACAATCACACTAGCATAGCCAAGTGTAACATCCATTTTTATCTAAAGGACCAACATCAATAACAGTTAATTTCCCAAAAGTCTAATCTTTTAAATTTAATCTTCTTTTAGTTCCTAACCTCTAAGGCTTCTGTTTCTATCCTGGTTTTAGCATAATATTTACCACCTTTCTTCATAAATATTTAAATATCTATGAAGAAAGATTAGTTAAATATGTCCTCTAATTTACAATCTTTTAAATCTTTATCTTCTCTAAATCCTTTAAAAAAAGCATGACGTAATGTATGGTCATTTTTATTTACTTCCATACATTGAATAGAAACTACTTTATTAATATATAATTCTGGATTTGTTGAAAATTTTTCTTTTAATTCATCTGTTAATCCAGATGAAACAGTGCCTATTTCAACTATGTTTCCTTTATCATCCAAGGCGCCTAACTTCATAGATGTCTTCCATCCATAATAGTATCCTTTTGTTACTGGTTGATAATACTTTTCATTATCTTCTAAAAAATTACTTCCATTAGCAGGAGGATTCTTCAAATAATTTTGATAAAAGCTTCCTTTTACTAATCGTGGCTCTGACCACCCATTAAAGCGATGATCTTCTTCAAAACAATCATAAAATATTGGACTTTTTACTTCCCAATATTGCCATGTTTCAATTTCTTTTCCATCATAATAATGAGTTGCATCCTCAAATCCAATACAAATACAATCTAAGAAATCCATTTTTTTAATTTTAATTGAAGACCAAGCTGGTCTTTTATCTGGAGCATATGGAGCATCTCTCTTTTTTAAGACAGCTCCTTCCTCTCCATTAGATAAAGCTTCCGCAGTAAATTCTTGAATATTATTCTCAACTGCTTCTGCTAATTCCATAAAAGGATATTGACTTAAATTATATTTATTCCAAACTGATACCAGCACCTAATAGCGTGTCCAAGCACCCTCTTTTTGTAAATCAAATCCGTTAAACTTAATAATATCATGTAAATAAAAATGAATTAATCCGCTAGTTTGCTGACGTCTTATCGCTTCTGACGCTAAACATCCCATAATTTTAGTTACATCTTTAGAAGTTTTGCCTGGATAATAAATTTCACCAATTAAGATAGTACCGCATGGAAGAATTTTAAGAGCTTCTTGAATATGAGGAACATTAGCTAATTTTTCAGTTAAAATTCCTGTTGTAGCACTAACATTTCTACTAAATAAATATTCATAATTATCAGTTTTTTCAAATTCATACCAATAACCATCTTTTTTTAATTCAGCAAAATAATCACCACTATTACAAGCATTTGGAAATAAATTTTCTTTTCCATCCGGTAATTTCCAAATTTTCATTGCCTGAATACATTCTGCTTCAGGTGCATATTTGTCTAATAATTCTTTTGAAAAACTCATTTAAAATTTCTCCATATTTCTTATCTTTAATAATATTATATAAAAAAAATTTCAAAAAATCAACCGAAGGAGAATTTATTTCTCCTCCGGTTATTCTTTAAACCTTGGTTACAGATTTAATTGACCCGCTTTTAATCATTTGATTACCAATAGAAGTACGACCTAATACTGGAATATCTTTCGCAGAAATACAAATAGACGCACTATTGCCGCTAATCAATAAATTATCATTATCATCAATTAAAGAAGCTGAAATTACATTCCCAGTGCTCGTAGTTGGTTTATAAATATATAATCCCTTACCGCCACGCTTTTGAATTGTAATTTCAGTTAATGGAACTTTTTTGCCCATTCCTCCGGTTGTAAAAACAGCTAGATTATCAGTATCATGGCGAATCGGTAAAGCCATTACAACTTCATCACCTTCACTCAGAGTAATACCTTTAATGCCATATGTACTTCTGGATGTTGGTGTAATTTCAGATGAATTAAATCTAATAATATAACCATTTTTAGTTAATAACAAAATAGGTTCATTATCAATTAATGATACTGAAGCCAATCTATCATTTTCTCTAAGAGCGATGGCCGCAATACCGGTTTTCTTTTTAGTTTTAATATATTCATCTAAAGTAGTCTTTTTTACCAAACCATTTTTAGTTGTAAATAAAACATATTTAGCATTAGTATCTCTATAAATAGAATACATTGTCGCAGGATTTTCATCAACTGCCATATTTACTAAAGATTTAATAGATTGACCTACTGAGGTGTTTGTACCAACAGGAATATTATCTACCAATAGACGATACATAATCCCTTTATCAGAGAAAATCATTAAATTATCAATAGTATTTGTTCTTAATACGCAAGAAGTAATATCATCCTGAGATTTAATACCTTTGCCATTTTTCTTTTGAGTGCGGAATGAAGAAGTAGGAATTCGTTTAATACTACCACCTTCAGTCATTACAACAACACATTTTTCGGGTTCAACAAATTCGATCTCTTTTTCTTCTTTAGTAATCGCTACTTGAGTAATTGTACTACGACGTTCATCGCCATAATTTTTCTCAATCTCTGTATAAATATTTTTCATTTCAGGGATTGGATTAGCTAAGATATTATTTAAATGGTCTAATTCTTTAACTAAATTATTCTTTTCCTCTTGGATTTCAACTTTTTCCAATTTAGCTAATTTAGCTAATTTCATATCAAGAATTGCCTTTGCTTGGGCTTCTGACAAATTATATTGATTAATTAAATTAACTTTTGCTGCTGCCGCAGATTCACTCTTTTTAATTAACGCAATAACATTATCAATATCTTCAAGAGCAATTAATAATCCATCTAAAATATGAATTCTAGCACGAATTTTTTCTGCTTCAAAATTAGTCTTTCTAATTAAAACATCTTTTTGATGTTCATTATAAATTTCCAATAGTCGTTTAAGATTAAGTACTTCAGGCTTTTTATTAACCAATGCGACTTGATTAATACTATAAGTATCTTCTAAACGAGTATTTTTAAATAATTTTGAAATAATAGGTTCAGCAGAAACGCCCTTTGCCAATTCAATTACAAAACGAACGCCTTGAATATTACTTTCGTCACGAATTGCTGTAATACCTTCAAGAGTTCCATCTTCACATAATTTATCAATATCTAAAATTAATTGAGTTTTAGATACTTTATAAGGAATACTGGTAAATACAATACTATCTTGTCCTTTATTGCTTTCAATAGTATATTCTCCACGGATTCGAGCGCGCCCTTTACCAGTAATATAGGTATTTAATAATTCATCTTTATTAATAATTATTCCACCTGTTGGGAAATCAGGGCCTTTAATAAAAGTTAATAAATCTTTAACTTCACAAGTGGGATTATCCAAAAGATATTTAGCAGCATCCATAACTTCATTTAAATTATGAGGGGCAAAAGAACAAGCCATAGCAACTGCAATACCAGAAGTACCATTAACTAATAGATTAGGAATACGTCCCGGCAAATATATAGGTTCTTCCTCTTCATCAGTATATGCTAATTGCCAATCAGAAGTGTTTTTCTTAATATCGGCAAGCATTTCTTCGCCCATTTTAGATAATTTACATTCAGTATAACGATAAGCTGCGGCTTCATCTCCATCGCGGCTACCATTATTTCCATGGAAAGAGATTAAAGGATAACGCATATTCCATGGCTGACTTAACCATACTAATGCTCCATAAATAGAACTATCACCATGAGGATGGAATCGACCCATTGTATCTCCTACTGGCTGAGCACACTTAACGAATTTCTTATTATTAAAATATCCTTTATCGAACATATCCCATAAAATTCGTCTTGCTACTGGCTTTAATCCATCTTCAGCAGAAGGAATAGCTCTATCTGTAATAACACTTAGACTATAATCAAGGAATGATTGTTCTACTTCATGAATAATTGGAGTTTGTAAAATTTCACCCATATTTCTTCATAGCCTCCTCTGGACTAATCTTGCCTGTGGCTAATTGGTCAGCCAATTCATTCCATATATGGCCAGAATGTCCTTGAATTTTTCTTAAATCAATTGTTCTTTCTCCAGTTGTAGTTAAATCATAATAAGTTTTAATCAAATCTAAATTTTCTGGTGATTTTTTATCACTTTTAATCCAATTATTTCGTTGCCACGAATACATCCATTTAGTAAAAGTATTAACACAGTAATTAGAATCACTGTAAACCACAACATTTGGTTCGTCTCCATATTGGATTAACGCATATAAAATTGCTTTTAATTCTTCTTTGTTATTTGTTGTATTTTGAGACATTTTGCTATAAGTAGCAATTAAATGTTCATCTTTAACTACTACTACACCAAAACCGCCATTATTATTTATAGAACCGTTTTTAGAACAAGATCCGTCAGTATAAATTACTAGCATAAATCCTCCAAGTTAATTAAAAATGGATTCGTATCTATTTTGTTAGTAAATACAGTAAATCCTTCTACTAATTCATTATTAATAAGGCTTACCTAATTAGAAGGAAATAGTTGAGTTAATGACTAATAAATCTATCGGGCCATATCAGGTGATACTCTATCACTGACATGAGCTAATAAAGTATCACCGGGGTGTAAAACTATTGCTTCAATATTAAACATCAATGTTAGCCCTTTCTGCGTTCTTTTCGATAAAATCTTTTCTTGGAGTTACTGCTTCGCCCATTAAACTCATAAAAGTCTTAGCAACAGCAGTTGCATCTTCCATAGTAATTTGTTTTAAAGTTCTTGTCTCAGGATTCATAACTGTTTCTTCCATCTCAGGAGGATCCATTTCACCAAGGCCTTTCATACGACCAAGTTCAAATTTCTTAGTTGTATTTTTGCGGAATTTCTCTAATGCGTCATCATCTTTTAGATATTGAATTTTTGTTCCAATAGTAGCCTTATAAAGAGGAGGAACTGCCGCATAAATATATCCTTTTTCAATTAACTCTGGACAGAATTTCCAAATAAAAGTTAAGAACAAAATACGAATATGACTGCCATCGCGTGTTACTCTTATATTTCTATAAGCACTGACTATCTTTTACTCTCTAACTTAGAGAGGAGGCCATTTCGGTTTGAGAGAGGCTTCGTTTCCTAAAACCTCGCAACGTATCAATAGTTGCCCTACTCCCCTGCCCAGAAGGCTTAGGGGATAGTCGATACAGGTTCAAATATTTATCCATTTCTTTTCTCTTTTTTTATATATAGGAAGATTATTATATCTTCTTCCCCATAAGATTTCTTGGAACGTCTGATAGGATACACGCCCTTGATAATCTTGATAAATTTCTTTTGCGCTTTCTTTAACATATCTTTTTCTAATTTCAAGAATTTCTTCATTAGAAAAACTGGCTGCTGCGCTATTTGCTCCCTTACTATTTTGAAAAATATAGTATTCTTTATTTTCTTTTGTAAACACCTCTGGCATTATATGTGCCCATGAGCGCCCTTGCCACAGACTTTGAAAATAACCAAAAGAAATAATATCTTTATATTTTTCATAAACATCTTTTTGTTTTTGATGATTATTATAAGCTTTTCTAATTTCAATGACATCTTGTTCAGTTAATTTTGCTTTTGGGTTATTAGACCCAACAACATCTGTCAATCCGCCATCAAATTTATTGCCAGATTTAGTTGCTTCAAGTTTATCTATCCAATATTTTTCTTTAAGATTTAATTCTTCCAAAGAACACTCTTCTAATACTTCATATGTAAAAGCATCTTTTCCTTTTTCGCTAATATAATCATCAAAAGGGATTCTTGATTGAGCATAAGATTTTTGAATATGCTCTTTAAATCTTCTCTCTATATCATTTGACTTTCCTACATAGAACATTGTAGGATTTTCTTTTTCAGTAATTTTATAAATTCCTATCATTTTTATTCTCCTTTATGTTTACTAAAAGAGAATGGATAAATATTTGTTTCCCACGGGATTTCCATGCTATTTTAAGTTTAGGATTCCCCGTTAGCAAAAATTTTCTTCTCTTTCATATTTATATGAGAGCCGTATGGGTCCCATAAATATGATTTGTCCAAAAATTTTTACCCGCCTGATTAGGCGAAAAGTCTTTCATACGCCGTTTTACTGACGTCTGCATCAGCGGTGATAATAATCTTGCCATATCGTAATTTAGATTCATCTAAAATAACTTTTCCATCTTTTACTTCAAGTCCAAAAGCATCAATCATTCCACTAATTTCTTTATTCTGTAATGCTTTATGCAAATCAGCTTTTAAAACATTCAAAATCTTACCGCGTAATTGGAATACTGCTTGAGTAGAACGATTTCGTGCTTCTTTTGTCGAACCTGCAGCAGATTTACCTTCTACAAGGAAAACTTCACATTTATAACGTTCTTTAGAAGAAGCATCTGCTAGAACATCTGGCATTACTACTCGACGTTTATTATCGACTTTACGCACTGTTTCTTTTGCTTTCTTTGCCTTTTCACGAGCAGCGCGTGCCAATAATGCTTTATCTACAATTGCTTTTGCGTCTTTTGGATTGCCTTCTAACCAAGTCTTTAAATCTTTAGAAACCAATCTTTGAACAATAGTTCTTGCTTCGCTGCTGGATAAAACATCTTTAGTTTGTCCAGAAAATACTGGATCAGGCATAATAAAAGAAAGAACTAAAGTTAAACCTTCCTTTAATTCTTCGCCTGTAATATTGCTATCTTTTTCTTTCAAAAGATTTTTTTCACGAGCATAATCATTGATAGAAGTTGTTAAAGCAGTTCTAAATCCAGTTAAATGAGTGCCGCCACTATTTGGAATAGAATTAGTATAAAGCTTATAAGTATCAATATAAGTATCATTATATTGTAAAGCAATCTTAACACCAATTCTATCTTCAATATTTTCAGTGTAAAATACAGAAGTTAAAGTATTTTTATTATTATTTAAATCTTTAATATAGTCAAGAATACCATTATTAGATTGAATAATTTCTTCTTCTTTATCTTTGTATTTTAATGTAAATTTTAATCCAGGAGATAGATAAGCTAATTCTTGAATTTGTTTCTTTAAAGCAGTATAGTCTAAATCAATTCCTTCTTTAAAGATTTTTGAATCAGGAATAAAACTTACAATAGTTCCAGTTTTAAAATTATATTTATTAATATCATTAGTTACTTCATATTTAAGTAACTTACCTTCTTTAAAAGAAGCATATGCTACTTTATTATCTCTAATTGAAGTAACAGTAAAAGATTCTGATAACGCATTTGTAGCTTTCGCACCTACACCATTCATACCACCAGAAGTGTTATATCCTGTGCGACCATTAGAGTCAAACTTTGCGCCAGTATGTAACTTAGTATAAATATTTACTAAAGTTTCACTACCATCTTTAGCTTTTCCAAAGGGAACGCCACGTCCATTATCAGAAATAGTAATATTATTATCATTTGTAACTTGAATATTACATTCAGTACAATATCCATTTAAGTATTCATCAACAGCATTAGAAATAATTTCGAGCGTAATATGTCTAACTCCATCAGGCCCAATAGAACCAATATACATACCTGGTCTAAGTCTAATGGCTTCAATACCTTCAAGAGTTTTTATGTCTTTTACGCCATAATTTGTAATCTAATTAGACATACTAATTCTCCTTTTATTTTTTCTATAAATATTATATAATAAATAATTATAAAAGTCAAAATTTATATCAAATTTGACAGAAAGAAAAAAATATTTTACTATATTAATAGATAAATTAATTTGAATAAAAAAAAATAAAGGATAGCCTATTAGGCTATCCTTTATTTATTAAATACCATAATCAGTATTTAAAATTGAACTATCTTGTGTATCAGTATAAGTCGTAGTATTACTACTTGAAGAATTAAATAAATCGTTCAAAACTTCATTGAAATCGGTATTATTAGAAGTCATATTATGATATTTATCATAAGCTTGATCTAATTCTTTTAATACTGTTTCATATTTAATACCATTTTTAGAATTTTCAATCATTGATTTTTTATAATAAAAAACTTGGCTTACTCCATAAGCTGCCCAAGGAAGACTAGCACTTGCTGTAATCCAAGGCAATGATCCTGTATAACCATTACTAATACAATAAAATGCTAATACAATATAGGCTAAACTTGTAATCCAAATTAAAGCAGATTCTTGAATCAATAAACTTTTAGAAAATTCTTTTTTATTTTTTCTATGTCTCATTATATTAAAGATTTATCCTTTAAAATACGATATAAAACTGTAATCATTTCTTCACGAGTCATAAACTTCTTATACATTTTACGGCCTTTTTCGTCACCTTTAATATATCCATTTTTTTCTGCCCAAGCACGAGCATCTGTAGAATAAGTATTAGGATTTTTTTCAGCTAATTCAATTAAATAATTATTCATCATTTCATTAAATGTTTCTTGTGTCATATCTTCATCCTCCTCAACAACTCCAAGCTAAGCATTAACCTTAGCAGCAATATCTCCATGACGATTATATAAATATTCGCCGGGACAAGATTTATTAGCATAATCTCTATGAACTGTCATATTACATCCATTTAAATGATTTACTCTATCATTTTTATTAGTAGACCATACTAATTTTTTTATATTATTTCTTTTACAAATATCAACTAGAAGTTTAATTAAAGCCGCATATGCTTTATCAGTAACGGCATATGGACTTGTAGTATCACTAGCTACTTCAATGGTAATAGCACGATTATCATTAGCTGCATTAGAAGAACACCATGAACGATCTTTTTCTTCAACATACATACCAATTCTACCATCAGGGCCAATACCATAATTAGAAGAAGCCTGTTTTGATGTCGGCGCAAATATGTTTCCAAGAGCTTCAACAGAACATTGTCCAACTACACAATGAATTGTAACAGTATCAATTACATGATTACGAGGACTGGTTTTATTAGGACTAATCTTAGTATAATTAACTAAAGGACTATTAGTTTTACCAAATCCATATTGGTTACTTGTATCAGTATCAACGTCTCCAGTGTCTGTTACTGCTGGATTATAAATAAATCCAAGAAATTTATATCCAGCGCCTGCACCCCAGTTACCATTTCCTTTTTCACGAGTAGCATTCCAGAATGGATTTTTACTGCCCCAGCCGCTCTCAGAAGTCATAATTTTTGTAGGGCTATAAATCTTTTCAACAATAGCAACGTGTCCAACACCGTCTCCACTATTTAAAGTGGGGCCGCCTCGCCATACCATACAAGCTCCAAGCTTTGGAGTCTATCCCATTGGAATACCAGTATTATTATATTGTGGAAAACGTTCAGCATTAACTGGACTTAAATATTTACAATATCCATATCCGCCGATTTCATTAAAACGACCATATGCGTATCCAACACAATTACTTAAAACATCATTCTATTTATCTGTTGGACTGCCTTTAATAGCATAAGAATACCCACCATTAGCTTTAGTAATATAATATTTATTACCAGCTTCTGGACGAGTTGTTCTCATTTTAAAAGCCATATATATTCCTCCTTTTTAAGGCTATAAAATTAGCCAAAAGAGAATTTAACTCTTTTGGCTAAATAAAATCACATATTTTCAGCAATGCGTGCTATAGCAGAACGATGTATATTCTTTAATTCAATTTCACCGTATACATTAGTTCCTCTAAAAATTTTAGAAGCTCTACGCATACCATTATTAGCACCAGCAAATGAAATATCATCAACCTAAGTTTTATCATCACCGTCAATGATACAAATACTATCACTACCAATACGTTGTAAAGCTAATTTCATCAAAGAAATATCCATATTCTATGCTTCTGAAATATAAATACCAGCACACATACCAGTGGTATCATAACCACGAATATCACTTAAAGGTAAAAGAATTAATTTTTCTTGTTCAATCATTTGTTCAACTACTATTCTTCCACCAAATTTACTGATTAATAAATTACCAATTTGAGAATCTAATAATTTTTCATCTCTAGTTCCAGGATAATATCCTAATTTAGCAGAATTTTTAGTAGCTATAGTGTTACAGAAAATAATTATTTTATCAATGCGGCCTTTTTCAAGCTAATTTAATAAGAATGCTAGACTCAAATAAGTTTTACCTGAGCCGGCTGGACCTCGTACCATTGTTATAGTATTATTTAAAAGGCT